AATAGAATGTTTTCATGTATTTTATCATAATCCTCTATAGCCAATTTAGTGTTAGAAGATTTCTCCAAAGAAAAAGTACAAATAAGTCTTTTTTTATCTGACAAAAATTCAAATGCTAAATTGGTTTTTCCTGTTTCAATATAAATGAATGGGATGCCAGTTTTCTCTTCCCAATAATTTATAGCTCTATCGATGGCAGCTTCAGCATCAAGCTTACTAAAATCTACAGAATTAGACTTAATATTATAAGTCATAATGTTTAAGTTCTCATGCTCTAAAATAAGATTTTTTGACATTAACTACTCCTTGTAATATTACTATTTATCGTAGATCATTTAATTACGAAATATAGATTTAATTGTATAGTTTGTATAGTCTATCAAAAAAGACCGTTAAATTAATCTGACAGTCTTTAAACATTGAATTTGATATCATACTGACATAAAAATTAGTGTGATGTAAATGGAGAATCAGGATCAAAATCATCTTCCGTTAATAGCTCAACCTCTTTAAAAGAAAGATCCATATTGAATTTTACTGGATGACCGTTTTTAAAAACATTCCATAATTGATCAGGAGTGTAATCAACTTGAATATTTGTACAAGCGCATAGTTTAGTTTTGAAAATATTCTCAATATTTCCAGCTCTAGCTATTCCAAAATCTAATTCAAATAGTTTTGGATAGATCATTTTAAGACCAGGAGCAATTTTAGGTGCAGAATATTTTTTGAAAATATTTACTATCTTTAAATTTTCCATTAGTTCTTTTTCAGTTGTTGGAGCGAAACTATGACTAATGTTTAATTCTCTAAAATCTATACCCTGGAAAAGTAATTCCGTTTGATTAACATTTAGAAATCCTCCAGAGGCTGAAGCTCCAGATAAATTTTGAACCTTTCTTAATATTGCATCTTCACCTGTTTGAATAGCACTTTTGTATAATTTTCCTGCGTCAGATGAATTGAATTTATCATCGTCAACATATAAAGAATATGCTTCATTTAAAAATTGCTTCATTAATCCTAAATCTTGAGTTCCCCAATTTTTAGGATATGATACGGTTAAAGGTACTGGTGTAGGAAACCTTACTATAGCAGCAATTTCTCTACTCATAGCAGTATCGCCAATATTTGATATTGTTTCTCCTCTATTTACAACAGTTGAGGTAATAGCAGAATTTGTATGACTAAATACGCTAGCCATCATAAATCCAGTATTCTCATTCTCGTTTAAAGAATCTGTTATATCTACACCATTTGGTAGCGCAAATCCTGGAGCTATATTATTGGAATCTCCATCTCTTACTTGTGTCATTAATCTTTTACCTTGAAATAATCAAATTCTAAAGTTATTGTAGCATCAAGTTCTTCTGCTTCTCCTCTATTTAAATCATTCATAGAAAGATTTGTTGGAACACAACCAACAAATATATAATCTAAAACGGGATTATTAGAACTACTTAATATTTGTACAATTAAATCTTCTTTGAATTCTTCTAATTTATTTGTAGTTACTTGACCTGGAGCATCATTTATTTGTTTAGATGACATCCAAGATAATAATTCCTTATATATTGTGTGTTCTTCATCTACTCTAAATGTTATATCCAAATTAGAAAATTGTAAAGCTGAACCACTAGTTCGTATCATCATACCCTTTGCTGGATAATTCGAATTTTCTAATGATAAATCTGGAAATTTTACAGATTTTGTTAATTGAGTCAAATTAGGTATTCTATTTAAGAAAACAGAAAACTTATTACTTTTTGCGTTGTTTAATTTATTAGCTGCCATATATCTATTTATTTAAGATTATGATATAATATTTTTTTAATGTTATTAATTTTTAAAATGAAAGAAGAATCAGCAGCTATATTATATTGGAACAAAATTTTAACTCAAGTTAGAGTTTCTTCTTTAGATTATGAAACTAATACAAATAAGCATATTCATAACGAATATCTATTATATCTATTAGGAACTTTGAATTCAGCTAGAGAGGCAGTTATAACTCTTACTGATGAGTGGAACATTGAATGTCAAGAAGAATATCAAAAATGTTAGATAGATACAACCAATTACAATTATGGACTAAAAGTAAAAATGCACCTTTGAGAAATTAATTATGAAGAAAATTACAGCAAAATTTAGTGATGATAAACAAGCTCAAGAAATATTAGTTAAATTAATTGATAGTGTTGAAGATGGTCCACACAAAGAAGAATTACAACTACATTTTACTCAAGTGTTTCGGTTGGCTTGGGAACTTGGATGTACTAGAGGAATTAAGTATTCTAAAGAAACTTTAATTAGAGATCTATCAGGCAATAAAAAAGGAGAGCAATAAGCTCTCCTTTTTCTGTTCTATAAAACTTCTATTATAGACTTGTTACTAAGAAACGACGGAAGTAAACATTTGACTGTGCAGCTCCAGAAGTTAATGGGTTATGAGTAATACCATAACGAGTTTTGTAACCAATCTGAGGTTGGAAGTTAGTGTCTTGAACAGTTTGACGTCTTTCAATACCAACGTAAGGGCACCAGAAAATACCAGCATCATATTTCTCTGCGCCTTTATAGCCTAGAGTGATGTAGTTTTCTGAAGCATAAGCATCAATATATAGTTTGTAACGACCAGCTAATACTCCAGCAAATGTTACTCCAATACCATCGAATGATAGGTTTTGAGAAGTAAAGCTTGAATCTAGTAATGAAGATTCAATTAAAGTAGCAGCAATATCTGCAGAACAGATAATAAAGTTAGCTTGACCACGACGAGTTTGTGCAGCAACAACTGCAGACTCGCGATATAAGAAAGTCATAAGTTCTTTATGCTTCTCTACAGACCAACGACCAGTAGTATCAGCATTTAGATCGAATGTACCAGGAGTAGTTGTTCCTTGAGCACCTACAACAGCTTGTGCGTTGATAGTCTCAGTTAACTCGCGATTCATTTCAGCACGGATTTCTCCAACTAAAATTCTTGAAATTTCTGAATCAGCATTTAAGCCGTGAAGATTTTTAAGATCTTCCATTAATTCATCAGTGTATACAGCTTTAAGTGCACGACTTTGAGCTTCAACAGTAACTGAATCAACTTTCATAGTCATTTCAGGCCATGGTTGAGCAGCTGCAACCGGATTAACACCAGCAACAGTACTATCTACTTGTTGAACTGTACCAAGATTTTCAGCTTGAGCAGTTGTATATTTACCTGTGTGAGAAGTATCAGGAGCAGTTTGATAAAATGCTTCAGTTCCTGTATCAGGATCATTACCGTAAAAAGCACGCATAGCGAATACTTTACCAGTAGGCCCAGACATAGGTTGAACACCAGCCATATCGAATGCGATAAGTGACGGCATAGCGCGTCTTGTCATAGAAATAAGAACTGGGTCATAACCGTCTACATTACCTGTAACGTTACCTTCATCCTCATTAAGAGCTACTGTTGGATTATATCCTTTGGCAGACGTGTGAGTATTCTCTAAGATTTGAGCGACTGCTTGAGCTTTTTCAGAGTTCTCGATAGCATCAACACCTTCAGCTTCAAGAATAGGCTTCCACTCTTTTAAAAGTTGACTAATTTCTTTCATTTGTTTTCCTTGTTATTAATTTTTGTTATTGAGCTACTGTTGCGCCGAACATACGAGATACTTCTTCGCCTAGTTTCTTCATTGATTCATCTTTCTTGTCATCTTCAGGATCTTTTTTATCTTTCTTATCCTTTTCTTCTTCGTCAGATTCATCTTTTTTCTTACCTGATTTGAAAGCATCTTTCATTTCTGTAAGTTTTTCTTTATAATCTTCATTAGTGATAAAGATTAAACCTTCTGATAGAGATTTAAGTTTATCTCTTTCAAAATCTGTAAGACCTTCAGTTACATCAGTAAAGATGTCATCCTTGACACGTTGTCCTTGTTCTTTCTTAAGCTGTGAGTTTTCTTCTTTAAGAGTTTCTACTTCAGCTTGTATATTTTCTAATTTTTCAGTAATTGAAGTATCAAATGATAAACCAGATTCAGTAAATAAGTTATTAAGAGCTAATACAAATTTTCCTGCTTCTCTTAATGTTTTTAATTCTTCAGAATCTACTTCATTATTTTCTTTTAATTCTTGCTCTTTTTTCTTAGCCCAATCTGTAGCGGCCTCAGAATATCGAGTTTCAATAGTTTCTTCTAGACCTTCTTTTAAAGTTTCTACTTTAGCATCAACTTTTTGGTCATATGTTTCGCTAATATTAATAGCTGCAAGTTCGATACCTTTAGCAACTAAACCAACAGATTTAGTAACAGCACTTTCTTCTAGACCTTCGATAGAATCTAAAATACCTTTGATATCTGAGAATACTTGGTCAAAATCAGTATCTTTTTCCATTTCTAGAACAATAGCGTCCCAGTCTAGTTCGGCTTCTGAGTCTTCATTGACCATAGTGCCAAGTAATTCTTGAAGATTCTCTTTGTCTAATTTAGACTCAAGCTTTAGAGCAGAGATCTTAAGAAGAGTTTGAGAACTTTCTTGAATACTTTTAATTAATAATTCAGTTGGGTTCATTTGATTACCTTTTTCTTTATATAAAGTTATTTATAAAACATTAATTTTCAATTAAATTAAAATACTATTTGATACGACCAACAAGTTGGTTGATTTCTGCAAACGAAGCCAAAAATTTAGCTTCAAGATCTGCTGATTTTGTTTCATGAACTTCTTTTACAATGTTATCTACTTTCTCAGCAACAATTTGATCATTTAAGAAGTTATATTCAACGCCTTCCATTATACCATTCATGAAAGCTTCTGGAGCGCCTGGATCTGACACAATGTCAAACGTACGTAGCATTAAATTATCTTGAATTTCGTAAATAGAATCTTTTTTCTTAACTGAACCAAGAGCTCTTGAAGACATAGCTACAGTGACTCCCATTTCTAAAAGACCACCAATTATTTCTCCTTTACCTTTACGAGAAATTCTAGCTTTACCGATAAAATCATTACCGTCTTCTTCTAGAGATTCAATCTTATGAGTTACGTTCTCATAATTAATAGAAGGTGATTCTGGGTGATTTAATTCGCCCACAGCTCTATTGGTGTTAATTTGTTCGTTTTTAAACTTGTTACATTCTCTAAGAAGAATTTCTTTAGGATAGCGTCTATTGTTATTATTAACTACTTCAGCTTGTGCAAAAATACCTTCAACATACCAGAACTTATCACCATTCTTGTCCTCGTACATAGCTGAACCGACATCATAATTAAGTTCTGTTATTAGTTTCATTTTACTTATAGCCTTTGGTTTTTTTATCTAAAGTCTTAAATAACGATTTAAAGAAAGATTTTCTTTCAGCACTATCCTCAATATTTTTAACAATAGAATCAATTTCATCAACAAATAGATCTACGGCCTGCCCAATGAAGCCTTCAGCTTTACGAAACTCTTTAGATGCTTCGTTTAAATCTTCATCATCCTTTTCAGTTTCATCAGTACGCTTTTTAGGTTTTCCTAAAGGCTTATCAACTTTTGCAATATCTCCACTAGTAGTTTCTTCTTCATACTTCTTTTCGAATAGATCTATAATATCCTTTTTATCTTTCATTATTTCATTTCCTTCATTTTTGCGTCGATAATTTTCTTATATTTTTTAGAAAGATTAGTTAATTCTTTTTCAAAATCATCTATTAATTTTTGTTCTTCTGTCTGTAATTGTTCTTTACATTCATGAAGCATCTTATAAACTTTATCTTGATCCATATAATCAGGATATTTTTTTCTAATCATCTTAGAAGTAATATCTAATTCTTTGATACACATAGGATTAGGCCAAGGGTTACCAAAGACAATATTTCCTATATTTAGATCGAAATGAGTAGCATACGCATCACCTACCATTTCATTAAGTTGGTTATTAGACTCTAGTAAGTCAAAAATTTCTTCTTTAGATTTCATTCAAGATCCTCATCTTTCTTTTTATCAGAATCATCGTCATCTTCAGATTCTTTATTATTATTTATAAATTCTTCATATTCTTCATCAGAGCGTCTAAGTACACTTTTATGTATAAATTCTTCTGAGAAATAGTTTCCTTGCAATGATTCAATATTTGATATTGTTTCTAATCTAGCTGATAAAATTTCTTGATCTTTAATTTCTTCATAAAAATTATCAGAAGACCAATCAATAAAGATTTTATTTTTAATAAGGTCGAAATCTTCCATAAGAATAATGCCTTTAATATGACATTGTAATCTTAAAATATCAACAAACAATTTAGAATATCTATTTCTTAAACGATCAACAAATTTATGAAATTTAAATTCATCGCGTTCGATTTCAGCAGCTCTTCCTAAAGAGTACCGTGCTTCAGGGTCTAAACGCGTATGTGGTATTTTTAAAGCTGTGTATAATTTACCTTTAAGATATTCAACATCAGTTAATTCACCAAGATTCTGTGCTGCATCAAGAGTCGTTATTTCTGATGTTTGATTACCTTTTCTAGGAAGCCAATAATCTTGATAGATTGATTGAATTCCCTTTGAACCGACGTTTAACTTACCAGTGGCTGCATTATAATTTTGTATTGTCTTGAATTTTGATATAAAACCATTCATATATTTTTCTGAAGCAGTTTTACCTAAATTACCAACATCAATATAGAAAGCACGCTTTTCTGGCGCTCTTACCATTCTATATATAACCATCGCATCTTCAGATTGATTCAACTGATTAAATGATTTAATTGCTGGATGTAAATTAGAAAGAATTAAATTATTAGATTTATCATATAATCCGCTATCTACTTGAATAATACTTTCTTCAGGGAATTTAAATGCTTCATCAGATTGTACCCAATGTGATTGCATATACTTATCATCATGCTTCTCATTCATTTTATAGATAAAGAATTTTTCTTGTTTATCTATAACTTTGATCATTCTTCCACTCTTACTTTCATTTTTATAAGTAATATGGTTTATTTTTTTAACATTGTCCTGAGATAATTGATAAACATCAATAATAGTTTTTTTAGTTTTATCGACGACGGGATAGTGATATTGTTTACCTCTAACATACCAATCTTTAACAAGATCATATCCATCGTTGTTGAAATTTAATATGTTAAGTAAATAAACAAATTCTTCTTGAATTTTTTTCTTTGTTGCTTCTGGTAATTCTTTTTTATCCAAAGAATCTAAATTTAATTCTACTGTGTTTTTATTGCGATCATATACAACTATTTCATCTAAAATATCGGCAAGAGCATCAGCTACATATGGATCTATGCTCATTTCATCATATTTTCTAATTAATTCTTCTTCATTATTAAAGGTATCAAAAAATGATAAAACAGTATTCTCAATAGAGCCTTGACCGAATTCGTTATTAGTTACGACGGTAGTAGCTGAATCATTTCTATTTTGAATGCCAATTGGGACAGCATTACCTGATTCCAATTTTCCTGAATCGTCATCTCTATTAATAAGAGAGAATCTATTTTTATCTGCCATAATATTTTTTATTTATTAGTTTACTTTTATATTTATAGGGTTTATAATAGCTATATCAGTTAAACAAATAGGAATTTTATATTATGAAAGATTATTCAAAGATTAAAGAATTCAATCGCCGAGGTGGAGCTTACAGAATGGGAAGTGTTGATTCTTGGTATTTGCGACCCGTTAATCCCCATTTTTACGCAGACGAAAATAAAAGAACTCCTCGCATTCCAGAACATAAAATGACTCCTGATGAAGTTGCGGCTTATAAGCAAGGTCATCAAGATGGTATGATTAGAGGCGAACACAAAGAGTATTAGAGTCAGAAAAGGGAGCCTTGTGCTCCCTTTTCTTTAATTGTGATTACTAATTTATAGATGGTAATCGTATTCTAGAGTTACTTCAAAAGTTTCAATAGAGTTTTGATTTTCCCAATCTAATTCTACGGGTCCAATAATAGCAGGGAATGCTCCTCTAATTTGAATTCCTTTAACAACAGAGTTAAAATTATCTAATTGCTCTACTAGGCCATCTCTTTTATTTGAATTACCTGAATTACCAACGTTAGCAATAGGTGCATTTAAAGATCTATTCCATTCAACAAATGCATCATATACATTAAAATCTGTTGTATTGATAACCGTAATAGTCCAAGGTTCATACGTTCTGTCACCAGCAAGCTTTATTCTTCGTGATTGATGTGGAACTTCAATAGTTCCAATATTTTCACTAGGTAAACTTGCTGCTTTTACTCTTAGTTCTAGATTTGCTGGTAAACCGAATCCGCTCACTTGGAATAGATTAGGTCTAGCAACATTATCGAAAGAACCTTTAAAATTTTCAATATTCATTATGCATCAACTCCGCTAAATGTGATTTCTTCAAATTCAATACCAGCCTGACCTGAGATAAAGTTAAGGAAAATCGTTTCAACAGCTTCTGACGGCTGAATGTAAATATCACCAACAAATTGTCTAGCATTAATAACTTGATCTGTGTTGTTAGTTTCATCACATACGATTTGATATCTTTGTACGCCTCTTCTAGCCTGTACTGAACGTAAGAATGGTTCGTTTGTTTGAATAAATTCATTTCTTGATCTACGATCATTAAATTCAAATAATCTCTTTAATGCTGCTTTTGATATAGATCTTTTAAGAACATTAAGTAATCTACGAATGTTCGCTCGTGAAGTAGGACCAGAACCAGCTTCTAATGTTCTATTACCAAATAATACTACGCCTTCACCAGGAAATTCTACAATTGGATTAATTCCATTTTTGTATAATTCATCTCTAAATGCTTTATCTGGATTAAAAGTAACACGAGTAACATTTTTAACATGTCCTCTATTAAAACCTCCAGCCGCAAACCAAGGATCATTAGTCGTATCAGTTCTTGCATGTAAACCAGCCATATCTCCATTATAAGGGACCCAACGATATTTATCATTGTAAATATCATATTGATACTTATAACCGCCATCTAAGAATGCATATGAGTTAGAATTAAACATGTTTCTATATGTAACAAGATTAGAAACAACGGTACTTGGATTTGTTATATTTACTACATCTTCAAACCTAGGAGAAATAAATCCTAAACAATCAGCTCTTCTTAGTGAAACATTTTCAACCATATGCTCTGATACAACTTGAGATGCTCCGCCAGCAAATGGTAAATCTATTTCTGTAGTTTCAGGATCATTAAACATGTTCCAACCAGCAATACGAGCGCTTTCTTCTGATGCTGTATTTGCGCCATCATCGCCTCCAACTAAGGCGCTTTTTGGTAGAACCGCTGGAACAAAGGTGTCAGGATCAGCAAATAATAAATCTAATTCTGACATATATACAAATCTAGATGTTCGATTTACTATTTCAACAATATAGTCTGAACCACCAGTTGAAGATTTAGCTGAAGGATTAGCATTACCAATATGAGTTTCAACTATATCGCCATCTAAATAAACTACTAAACCGTATTCGTTAGCTTCAATATTTCTATCAAATGAATTGTTTATTGATGCTTCTATTATAGAACCAGATGATGTCATTGCAACTTCTATTCTATTTCCATAAGCTCCGGCGTATCTACCATAAAATAAGACGGTAGGAGCAGAAGTTTCCAAAGTAGCAGCAGAAGCATTAAAATCATCTTCATTTAAAATTAACTCAGGTCCAGTGCCTTGAGTTAAATAATCTTCTCTCGAATGAGGTACTATACCAGTGCCGGCATCTTCTACAGTTAAACCTGAATTCGTCGCATTATCGAAAGTTACTCGATTAACGAAAAGTCTATTGGTATAAGATAAGAAATTAGTAGCACACATATGATCTACAAAATTCGCATCAGTCGGTAGCCCGAAAACATCTACTAGTCTAACAGCATTGTTGACTAGCTGTGGAGACATCGCTGGTCCCCATTCAAATAATCCTACTAGTGCTCCAGTAGAAGATCCTTGTTCTTCTACTACAGGTGCATTAGAGAATTCGCGTGCGATTACCGCTGGTGAAAGATTTGTCATCTTTTTCTCCTGAGTTATTATTTATAATTCTTTTTGGTATATTATTTATTTATAAAATACCAATTAAAGACCCAGACCACTTACTTCTTCAACGACGACCGAAGTCATCATAACAGGAGATGAGAAAAAATCATCTATTTCCTCTCTTAATCCTAAATTAGTATTATCAATTTCACCAATAAGATCAAGACCAGTCATTTCTATAAAATTATTTTGTTTAGTTGCCCATGCAAAAATTACTAGTGTCATTACTATATCATCAGTTCCAGATGATGCTTCATAAGATTTTTTATTTTTGCTTCTATTAAAATTAGAGAATTCTCGGACTGTTTGAAAATCAAAAATTTCTAATTTACCGTTCTCTATTAATGATTTTAAATTGTTACAGCCTACTCTTTTTGTTACTGCTGTAGTTCTTACACCCGGCTTATAATTACCGCCCTGTTCTGTTATTAAATCAGGATTATACATATTTGGATAATCTAAATCATTATTTAACTGCTCTGATACATATATTCCTACTTCATTATTCTCTATAATTACTGTAGCTGAATTATACAACGAAGCAACATTGTCTATTATATCAGGAAATCCCGTATGACTAATTTTATTAGATCTATAAAGAGCTACTTGCCTAAATTTGTTCATAGTTATGTCTATAATAGAAACAATAGAATAATCTAGTCCTATTCCATGCGCACAATCGACAATAGCAACATATTTTCTTTCTTCATGTGGTTCTTCATAAATTTTAAGATCGCCCTGCCACATGATTCTCGTTGGTTCTCTAACATCCATTCCTTTAATATATTCTGGTGCTATTAATGAGCCACTAGTACCTAAAAACTCAAGCTCATGTTCTTGCATAAATTGATTTATATCAGTTCTTGCTATTTCTTCTGCTTTCCATTTTTCATCTTTCCATGGAATAGCATGCCAATATACTTCAAATATTTTATAGCCTTTACCTTCTCTAGCTCTCATCACTAAATCATACCAATGATTCATACCATTAGGAGTAGATATAAGAATAAGCTTAGAAGTAGGTCCAGAAGAAATCGTTGGAACTGTTGATTTATAGAAATCATCCCATACTTCATCTTTAATAAATGCTGCTTCATCAATCATAACCAAATCAGCAGAATCACCACGAATAGAGTCGGCTGATGTAGCAACACAATAAATCATTGATCTATTTTCAAATTCCATTGTAGATTTGTTCGCGTCAGTTGCTCCCTGTTGCATCCACATTGGTAGATCTTCATACATCGCTCTGAATTTCCTCAGAAGTGCAGTTGATGTTCTACCTTTATTTGCTAAGACTGCTATTTCATAATCTTCATTAAATATGATTGCCCAACAAGCATAAGCTAAAAGTACTGTAGATTTACCAATCTGTCTCGCACAATTAATAATAGAAAATCTATCTTCGTGTATTAATGTTATCATTTCTTTTTGATAATCATACATCTTAAAAAGCTTTCGACCTTTACCTAACATTCTTATTTTTACAAAATTTTCACAAAAATAGATAGGGTCATTCATACATTTAATGAATTCTTCTTGTTGCTTTTTTGTTAAATTTTGCGTAATACCGGCACGTTTAAGTTTATTAGAACCTAAATAACCTTTTTTACTTGCATATCCCATAAAAGTTTACATTTTTAATTATTTGTTATATAATATTTATTAAGTTAGTTAATTATGAATATTTTTATTATGAAGAAGCATCCTTTTAGATTCTTTAAAACTAAAAAGGAATTAATATCTTTCATTAAGAAAGCTCGAGACGCTTGGAAAAATGAAGAAGCATTTAGTATTCAGGGTCCTCCAGTTATTAGAGTGTTTAATGATTCAGGATTAGTATTAAATCAAGATCTGGTCTTTCGAAAGAATGGCACGCCAAAATTATTTAATTCGGCCCAAGCTGCTATAAATCTCATTAATAAAAATAAATTGAATGCACAAATTGGAGTATATTAATTATGAGCACTTTAGATAAATTCGTTGAATTACTAAAGGAAGAAATTCTAAAAGATCGGAAGCGAAGCAATCCAAATATTAAGTGGTTAGGTAGAGATTCTTGGCGCGGCGATACATTTAATGGATTTTACACTGCTTATCATGTTGATTTAGATGAGCTAGAAAAAGATATAGATGCTTTTACTGAGAAATTTAAAAATGAAACCTCTTAATATAGATTTTGATAATATTCCTGATGAGACTTGGTGGGCCATGTGTGATTTTCGCATCGGAGGTCCAAGGCCAATTGAAGAGGCTGATTTAAATAGACAATATGGCTGGGTTTATTATAGGAAATATGGAATATTTTATGCAGATATAGGTCAACATGCAATAATTTCTTCTAATATTCTATCTTGGGAGCTCGGTTTTCAAAGTTTTAAGCATATAGATGATGCGGATTTAGAAGCTTTGGGAATATGTCCTTTTTCTGTAGATTTTGTTGCGTGTCAAGACTATTTAATTGAAAATTTTGAAGGCGTTGCTATCAAATCTTCAGTTGGTAGCGGTAATATTATGGTTAATAATGAAGAAAAATTAACTGTAAAAGAGTATATTAATTTTAAACCTTATGGTATAATAGATTTAAGCAATATTAAATAGGTATTTTATTATGGAATTTTATGATGAATTTTTAGAAGAAAACGAAGAGTATATTAAATTAGTAAAAGATTACGCTAATAATGATAAAGAGCATGGATGGCTTAAAGTAGTTCATGAAGGAAAAGTTTATAATTTTCCTAAAAGAGCTCTAATTTGGTATGTTTTTGGCAAAATGCATGCTGTAAGAGATCTTTTACCTGAATATAAAGCTTTTACATATTCAGGATTTAAGATGCAAATGGATAATCCTTATCACACTGATATGATGTTGGGTGCTGGCTTGACTGACTCTTATCATGATTGTATATATGAGGCTAGAAGACTTATTGAAAAGGAATATGAAAAAATATTTAGCTTTGATTTTACAGTATTAGCAGATGGCCGAAAAGATAAAGATCCTTATTTTTCATTTACAGTTTATGAACACACGCCTATGCGTGACGGAACTACTTGGAGTAGTATGAATATTCATTGTCAAGATAAAAATGATGATAAGTATGAGAAAAAAGCTATCGTTATTCCAAATGCTGGCATAGAATATGATCTAGCGGCTGTTAATGCTGATATTATTGTATGCGAACAAGGTGGCCCTATGGCTCACTTAGCTTTAGTATCTAGAGAAAAGGGCAAAATTCTTATTAGAGTAGATAATGCTATAGAACGATTTCCAACATTCTCTAAATTGTGGTTAAATTTAAATAAGTTAACTCTTTCACCGAGGTAAGTCATGGAAACAATTCAACAATTAATGGAAAGCGTTAGAGGTTCAATGACTCTTCCAAGATTAAGATTTTTTGAACCAAATGAAGAATTTTGGAGCGTTTTAGAAGATGTTCAGAACGAATTTGATATAGATATGTTTATTGATTGTGGAACAGGTAACGGCGATCTTCCGGCTGAGGCAATCGATAGAAATATTAAGATGGCTGGTATTGATATCATAAAAAGAGAAGGTAATAATTTCTCTGATGTTCAAATAATTCCTGCTCATAAAATTCCATCAAATCCTAGCGTTTGGCGAATGGTTTGTAGACCTAATCACAGTGGCTGGGTTGAGCCTTTATTAGAACAATCCTTACAAGAAGATTCAGGTTTTATCTATGTAGGTTTAAATAGAAATATACATATTGATTTAGATGATGTTCTTGAATTATATAAATTTGATATGTTTACATCTGTAGGCGAAGATAATGAAATTATGTTAGTATTTTATCCACAATGAGAAGTGAAATATACATAGTTTGCGCCGCTAATAAACATAAAGAAACAGATTTAATTATTCCTGGCGCTAGACATTTCGATAAATTTATGGTTGATATTATGAAACTATTAAGTTTAAGAAAAGTTTGGGAACAAGGCTTTATTGATAATAGAAGAAATTTTCATACAAGAGAAGAAGCTTGGAAAATTGCTAAGGCAGCAGGCCAAATTAGAAGAAGAGTAGGCGGCGATTGCGCCAATGGTGGAACACTTTATAGTGAGAATTTATACTAATGTTAAGAAAATTTTTAAATTATTTTTCTAAATCAGAAGAAATCGATAATAGAGCTAAAGTCGAAAATCCATGGGATGACAAATATATGATATTTGAAGTTGATGTTATTCCTAATGAAGCAGGATTTGCATACTTATTAAATACTTCAAGACCGGTGGGTTGGTATGAACAAATTCAGTATCTTTGTTATTGGAATTGTTCGCTGTGCGAAGTAGAATTTCTTCGTGGCTTTAGAAGATCTATACCTAGAGGTACATGGGGAACATGGTTATCTGATATGAGAATAAATACTGAAGCAGTTAGAGGTCGTGACGCAGCTATAGAAAAATTAACTAAAATGGCAAATAGGAAATATAAAATTAATTTTGGAGATGATAATGTCTAAAATGTATATTACTATTAATAGAAGAATAGTTGATTCTGTTGAATGTAAACGTTTTATATATTACATTGAAGAAGAATTAGCAAGTCTAATAAAAGAGTGCTTAGATGATTTAGACAATAGTAAAGAATTAAGCTCACAAATATTTTTTGATTCTTTTTATTTAGATGGCTATGTTGTTTCTTTTGAAAACTTCAGAAAATACGGTTTAGGTGAAATAACTCATAAAGAATTAATGAAAACTTATATTTACGATGATAATTATATTATAGAGGATTAAAATGGATAACTTTTTTAAAAATTTACCATTTAACACAAGTGAAATATTTGTTATGGTAAAAGATGATTCAGGTTGCGAAATTTATGTTCCTGCTAGAAATGAAATCGAAGCTAAGAGATTTAAAGATTATCTCATTCATTATTTAAATAAACAAAGCTCTAGCGATTAACACTAACGTTTGCACCATCTATACTGGTTCTTAATTTTGACTGGATTTGGATTTCTGTTTCTGAGTCCAGTTTTATTCCATTTTTTGCTTGTACAGCAAAAGCCCCTTCTGTTAAAATTGATATATCTTGTTTAGCTGTAAGAGATATGCCGCCGCCGGAATAGATGGCCAATTCACCTTCTTCAATAGTAATATACATATTGTTAGGAACTTTTATTATGCGCTCGCCTGTATTAATTGTCTCATCGAAAGCTCCTGATTTATGCCAAGTAGAAATTCTTTCAAATCCAGGCGTGTCGTCAATTTCAAATACGTGGCCTGATTCGGTTTCAGTTACCTGATTTTTAGGATATTCAGGATTGATATAATCTACAGGTAATGGTTCAGACCATGAGCCGCCGCCTTTCATAGGTATATCTTTTAGTACTCTTGCTGTTTTATCTAATAATATAGTTTCATCAAATTTTTCTTTTCGAGCAAGTCTATTAGTATCTGGCTCTTCTAATCTATCTTCTAAAGGATAAGTTCCAGATGGATCTTGAAATCCAATTTCAGGCTTCGCTGGTTCTATATGAACGCCTGGAATTACTCCTATCATAACTATATCTTGATAAAGATCATCTCTAACTAAACAAAGAACTTCACTACCGTTTGTTATTCGGACTGGCCCTGTGCCTAATCCACTCATAAGACCTGATTCTAAACTTGATAACGGCAGTGCCCATGGTAAATCTTCTGTTGGAATACCTTTAGGTCCAGCAACTTCCTTTTTCTCATTATGAATTCCAAACAATCTTACTTTACAGCGACCTAATTTCAATGGATCTGAAGCATTATCTTCAACAATACCTGATATTAATTTTCCGTTTTTAAGAATCATCTTCTACTTTTTCATATTTTTGTTTAAATATATCTGCTCGAACAGGCCAAAATTCACCTTTAGTACCTTTCAAAATCCAAGTGCCTCTTTGTGCTACGGCATCACCTTCTAAAGTTTGAACAATTAAACCAAACTTGCCGTTTCGAGCACCAACTTTAAAAACAGGAATTTTATGATCTTCAGAGAATTTTTCTGCATCTTTATTAGTCATTCCCATCCAGCGAGCTGCTTGTATTACTGTTGGAAGATTTTTATATTTTTCCATATCTATTTTTGATTTTATAAATAATAATGAAGAGGTAAGATAACTGCGCCAACAATTATCAACATCGGAGCTAACTAATGCTGTCCCTCATTACTATTATATTTATAAGGGGCTAAGATGTTTATTAAGAACAAATACTATTTTCATTATTTTAATCTATGTAGCTCACGTAAAAATCTCGACAGAAGAAAGTCTAAAGAAGTTTATTATGAATCTCACCATATAACTCCTAAGTCTTTAGGTGGTTCAGATGAGCCCGATAACCTAGTTTTACTTACTGCTAGGGAACACTTTATTGCTCATATGCTTCTAATTAAATTTACAAAGGATGAATATTATTATAAGATGTTATGTGCTTATATGTTTATGTCAAATAGAGACGAAAACGTTAGAATTAATTCTAAAATATATCAAAGTCTGCGCCAAGATTACTCTATTTATATGTCATTAAGAATGAAAGGTAAGAATCACTACAATTTTGGTAAGAAAATTTCAATTGAAACTAAAGATAAAATGTCTAAGGCTAAAATAGGCAAGAAGCACCCTAAATATAAAGGTAATTATCGAACTCCCTACGGAACATTTATTACATCATTAGAAGCAGAGCAAAATATACCGATGCTACCATTTATCACTATACATAAATGGTGCAAAGATGCTGATAGAGTTATAAATTCAAAATCATATGGTCATTCTAATTATTTAAAAAGTATAGGTACTAAGGAAGACATAATAGGTAAGACATTCAGAGACTTAGGTTTCTGGTTTAACGAATTATAGAAACAAATATGAATACTCTAAAACCAAGACACAAACATGCTATAAATCCATTGATGAAGAAGGGTGGAGCTCATACAAAATCTAAGTCTTCTAAAAGGTCTAAGGAAAAGCAACAACTAAGAAAGGATCTAAAAAATATTAAAGATTTGTAATCTTTATATCTATTTTTGAACCGACTGATATAATAAACAAAATTCTTCTTATATTAAATCTTTTAATAATATAACTCTGCTGCGCAGAGCAGTTTCTCTAGAGAAACTTTACTATCTTATTTTTATTACTTCATATATCATAGATGCATCAGATCTAGAAATCTGATGTCTTAATTTAGATATTAAATACTTTCCTGTTAATCTTACATCATCTTCTTTAGCTATATTTGCGTCAATAATACTTAACTCTTTAGTAGTTGGTATTCTTATATCTAAATTTTTACCAACTGTTAAATTAGTATTAGATCTAACTTCAACTATAAGTCTTTCTTCATTTATAGCTGTAATTTTTTCAAGTCTATCTTGTCTATATAAAGCAATGTTTTCTCTATTAAAATAATTATCATGATCAAATATGTGAAGGTTATCTTCACTAGAAAATTCTGATGGCTTACCCGTAGATTCTAAAAATTCTGATATTTTAGTTATACCATTATATTTGTGAAATCTAGAACCATATAATCCGCTATTGATATTTTTTAATGAATTCCATAAAGCCTTTTCTTGTTTCCAAGTTTTAATAGTTTCATGCTCAACAGTTTTATCGTATTCCCAATTTAAATTCATTTGATCCATTCTATATTCTTGTATAGATGGTTCTTCCATTAAAATAGAAATTGGTTTACAAACATATTTTTCTTTATCTCTAAAAAATACATAGTCATTTTTATCAGCTTTTAAAGCATCTTTAGATAAATGATTTATCGTTTTCCATGGATTCCATTGAGGAACAACAAATAAAGGTACAAAATCTTCACTAGGTTCAATATCTAAAGGAACTGTTGGGTTACTAAAAGAAAATAAAGATGTTATAATATCTGTTGTAGGTTGATCTCTATAAGGTCTGCTTACTAACACTTTAGATTGATTGTGTTGCTCTTTAGTTATAAAGTGCATTCGATAAATCTTTTTACCTTGATTCTGAGATTTAACTCTTTCTGTAGAATAACACTGAAATTCAGCTTTAAATAAATCCATCCGTTTAATTCTTGGTGGATATTTACTAAAATATTCTATATTTAAAGTAACGCCCTCTTGAAACTGTTTTATTTCTAAGTAATTTTTTGTTTCTAAGAAATCAATAGACAGAGTCATATCATTCTCAAATATATTCTCATATATTGAAATTGCTATAAATTCATTTCTAATATCTGTACCATCAAGATCTAGAGTTAATAACTCATAATTATCTTGTACATCTGTGCTTATCTCTGGCAAAATTTTACCTTTTATGAATAGTTATATGGGAATAATTAAAAACGAAAATTCTAATAATCCATTAGATAAAACATTTAGGTTTTAATTTCCTAAAAGTCTAATTAAGTCCCTTTCAACTGTATCGATTAATTCAGGTAATGGTATCTGAATTAGTCTTTTGTCTTCATTTAATTGTTCTTCAAACATAAAATTAGTAACGCCAAATAAATTTTGGTCTACAATATTTCCTGGTTGTTTTATTCGAACACCATCCTTTCTATATTCCCTTATTTGAGCTAAATAAAAATCTAAATTTGTTATTCCATATTTAGCTCTATCTAAATCATTTCCTGGGTCTGGAATAGGATTTCCATCTTCATCGATGAAAGAATTCCAATCATGCGGCTCTAAGTTTTCAGGCAAATATTTATTTTCCAAATAAGCCAAGAATACAGAATAATCCATAGGCCAATCATGAAATGGATCTATGATATTATTAGCTAATAATATAATCCAATGTAAACGAGCATCCCCATAGAAGTCAAATGCTATATGTTCAGGTCTTTGACTATTTTGAATACTATATCTAAAAAAGTAATTAGCATTTCTGTTAACATACTCTCTAAATATTATTCTAACAGTATTATCTATAAGTAATCTATTAGAATATTGTATTTTTTCATATAATCTATAATCCGCCATTTAACCAACCTAATTTAGTGGAAACATAAGTTGCTATCATTATAAGCAACCCGCCACCGAATTTAGAAAGTACACCTCTCCAAAAGGCTGCTCTATTTTCCTTATTAGAATCTATAGCTTCATGCTTATTATCTACATGTTTTGCATGATATTCTAAAGATCTGATTCTATCTCGTAATTCATTGATAGATCCCTCAGTATTAAATAATTCGTGTTCAGCACTTTCTATTCTTTTAACTAAAGATTTTATCAGACCTACTAGTTCTTTATTTTTATTATCATTTTGATCATAAAGATCACCCAAAACTACCTTTAGTTCTGATAATAATATTTCTGAATTTGCACTAGTCGTCATCAGTTTTTGTCCCCTTATGTTTCCTTAAAAAATCCTTTGTCGTTAATCCTTGTGACTCATCAGATTCTTCTGTATTTTTTTCTTTCTTTACCTGATTTGATATCTTAATATGAACATTAAATAAACTTTCGGTAGTTTGATTTATAGCTGTTATTAAATTTGGAATTACTTTTAAAGTTTGTGGATTCGGATTATCCTTTAAAAGTTCTGATGCAGTTTTAAGTATTTCTCTACTTTGTTCTAGTGTTTCTTGAAGAGTTGTTCTTGTTATAGCATAATCTTCTACTGCATCTTGTGGATTAACTTCTACTGCTCCATGTTTGATTTTAGCAATAGATGTATTTTCAACAATTTCCATGTCTTTACCGACCATATTCGGATCATCTAAATCAAACTCGTCGTCTAAACTTTCTGATATGTTATTTCCTAATAAGTCTCGCATTATTCAAATACCTGTGTAGTTGTTTCTAATATATTAAACACATCATCTGGATTTGCTTCAAACGGATCAACGATAAATTCTATTCTTTCTTTAAGAGCAGGTTCTCCTGTATTAATGCTGGGTTGAACATTAATGATAACATGTTTAACTACACCACCTGATTCAACTGGCGGATAAAAGTATACTTTAGCAGAAAAAGTTAAAGTAGTTATGATTGTTCTATTATCTATTACAGCAGTTTCATAAGTATCTTCATCTTCTACTGAAATTAATTCAAAAGCTATATCTTGTTTTATGCCCATATTAGAATCTGAATCGTTGATTGTTACATTAAAATCAGGTCTAAAATATGGTAAAATTTGTTCTATAATTTGATATTGGTCTTCAAGAAATTTTGTCCATACATTCATAGTTACTGTATAAGTATATGGTACTGGTTGATATTGCCATCTCTCACCTGAATCATCTACACAGGTGAGAACATCTAAAGAATCTGTTTCTCTGGTTGGATCATATTCTGGAGAACTAAAAGCAAAAGACATTCTAGGCAAAAGTTTATTTATTCTTTCTCCTGGCTTATCAATTTCTTTATTTAATGTTTCTATAAAGTGTTGTGTTGGCGCATAAGAAAGAGGAACAGAAATTTCATCTCCGTTCTCTCTTAAAATTTTAATTGAATTAAACAGCGTACCAAAGGCTGTGATTACCTTTTTAGTAGTAGCGTGATAAAATCTTTTGTTCTCAAACACTTAGATCTCGTAATTTATAGCTATTATATTATATTTATAAACTAGCTTCCAAATGTTCCGAACGGGCTCTCTTCAGTAAAGTCTACAATTCCATCGTCTTCATCATCAAACACTTGATTTTCATCATCAGCTTCAGTATTTTGAAAATCTAAATTATCACCTAATTCATCTAACTCGTCTAATCCCTCTATTCCAGTATTAAATTCTTCGCCAGAATAATCAAATATCTGAGCTGTAACAGAAAAACTTCGAGTATCATTTAAAGAATACATTAAATGTTCATCATCAACAAATTTAATTTCGAATAATCTATCAGCAAGCGGTAAATATATTAAATCGCCTTCTCTAGGTTCAGGCATCTCTATTTCTTCTACAAACCTCTCTTTAGAAACTATAAATTTTAATTCATCTAAAAGCTCAAGGCCAAATTTAGAGATAAGATCATTACCTTCAAATCCTTCAAAATTTTCTATAAAGATTTCAATACATTGGCCTTCGCCAAATTCAACCGTGGTATCTTCATTAAAGATAGCATCAAAATCTTCCATGTCTCTCTTAATATAATAAGAGTCTACTCCTCCAATTTGTATATACTCAGTCGTTAACTTCTGAAACAAATTCGCTTCATTGGTTTGACCTTGAAATTGTTTAAAGTATGAATTAAGAGCCATATTATTTAATCTTTTTTAGATTTTTCATTTCTTGAGCAGTTAGTGAAATGTTTTGAGGCTTATCTGTAATTACATCAAACACAACTAATCTATAATGCTTACCATCTTTATGAGCATATGCATATTTACTTAAAACTATGCTCCCTGATACTTCTTTATTTTTTATATTTAATAGAGATTTTCCTGCTCGGTCAGAATTGTTATCCTGAAAAACTTTTAATCTATTTTCATTAAGATTTTCTTCATCTAATTTAATTTTAAGATCTGTAGCTGCTCTAAAAATATCTTCAGCAGACTCTACTCCATCTTTATTTTTGTTTAAAAAATCAATCAATTTCTTTTCATCAGATGATTTTAATTTTAGACCCTTAATGTAACTTTTAAAATTAAATTTCTTTTCATCCAGCTGTTCAGATTCTAATATTTTTTGTAATTCCTTGATCATGTTATTCAACTCTTGGCATTGGCGGTACTTCGTACCTTTCTGAAAATTCTTCTAAAGCGTCTGCTACTAATTCTTTACCTTCAGCTAATATAGCAGCACCATTTATATTACCTGCTCCAGGCATATTCATATTATCATATTTGTCTAATATAACTCCCCACTGTCTATGAGCTAAAGCCGTAGCATATCTTTTAATCCATTCATCATTAAATATATCAACATCATATGACGGATCTATAGCTCTATAAACTATAACACCTAACATATTTATATTTGTTAAGTCATTTCTAAAATGAAGTCTATTAGTAACTTTGTTATATTCAAAATCATAAAACGGAGTAAAGAAATATTTTATATTTTCTATACTCTGTCTACTTCTGACATAATTAACCATTCTACCCATATTAATAGATTTTCCAGTAAATATATCAGAGTTAGCAACTAAATGATGAAGATTTTCCAGTTGTTCTGAAGTAGATGTAGTTGTCCCTGATCTTGTTGCATCTAAAATAGAATGAATACCTACAATTTCATCGTCTAATTCTATATAACCATCTTCTCTAAGAAAATCGTCTACTGGTATTTGTATAAAAATTTCTTCTATACCATCATCATGTCTATCTATAAAATAATTGATAGCTTTATTAATAGCGTTATCTAAATGGACAACATCAAGTTCCACATTAATTACTGGAGCTCCTAATTCTTGAAGAATATAGTCTCTTAATTGCTGTCTAGATCTTAATTTGAACATTTTCTATATATTATGATAGGTTTATTATTTTTTCTATATACTATTATTTTATTTTTCATTATCTTGGATCCACGAATCTTTCCCAATCCATTAATCTTATACTGCCTGATGCGACATCAAATCTTGCTTCAGAATGTTCAACCCATAAATTCCACGAAATATTACTATTTGTTTCTGGTAAAGCAAATGTTTGAAGATGGTCCATTTCTATAAGGATATAACCATTTCTTAAAATAGAATTATCAAAACTATATGCATCTGCTGGAATATATCTTTCTAATCGTTCAGTGTCAGAATTATAATAAACAACATCCCAATTTACGTTTACTCTAGAGCCGTCGAGGTTAATATCAAATTCTCTTCCATCGGCATTTCTATCCTTATAGAAAATCTCAAACTCAAAATTCTCTCCTCTTTTTAAATCTAGTCTATACCTTTTCATAATATTATTTATCCTTTAATGAAAACCAATCAACAAATGTTAATAGTCTATTTCTTATATAATTACCAACTGAATTTTGTTCATCGTGATTAGATAAGTTATAATCCCAAACTTCTTGAGCTATTTGTTCTAGCGTATATCTGTCTCCGCCAACTGCTATAGTATTTGAAGAAACAATATTTTTAATTGTTACGTTAAAATCTCCACCGGTATCGACGAACGGATTACTTTCGTCGTCACTAATTATATTTCCAACAACTGTTAAAATGTGATTTCCTTCAAAAGGTTTAATTTTCCAATTATTTATCAATACTATATATGGCGCAATGAAACTCCCACCACCAATGGGTTGCCCACCAACTGGTGTCATAGCATTTGCCCACTTAGCTCCCTCATCATCTAGGACCCAATCCTTATATCTACTATATATATCCTGAACATTAATTTCAGTTGTATTAGGATCTAATTCTATTAATCGAGCATCCCCTTTAAAAGTAAGCATTTATTTTATAATTTCCTTTTTAGCTTTTGCTAAATTTCCTTCTAATTTAGTTGCTTCTTCAATAGATAAACCTGTGAACGCCGATATAATTTTGCCTTGAAATAATCCCATATCATCTAATTGATTTATAATTCTATTAATCGTTAACTCTATAGAGTTAATTTGTTGAGATGCACTGTTAGCTCTCTCTATAACAAAATCTATTTTCTTTACCATTTTATCGGGCGAAGTGTTTCTATCAAGAGCTATTTGTTGTAAATCTCTTAATGATTGTACTGTTAAATCGGCATTATTCATAATATTTCTCTTATTTTAAAAATTATATTATTATTTATTATGGGTTTAGATAGACACCATTACTATTTAGAGGTATTTGAATACTACTATCAGTTGTAGGTACAATAAAAGGTCTAAATATAGGACGTAATACATTATCTATTATTACTATTATAACTCCTTGATTCGCTGACGCTTCAAAATTAAAACTAGATGAAAAATTATTCTCTATTCCAGCAACCAAAACACCAGCGACTGGTTCTAGTAGTGTTCCTGTATTATTAAAAATTCGTATTTCTTCGCCGTTACCCAATAATTCATTAATAGTTATTTGAATAGTATTTACAATATTAATTAAGCCTGCAGTTTGACCAGGCTCGCTCGTTGTTACAGACGCGGCGCCAATAGTATTGATATTGACTATACCTGTTCCTATATTAATGATATCATTAATATTAGCCGAATCAACAGTGAAATCCGCATCGGCTGAACCAGCATCAACTAATATAGTACCGCTTGGAAAGGACATATTAGATATAAGATCGAAATCCGCCTGATTTCTCAATGTTAAAATATTTCCATTAGCAATAATTCCAGTGAATTGATTCCCTATCAGACTATTTTTAGGATTAAATGTTATTGTTGTTCCATTAATATCAAAACCAGGACCAAAATCTAAAGTATATTCTTTAAGATCCAGATTACTTCCTGAAATATCTATTAACGGTCTATCAGCCGCCGGTATCTCTTCATTTCCAGGAATTGATTTCCAGGCTCTTGATCTATCATATAAATCATCTACATTAAACTCAGTAAAATTTAATGCCACTGATTCATTAGGTTCGGTAAATTCAGGTTGTACTGGTAAAGTTATATTAATCTGAGTACCACCTGCTCCCTTTAAAACCACATCTGGAACTAATTGATATCTGAATCCATAAGCCCAAATATGAAAATCAAATCTATCACTTGTATCATTTGATTTGCCCCGGCGGTCCCAGGCGTACCTACCAGTGTTAATAGAATCGTTTGCACTGCCAAAATTTCTAGCTGCAAACTGATTAGCTATTCTAACTGGAAAAACAGATGAACTACCGCCTGTATTAGTTAATTCAACATATGTTCGATCACCCGATTCATCAAATAAGTTTCCTTCTTCGTTATATATTCTGCGGTCGCCGTTATCAGTATCCCGCATGAAAATTAAAGCATTAGAAACTGGTTGATTATTTGAATCTTGTATATTAAATTGAATTTCTTGATCAATTCTATATGAGCCAAAAGAACTATTATTACCTACTATATGAGGTCCAGAATTCAAATTAGATCCGCTTTCTGAATTAATTAAATAGCCTCGTTGGCCTTGCCAATGTTTTCCATCAACAATATTACCGCGCCCACCTCCTCCATAGTTTCTAATAAAAACATCTTCATTTGGTGTCGCGCTGGACCAAGCCAAAGAGCCAGTACAATGAGTAGGTCTATACCCATTTAGTTGTTGTTGGGTACCTACTACAGTGAAATCACCATTTATGAAATCAAAAGATTCTGATATGAAATCATCGGTTTCTTGTCTAATTTGATTCTGTTCATTTTGAGTTCTAAATAGGAGTTTGGCCTCTAAACTATAAATTCTAACAGTCACATCGTCGCCATAAAATCCGAACTTTCCGCCTTCTAGAGCAACAGTTCCACCAAACCAATGTAGCGTGGAATTATCTTCAAAACTTACTCTATCAATAAATGAACCAACCGTTTGAGTATTTTCAAAATCTATAGCAGTACCAATAGAATGTCTACGGAATCCTAATTGATCTATAAATCTACCAAGAACAAGGATTCCGTTATTAATTACATTAAATAATTCGGTAGTTCCATCATAACCCATTAATAACATTTCTACTTCTGGGTCTATGAAAAGTGTTCCCGTGATATTTAATTGCCTATTACCTGAAGCAACATCGTATACAGTTTTACCTAAAACTTCACAGACATTTACTCCAGCTATAGCCTCTAAACCTTCTAAAGTTCCTTGGCCGCTTTGAGTTATAATATTGCCACTTAAGGACCAATTACTTGGGCCTGTAGGAAAATTAACGAAAACGTCACTAGCTGGAATGAACTGATATGGAGAAGGAGCTAATACATTAACAAATAATATTTCTTGGGTAGTATTATTGTCTATATCAGTAACAGTATATGTTACGCTATAAGTACCAGTGACAGCAGTGTCAACAGTATCACCTGTTATCACTATTGAACTTGTTAAATCACCGTCTTCGACATCACTAGCAGTTACAATAGGAGCAACATAAACATCACCCTCAGTTAAATTAAGAGGATTATCACCAGGGATGTTTATGGTTGGAGGATTTCCTACTACAGTGGATGTAGTAAATATTCTAAACTGTTGTAGACCTATGTCATTAGAAAAGCTATTAGGTGTATCCCATCTAATTCTAAATCTTAAATTTGAAGTACTACCGACGTTACTAACAGAACCTGAATCAAGTACCCAAGCATTATTTCCATCAGTTGCGGCTATTGTTGTAATTACCGTCCAATCATTATTAGTAGTAGTGGTTGGATTCGCACTTGTCGAATACTCTATAATTAACTGAGCTCCGGCATCAGCGTCTTTACTATTGAGTAATTCAAAATTTATTTCTTCAGTAGCTAGTAATGATTCAGCAGCTACAGTAGATACTGACCATGTGCTTGATGCTACTGGACCTGATGCTTCTGTAACAATATATCCAGCAAATCCTGTGTCTGGGCCTGTAGGCCCAGTTCCATTTGATGTTGTTCCATTTGTCTCGAAACATATATCACCATTAGTGTTGGCGTTAGACAAGTTACCTTGAACGGCGCCAGCCCTATCAACAATATCCCATTCACTATTAACAATAGTTCGAACATCAAAATTATAGGTTCTATCAAATGCCATCTTATTTTCTTATATGTTTAGTAATATTTATCAAAAAAGGGAGCACGAGGCTCCCTTTTCTTTAAAAATAAAATTAGATTATGGATTTAAGTATACGCGTTCTAGTCCTGCTACGAAGTTAACTGAGTTTGCAGTTGATCGAGTCAATGTGCCTGTTGTCAATACATATTGAGCGGTACCTCTACCTAATGCGATACCTGTATATGGTACATCTGTTCCAGGTGAGCCTGTTCCGCGCTGATCATTACCATCATAGTCGTAGTTGAATGCAATAGTAGCGTTACCCAATACATCACCAGTAATATCACTAGAACTGTTATCTTGTATTAGTGTTGCGCCTGCGGTATCATAGTCGTTACCTGCATTATCTCCCGCGTCATCATTAGTGAAGAATAGGAAGTACTTAGCATTAGCATCAGCTTGCAAGTTACCGTTAAACTGTAAATTACCCGCAGCAACGAATGGGAACTGTCTAGCACCGCCAGTCGAATCGGTGAATGTAATACTGTTTGTATCGATAGAGTTGAAATCATCAATATAAACGCCCGGTTCTGTAACTAGAGTATCACCAACAAATCTCAATAGATCATCAGCTGTTTCACCTATGACTGTTCCTGAGCCATCATCAATATCAGTTGACTGACGTAAGCTGAATTGTATTTTTTCGTATACATCCTCTTTAGCTGCTCCTGATGCTAAATCATCAGCGTTAGCATCAATTATTACAGTAAAAGGATAATATACTCCGCCGATTTCACGTTCACCTTCATACGGAGTCCAAGTAGTGTTAATATCTGATCCGCCAGCTAAATCTGAATCATCGCCGGAAGCTGGATTAGTGTCATCATTATTAATATACCAACGACCATCTACAGAAGACCGAACAACATCGCCAAATAAATTTGTTCTTCCAGCTTGCCAATCACCTATAATATTAACTAAATCGCCATTAATATCGCGTATATAAGAAATATCAACATCAGTATATGGAGCTTGAGTACCAATATTGGCATCCGAATCTATATAATTTAAATCGGTACCATTTGATAGCGGTAGTGAATATTTTCTGAAAGTCATACGAGTAACACCAGCCTCATCTGTAGGACCTTGTTCCTCAATTAAATCATATGAATCGAATAATTTATTTTCTTCTCGTAAAAATACTTTAAAATAACCGCGTCTGTCATATCCATCTCCATAACTTCCATCTCCATTTGGATCAAAAAGTATTTGAACAGCTTGATTCACTTCACCTGAAAAATCAAACGCAGTGGCAGGTCCATCAAGCTCTTGTTGATAATATGCTTGATCTGTTTGAGCATCGAAGGCTCCCAGAGATCCAATATTTGTCCACATCTGAACTATATTACCAGAATCATTACGAACAGCCCAGCCAGCATCTCTAATTAATTGTTCTGTTTCTGAATCAGCAAAGGTCCATCCATTAACTAATTCGAATTGTTCTGCTGTAATAGGTTCGAATGGAAATCTGAATCTAATTAAATTTAAATCAGTACCCCACTCTTCTAGAGTGAATGAGTATAAACACTGAAGTGTTACTCCATTAGTTGCTGAACTGCCAGTGTTATCTATAGCACCAGTAGAAAGCAGTTGAATAGTTTTAGCTGTTGTATCGAATACAACGTCTGTAGTCTGTTCGATTAAATCCGGGTCTACGATTTTTGGCATTGGTTAAGTTCCTTTTATTATATTATTATTCTTTTTGGATAAAATCCATAATATTATTTATAAAAATTTAGTATGTATATGTAAGTCTGTCATCCCAAATTTTATTATATTGATCGCTTCCATCAGCTAAATCCATATCTGGCTCAAGTAAGAAGCTTTTTTCTATCCTACATATTCTCCATATAGGTAAAGATGTATCAGTACCTAAACTATAACCAATCAAAACTTCATCTAAAGATATAAAATCTAATAATCTAGTTTGAGGTTCAGGTTGATTAGATCCTCCTCCATTATTATTTACTATAATGATATCATTGATACCAAAATGGAGTACATCTTGAGTATCAGAAATATTTAGAATTTCAGATTTTTCTTCTATTTGAAGAGTTTCGCTATTATTAAATATTTTAAATTCTAAACTATCTTCAGATACATTAATGTTTTCAACTAATTCATTAACAGAAATAGTTGTATTTTCATTTGTTATATTTAAATTATCAGACATTAGTTTATAGTTGCATCAGGAAGTACAACTAACTCATCAACTAAAAATGTAGTTATTATATTTTCAGGAGTGCTAGGAACAGATTTAGATATTCCTATTTGATATGTTTGAACACTTAATTTTTCTGTCTCAGAAGCTAATAAAGTAAAAAATACTAATCCATTAACTGGGTCGTCTAAATCATTATTAGTTGGCCCAGCAACCACAGATTTAGATATAATAGCCCTTGAATTAGGATCAGTTAAACTTTCTTTTATTGTTACTGTGAAAATAAAGCCGGTAATATCTAAAGCTACGCCATCTTTATCACTTAAATTAAATTGCCAAGTTTTGGTGTCACCTCTTCTTATAGGTGGTAATCTTTTAATAGTTTTAGTCGCCATTGTGTTGTTTAATTACTCTCTGGTGAATCTGATCTCTTTTTATTAATATCTCTAAATCCCTTTTACAGGCTTTAGCGATTGCTTCATAATTTTTATTATCTTTTTCTGAAAATTTATCACATCGTCCAACAAACTCTTCTAAAGGTTCTATTTTACTAATTGTTGGTACTGGTATATTAACAACTCGAACATTTTGTTTATTATTTGGACAACCAGCTAAAATTAAGCAGCTGACTAAAATTAAAAACTTATTAATCATTATTTACTCCTATAATATAATCTATAGCATCTTGACATGAGTTTATATCTAGATCTCTATTTTGAATATCATTATCTAGATCGTTTAATTCTTTAGATAATTTTCTTGATAAAGCTTTATTTGAAGCTTCCTTTTTATCGTTAGCTTCCTTAAGTCTTTTTACTGCGGAATTTTGTTCTTCTATTTTAACTGTTAATAAAGATTTTTCTTCTACTAATTCAGCTATAGTTTCCTCTAATGATTTTTTGTCATTTGTTAGCTTACTTATAGTTCTTTGATCTTTATCAAACCAAGAAATCGGCGGATAAGAATCCAACTGATTATATATAGCAATAGTTAAAAATACAGATAATCCATATCTAGCGACAAATGACCAAATTAAACTAGCCATCTTCTTCCTCCTGATCGGGTTCTTCGTTTCTGTTTCTCTTTGTAGATCTATCTCTATATCTACTTCTTGAGCGCCTTTGGTTTCCACCATAATATCTATCTCTTTGTCCAGCTAAAAAGTCATTTTTTCCTACATTAGTCCATTCAATTTGTGGACCCCATGCTCTCCCTGATTTAGCATAAAAATTAAATATTAATGCTGCTGTTCCCCAAATTGCCATAACAAATGCTGATTGTTCTGGAGTGGGTGATTCTAAGTCCATGAACCATAAACTAGTTTTTAATATCATATAAGCATAAAATGCTAAAACAGCTCGTGGAGCCACTCTCCAAGCATCTATAATTTCTGCCCAATGTAAAAAGAAATCTTTTATTTTATCCATTCTAGTCATATTAATATTTATATAGTTTACTTTAGGATAAATTTAAAATATAATATCAATATAGAAATAATTAAGGTATGAATTATGAAACGCAGAGAATTATTAAAATGGTCTACTCCGGTTATTGCAGCAGTTGTTTTGCCTGCTCACGCTCAAACATCAATGGAACCTATTCCAGTTCCATTGCCTGAACCAGAGCCAATAGAACCTGAAGTTCCAGATGAGCCAGTACCTACTCCAGATCCTCAACCTGAATTTTCAGATCCGGAAGATTGCACTGTTCCATTTATAGAACCTGGGCCTGGTTTTAGTCAACAAGGTATGTGTAGAGCTAGAGGATTAAAAGCGGCGGCATTAGATAGACGAGCCACAGCTTTATTTAATAGTACTAGACCTGTACCTGAAGGATTTCCTAGTAATCAGGAAAGAGCATGTGAAGCTATACGGAATTACAAGTTTTGTGGTTTCACTGAAGATCCAGAGTCTAGGTTATGTAATGCATTAAGACGCCAAGTCATAAGAAATGGCGATCTTGCGGTTAATATAATAGGACCTTCTTGTAATTAAGTAGAAATTCTTGACCCATTATTACCGAATGTGTTTACAGTAGGTGAGGAGGTCACACCGCCGCCTGTTACATTAAAGGTACCTATTGAAACTAAAGTATTATTTTGAGCTAATACTCCTATTTTTGGATTGGTTGCATTTTTATTAATACTTACAGAATTAAAGTACCCTAAACAATTTATCATAGATATACCATCTAAAAGCTGAGAAGTAATAGTTAATGTTCCGGCGCCCAATGCGCCCTCCAATATTCGACAATTATCAAGAATAAGTCCAGCAGTACTTACCGACGGCGTGGCCGAGGCCGTTCTCGAAATTATAAGATCGCCATTTAATATAAAACTTCCGCCAATAAAATGGAATTGAGCATTATTAGTGAATCCTGATTGAAACAATGAAGAATTTCTAAATGTAATTTTACAATCAGTGGTTGTAAAGAGTGTGCAATCTCGGAATCGAATATCAGTTATTTCTACTATCGAATCTATAAATTCAACGCCCCCGTCTCCTGTTCCAGGAGCAGCTAATGATCGTACTGTTCCTATACTGTCAGAAAATATATTAACATTAACATTTCTAAATGTACTTATAGCTAAAAAACCGTGATTTGCAGAGTCGATACATCTAATATTGACAAGGCCCATTGGCTTTACCTGTTCTACACCAAAAGCAATCGCTGAAGATAGCTCTATTTCATCTAAAGGAGAAAAAGCTGCATCGATATCAGCGAATCTTTTATCAAGAGCGCTTGGATAAAAATTGTTAGCAATAGGAAATAATTCGACCGATTCAATAAATATAGTTCCTGATATAACACACTCAAGAATTAATGCATCATCAACATTAGCTTCAGGTATATTCAATTCTAATAAAATTATTTGATGATTTTCTATTAAAGGCGAAGAAGATAAGTTAGGTTGTTCTATTAAATCCGAAGCATTTATAGACGATGTTGATAAAATAGTGGATCCTGATTTAATATTATATACACAAGAACCTCCAAATTGATTAGATAATGAAGTTTTAACTGCAATATTGCCACTATATCCATTATTATTAATCGGTTGACTAAAGTTTGCACTGAAAAAATCATGTAATGGAGTTCCGCCATTAATAACAGTACCAACCCAAGCGTCATCATTAAAATCATTAATGATGAACGAACCACCTTCATTTAAAGATGCAATTATGTTATCTGTTATAGAATCATTTTCTGATTTAGAATAAACGTCAAGAAAGTTTCGGGTTTCTTCTGGGTCAGAGCTATAAACAACTTGCCAAAGTGCTGAACCGCCTGTTAGACTAACCAAAGTATATAATCTGTTAACGGATCCAGTTTCAATCCAAAAATCTCCTATTGTATAATCTACATCTGAAGATAAAGGACTTGTGATACTTCTCTCTATTAATGGATTATTTTCAGCATTCGCTATAATTTCATTAACAACTTCTCTGAAAGTTTGAAAAGTATCATTTTTTACTAAAGGTGTTGGCATCTAATTATCCTTTTTAAGATTTTGATCTATATTATAGACTAAATTAATAATAGTCATTAATAATTTTTCTTGGTTTTTCTGTTCTTGTTCTATATTATTTAATCTAGAAATAACATCCTTTTGGAATTGTTTTTTAGATTTTCTATTAACGTAGGCTTCACTATCTTTAGCAATTAATCCTACGTTATTTGAGTTTCTTTTTAAAGTGTCTACCATAATTATATTTATTTTAAGATAAAGCTAAAACTCTAAGTTCTTTACACTTAGATATTCTAGCTGCATCATTGGTTCTATAATCAATTCGAACAGCATATTGAGTAAATTCTTCTCTAATATCGTCTTCTGGTACATAAGAATATTCATTATATCTTGTTGTATCGACCGAGCTATCAATCTCTTGTTCTAATACCATAGGCTGCCAAGTTTGCTTTACATTATCTTGTAAAATGGAAGTTAGCGTATGAAATTGTACTTCACTCCAAGCAAATCCTGTACCAGGTGATAAAGATGTATTACCACCAGCTGTGTTATTAGATAAATTAGATTTCCAGAATTTATTATCGAAGAAAACAAATGATGTTCTATTATTATCTTCAACTCTATCATATGTAGCATTTTCATCCCATACTTCATAAGTCTGTCCATCAAATTCTGTATCATCAGTTACTATCACGCCGTTACCAGCAATTAAACCATTTGCAACAAAGTCTGCCTGATTTATAAATGAAGATATATTAGATATTTGTTTAACAAAAAATCTAGAATCAGTTGAATTTATATTAGTAGAAATAACAGATCCTTGTAATGACACAGAAAGATCACTAGCTATATGATAAACATATAATCTTTTTCCTTCGAATTCTCTAATAGGAGCTTTAGCATTATCATATTCTACAAATTTAGGTACAACTTCTCCAATTCTATAATACACTTCAATATCTGAACCGTTTTCTTTTTCAACATCAACTAACAATCTAAGATCATCTGCTGCATCAGCTAAAGTTGGCGTTTGTGAAATATAACTTCCAGCGTATAAATCTGAACCTGAATCAACTTGAGTAAAATTATTAATAACGATCGCTGAATTTCTGTATCTATGAACAACTGGAGAAATATTTTCTCTATCAGTAATCATACCAACGATCATTCTTAATGGCGATGTATCTGAATTAAATGTAGTTTGATTACTTAATTCGATATTTTCTTTATTTGTTATTTGAGAATACCCAGCAGTAGACAAACTAGAAGCACCTGAAGCAGCAACCGAAAAGAAAACGTCAGTTGAAGTTCCATCAACTTCTAAAGTATCTATATTAGGCATAAATGCTGTAAAATTTTGATCTACAGGATTCGCAACTTGTTGGAAAAATATATTAGTTGGATTAATATCAAATTGACATCTATTAATTTTAAATTTAATATCGCGTTCTTGATCAGCATTCCAAGTAAAAGCATTCTGAGATTTAAATAAAGAACCAATATATGGTTGCTCAGAAATAACTTTATTTGTTAATAAATCTATACCGCCTGTCTTAGCTACAAAGACATTATAATTATTACTATTAGACTTCATAACAAATGAATATTCGGCTAAATGCTCTAAATATATAGGATCACTGAATTTAAATTCAGTAGAAACAGAACCGTCAGTAGAAACATTAATATCTGCTGGTAATAAAGTAGTCTTAGCAAATGGTAAAGTAAATGTAGATGGATAACCATTATCATTTGCTACTATTTCTAGAGATACAGGAATATTTGAATCTTTAGTTTGAAAATAAACTTCAACTGAATCAATAAATACTCCACCTTCTTCATCTACGAAAAATGATTCAGCAATAGGATCATATGGTCTACTTCTTTCTTGAGTAATTTGAGTACTTGATCTAGAACTAGAGCTTGTTAATGTTCTAGTTTCACTAAATGTGCTTGTTGATACTACTGGAGTTTCAACAGATAAAATTTGTCTTTCTTTAGTTTGTAATAAACCTGAAGCAGTATATGTCGCTTTACTTTCTGTTCCTGGATTGTTAACATCATCTATAAGAACAAAATCTCTAGTTCCAGTTTTAAATTGGCCTGCAGGTATTACGAAATTACCAATAAGTGCTCCTGCAGCATCAGTAATCAATGTACCAGTAGGATTCGTTGGATTAGTAGATGTACAACTATTAGTAACATCAACGCCATCAAATAAAGCAACTAATTGTGTATTAGGTTTAAAACCGGTTGCGTTAAACGTAACACTTCTTGTTCTAATAAATGGCACGACACGAGTATCGACTACTCTGGTACCTAAATCTCTTTTTACCCATTTAGAACCGACATTTAATCTTGATCCAGTTCGGCTCTGTCTATCCTTTCTAGTTGTTACTGTCTGTCTTGTTCTTTCAACTAAAGAAACATTAGATAACCATGTACCATGAGGACCTTGTCTCCAATTTGATCTATCAACAGATGTACTAATAACTCTACGTTCTGTAGAAGTTTTAGTTGTAGTTCCAGACCAATTAGTATTCCACGAGTTCCATTTAGTTCCCATGAAATTAGCTGCTCTTCTAAAAGCATCTACATTTCCATCAATAGAAACTGTTACAGAAGGCTTAAATTCCGTATCAATCCAATTATCTGATGGCGGAACAAGCTTAATATCTCCATACCACACGAAAACATTAAATGGATTTACATTAATGGTTTCACTAGCTCTAGGCTGATCAATCATTACTGTAGGTGTAAAAGCTAATGTTAAAGTATTCTCATTAACAGAGATATTATTAATCTGATTAGGCCAATCATTACCGCCTATTAAGTATGCTTCTTGCTGTGTTATAAGATCAATAGAGTCAACAGTAAATGTAGGTCTTGCTTCTTGTTCTTGCTCATCAATAGCAACTAAATAATCTGGCGATAATGTATCACCAATAGAGTGGTCTTGAAAAGAATCAACTAATATACCATTTTTGAATTTGTTGTTACCATCAGCATCTAAAATAAGCAAAGAATTCGTTTCATTTTCTACTAATGATAGTGCTGTGTAATATTCTAAATCTTCAATACGCTTTTCCAATCGGCCGATATCTCTCATAGTATATCTTTGAGTATCTTCTAAATTGACAAGAACTTCTTCAGAATTTCTAGTATATCCAGGAAGATTTAAAGTATAAAGAGTTAATGAATTTGGTAGATCATTGGGTTCATCTGTGAAATCATTAGGAATACCATTAGTTACTCCAAAGTTTCCTTCAGTTGTGATATAAATTTTATCAACTCTAGGTAAATAGTAATTGTAATCTAAAAATAAAGCGCTTTCTGGTGCAACAATATCCGTTCCAGATGCAAGATCATTAACTGATCTTCTGAAATCTAAGCAATCACTTATCTGGTAATCTAATAAACCATCTTGACTTCTATAATTATAAATCCTTGAATAGATATCAGCATAAAAACCTTGATTAGTCGCGTTGATATATGAGTTTACTGAAAAATAATCTCCAGTTCCAGAGTGTGCGAAATATCTATATACTATATCATATGTTTCATTTGCTGCTAATCCAGAAATACTACCAAAATCATAAAAGAAATCATTTTGGCCGTTATTTAAATTAATTGAATTAACATTGATAACTTCTGCTGCCCCTGAAGGATCTCTTATAAGAGATACTATTTCAAAGATATCAACATTAGTTAGTGTTGTATTACCATTAGCATCCGTCACAAACTGTGCTGGTACTTCTGTAATAATTTTTGTCTTTGGATTAGCAGCAGTATTAGTTTTTGTTATTTGTGATGTTATAACATCAATAGAAGTAATAGCTGGTGATATATTAGATAGTGTTAATGTTTGAAAATCCGGTCCACTCACACTAGCTAAAGCTGTAGATGTTAAATCTGCGCCCGAAATTGAATCAAAAACAGCAACGACGGCTGATGAACCACCAGTGGCAGCGAAATCTGTGAATTGATCGCCTGAATCTATAACAAAATCATTACCTACTTTATTAGTATAGCCAATATATGATCTTTGAGTCCTGAAATTTGTATCATTTAAAACAACATCAGAAACATTATCATTATTTAGAAATAATATAGCGGCAGGATTTGGTGAAATACCATATAATGACTCTTCAACTGTACCTGTTAATCTATCTTGCTCTAATGCTCTAGTATCAATATTAACTATTTTAGCACCATCAATAGAAGTAATAGATCTTACTGATGAAAAAATAGCTTGAGAGTCTGCTATACCCGAAAGATATATTCTAAGCGATGAATTAATTTCATATAAACTCATAACTCTTATAGTGTTGGTAGGAGCTATTTCAGTTCCATTACCATCTATATCAGAAAATAATCTTACTTGTTGCTTTCTAGAAACATCCAGCAGACCACCACTCATAGAATCTACGATGAAAAATGTACCGAAGCTAGAATATATATTGGCGGCATTCGATAAATTGGTAGTTCTTGGTTTATCTATAGTAATAGTTTGAGGAGAAATTGTTCTAAAATTATAACCCTGAACGTAGGCATTACCTGGTTCTAAGACTAAATCTAATTTACTTTCGTCATTTACATTATCTTCTAAAATAAGTGGAAAATTACTAACAGTATAATCACCAGACTCATCGAATGTTCTAGTTGCTAATAAATCTATAATATCAGCATATTGAACTGCATTATGTGTTGAAACTATAACTCCATCTTCAATAGTGACAAATGCATAAAATTCATCTGGAATTTCGCCGGATGCTTCATAAGACGACAGAACTAATTCAGCTCTAAGTCTGTGAGCACCTGGAGCATTTTGATTAGGTGAACCATTTGCTGGATCAACAAGACTTCCATCTTCTCCTTCAGTAACAAATGAATCTTCAAATTCGAATCCAATAACATGACTTCCTGATACGCCATCTTGCTGAACTATAATTTCCTGTTGACTAGTTTGAATAAAGAAACCATTGGCAAATACGATACCTGGATCATTGGTAGCTTTTATAGCTTTACCAATATTATTAATAGTTCCTAAAAGAGTGGTAGGAGAAGCCGAATCTTGAATAGGATCAATATCAATATTTTCATTGATTAAAGTACCAGCTAATGGTTGAATGTATAATTTTCTAAGAGTAGAGTCTACTGATGTAACTCTAAATGTTGCTCCTGAAGTTTGGCCAACGAAAACCCGACCAACCCACGATTCATCTATATTTACTGCATTAGAGTTTACATCGGTAGCATTTAAATCCACAACATCTTGATTAAATGAAACAGAAACTGAAGCATTTGTTATATTTGAGCCATCTTTAAAGAAGTGAGATGCATTTTGTCTAAGTTGATTCTGTAAAATAGATTGAATTTGGCTTAATTCGCGCGCTTGAACAGCTCGTTCTGGAACGAATAAAATTTCAAAATAGTTTTTTAATGCATCAAAGTCATTAAAATATGGAGCTTGATTAGTATCTAACATTTATTACCAGCGTTATATAGATTTCATTTCTTTTTAATATTTATATCACCAGTCTGATATTAAAATATCTTTAAAATTGTTTGGAAAGTTTCTGTTTGGCCCGCATCTCTAGCAATCGGCTTTCTATTTTCAATATGTAACATATATCCAGAATTTTTTATGTTAGCAGCTAATTCTGCGGAACCAGTTAATAGAACATCAGAATTATTTGTTATATCAACTAACAAAGCCAACTGTCTATAAACTATAGATTCTGATATAACTGGATCAGATACTTGACTTTGTATAATCATATGATTAGTTCCTAGTGTTCTAAAAGCCATTGGGTCGCCATCAGCAGTTTGCTCAGTAGTTACTGTTGAATCATATGTTACTGGCATCCAGTTATTTGTTATTAGAGCTTCAAGTGTTCCTTCAATATTATAAAGAAATGACCAAGTATAGCCGTCAGCTGTATCTATAGGTGCGCCGTTGCCTGTTCCTAATGGTTCATTAACCGTGACTGAACCAGGAATTTTAGTTTCTACCTTATAGACATTATTTTCTGAATTTTTAACATAAAAATTTGTAGTAAAAGATGCATCAGAATCATCGTCAAATAAATCAAAACTAGCTCCTACAGACCAATCTATTCTTCTGACAACTGCCGCTATATTAGCTTGCGTAACTAATTGAGCAGCAATAATATCATTAAAGAAATCTGATTTTTCATCTATTGTATTTACAGGTATAGGTGGCGATGCTTCATTTGGCCAAGATGCTACTCGACCAATTCCCAGATATAAATTTCTAGGAGTCGAACCAATAAATGTATTTAATATATTTTCTAAATATAAAGATCTATGATCTTGTAGTATAACTGTTGCCATAATTTTATTCTTTTGAGTTTATTTAATTATTTATTATTAGAGTAGATTCTGGAACTAAATACGCAGGATCATCTGGATTATCTTCAAATGGTGCTAAATCAACATTATCAAACTGTTCAATAGTATCGAACAATTGAGCCCATGGATAATCTTCTTTATTTTCATCTATTTTTCTATATGTAGTATCAAAGAATTCTGAAGCTAATTCTTGTAATATATTTGCTGAATTTTCTTGAGTTAAATTTACTTCTAATATTTCAGTTTCTGTATTTATTACAATAGTAGAATTAAAAATTGTAATATTGACTTCTAATATCACTTCATCAGCAGCAACAAATTCACCAAACAATAATAAGCCTGCAGGATGTATTAATTTTTTAACTAAATCTTCAAATAGCGCTATAGATACTTCAGTTCTTAAGACATATGAAAAATCTTGATAGAAAAAATTATCTTGTAATACTTTATCTGATGATAATCTTCCATCATTATTAAGCCATCTACCAGGTTTTTCTGTTATAGTTTGAATTACACCTGAAATAGAACTATTGGAATTAACATCAACAATAGTTTCTCCTTCAATTAACTCACCCTCTTTAATAGTAACCTCTAACATCGGCGGATCATTAGAAGAGCTGCCGCCACCTGAACCAGCTCCGCCTCCAGAGCCTCCAGTATTTTCAGCACTTACTGTTGTTATTTTCAATCCGCTACCTGGAGAACCAGAATGATCGAAAGAAAAAGTAGGACCAGGAATACTTAATTCAGCATTTATAGATCCATTTGTTGCTAATTGAAAACCGCCAGCTCCGTTGACAAAACCTGAACCATTTGGAAATTGTTCATTTTGTAACACAGGAGTAAAATTAAAAACATCAACAGTTTGGCCCTCATTAGTAAAACTAAGTGTTGAAAATTCACCAGCACTTAATGTTACTGTTACTACATCAGATCCGCTAAAACCATTTATTATAACCCCATCCGCAACAAGTTGAAGTGTATCGCCGTTACCAGTAATAGTAATAGTCATACTTGTTCCATTACCATCTATATCAGCATATGATACTTCAGTAGGACTTACTTGAGTTCCTGTTCCTAATGGAACATCAATAGGAACATCTGGAACAGAGTCATTGCTAAAGTCTAATACGATTCTCTCGACGTCAGCTCTAGTATTTGATGTAGTTCCTCTAATGCTTAAATTTCTAAAATCATTTATATTTGAATCATCAACAAGCTGTAAAAAGTATGGTTGAAACCATTTGCCATCTGAAACCCTAAGAATATCATCTCTAGGATAATAAAATTCTACTTCTGCATTAAATATTGCTCTAAATAAAAATTTAAATGATTGTTCAGTTCCTTTAGATCGATAGAATTGTCTAATATTTTTAATAAGATTTTTAATATCTGTTGAAATATTAGAAGAAATACCAAATAGATATTCTGTGGTATGTAGACTTATAAATTCTTCAATAGTTTCATCAATATCTCTATATAAAATCAAATTAGATATTCTGGTATATTCGCCAATATCAACCTGTGCAACTTTTTCACCTTCTAATAAAAATGTTCCAGCGTTTGCTCTAGCTTTTAAAATATATTTGCCATCTAATGTAGAAAATACTACGTCTTCAACTAAATATATAGCGCCACTAGTTTCACCCTTGATTAAGTTACCCTTTAGATCTAATATTCTATCAACTTCAGTATCTAAAAAGTCTATATTTATATATTGACCTTGATAGAATAATCCATTTTGTTCAGGATCATAATCGCCCTCATATATATTTAAAATATCAAATATAATGACTTCATTATATCTTTCTGTATATTCTAAAAATTTCTTTAAGAACATTACAAGCTTAGGGTGCTCCCTAACTATAAAATTAGGAATAAATTGATTTACAAATAAGCTTATTTTTTTATCTGACATTATCGCTCGATCACTGATACTAAAATATTATCTCTTACTAAAATATTATTTCTAAGAGATGTTATATCATTTGTTAAAGGATTAACATTTAGTGTAATTTGTTCATTTATATTTATGCTAGGATTAAAGTTTCTAAATTCAATTAATCCAGTATCATGATTGATTGTTCCTACTTCAGAGTTAAGTAAAATATTATCTCTATATAAATCTATTATACCTGATTGATTTTCTATTAGGCGAAAAGAGTTAAATCCATCAGTCCAAACATTACTATTAAAAGATAATGGTTGTAATGGATTTACAAAATCAAAAACGTATGTTGTTCCTAATGAATTAGGAATAAATTTTTTGCTTAATGAAATACTAGTTAGATTTCCTACAATAGCGTCATTTGAATTATCTATATTTGAAACTAGTCTTGAATAAATTAAATCATTACCTAAATCATTAATATTATCATCGAAAAAATCTTCTATAGATTGAGTCACGATATTTTCAAATTGTTCAGCAAAAAAGTTAGTTTGTGTTCTATCATACGTAACAGTGCTATTAACGTTAACAAACAATAACTCAGGATCAACAATTCTAACTGATATTCCTGTAACTATTTTATCGGCTATTCCTCTTAAAATTTTATCTTTTTCAAAATTCGATAGAGTATCTGAATTATCAGGCTTTATTGACATGAAAACTCTTCCAAAAAACGGCGGAACATTTTCATCACCAGACCATACTGCTAGAGATTGTATGTTGCCAAAGTTTTTAGTTATATAAGCTTTATAATCTTCTAAAGTGACTAATCTATCCTGAACTGAGAATAATCTAGGTGCTAAATTTCTAATGCTTTCAATTGATTCTCTATTAGAACCACCTCTAGAAACATTACTTTGAGTAATAGAAATATTTGATCTATTAATATCATTAATATTTTCAGCAACATTAAAAGAATTTACATTATTACCTTCAGAACCTGTGGTCGCTAAAGTTGTTATACATATTTCATTACCATTATCTAGGGAGCGACCTATTACGCCATCACCAAAATAAAACTGAACGTCGCCGTTAATGCTTTCTTGCCAAAAGAATACTGGAGTATCTGAAGATATTTCAACTATGCTAGTAGATGTTGTAAAAATTTCCTTTGATGCGGAACCAACAAAAGGTAATATTTCAACTTGAGTAAATTCAGTATCTATTAATTCTGGCGTTGCCTCAAAAAGAGGATTAACCTCCGTTGAATTAAATACAAATGAATCTTTTACATAATTACCTTGTCTGAGTGTAATAACTCCTGAGAATGTATTATCTATCTTATTATCTAAAACAAATTGTTCTGTTGTGACAAAAGGTACATTTTTACCATCTCGTTCACCATTAAATGTTATACCTTTAGGAATTTCAAATACAGTTCTAGGATCACCTATAGGTACAATAACTGATATAGTAACTTCAACAAATGCTGCAGTATATTGTCTAGGAATATAGCCTAATTCTTTTGCTCTAGATACTACCGAAGATCTAATTAACGCTGTGTCTAGGAATGTTTCATTAATAGCTTGATTCGCATATACACCATTATAGTGCGCACCATAAGCCATAAAATCAACCAATTTAGATAAAACTGATCCATTAAAATTATAATCAGAAAGTTCTGATTGATTTTCTAAAAATATTTTTAGGTTGTTTCTGATTTGATCATAGTCTAAATCAGAAACATTAAATTCTCTTGCCATTATCTTACTCTTTGTAGTGGTGCTCTTACTGTTTGTCTAGTAGAAGAATTAACAGGGAAAAATGTAACTATAACATCTATTTCTCTGTTTCCGGCTCTAAAATCTACTTCAATTCTGACGTCTCGAGCTCTTGGTTCTTGATATCTAATAACATTTTGAATAGATTTTGTTATCGTGTATTCAGTTAAAGTTTGTGAATAGTTCTCAAATAAAGCATTAGCTATTTGAGAACCTATATTAGGCCAAAAAGGAACTTCATAAAAAGCCGTTTGAATTAAATTTCTTATCGATTGACGTATAGATTCTATATCATCGACTATAGAAATATCTCCAGTAACTGGATGAGCATCAAAATTTATATTAAAGTCTGTCATTATGCAGCGAAACCTTCTCTAGTTTTTTCAATATAACTTGTTTCATGATTTTCAGGAGTTACTCTATTTATATATGTTGAGTTGGTTACATTATTATTATTTATCATAGTTTTTGACGACAGGTTATTAGCTCCGGCGTTTTTAATAACCTGATCTCTTCTGTTATTAATAGCACTATCCATTCGATTTATGTCTTCCATCTTATTTGACGACATAATAGGTTGTGATAAATTATTATAATTAATGCTCAAATCATCAACAGAATCAATTTGTACTCTTTTATCTGAATTAATTCCTTCGATCCTTTTAGTACGTTTCAATGGTTTGATTTCACCAAATACTTCTTTTTGTCTTTGAAGACGAATTATTTTAGCTTCGCGTTCATCTTTAATTTTTTTATCGTTTTTATTAACCTCACTGACATCGTCACCATCGAATACTAAATCGCTGGCTCCAGCTGTCGCAAACGAAAGTGCTCCTTTACCTGCTGCAGCAGCTACTTCACCTGCATCGCCGCCCGCTTGGTATGCCTTATATCCTCTATAAGCAGCAGTACCTATTGATCCAGCAATCGTTAGAGGAATCAAGGCTTTAGAAGCCACTCTGCCCACAACACTTAATAGTTTTGTTCCACCTTTAGCAACTTTACCAAGAGTGGCAGCTGCTCCGCCTGCGGCCGCAGCTTTAGTACCAACCGAAGCAGCTTTTGCTGCAGCTCCAGGACCTTTACCAAATAAACCTTTTATAGAAGCAGGTAATTTTGTAGCTAAAGCTGATAATCCAGTTTTAAATATAGCAGAAAGGGCTCCTAATTTAGCTCCTATTCCAGTAACAATTTTAGGTCCTAATTTAAATATTTTAGAACCTAAACCTACTAACATTTTAAATAATCTTCCACCTAATAAAGCAGAAACTAAAGATGTTAATAATCCAACAGCAGAACCTAAAAGAGTTGTAATTATTCCGAAAGCTGAAGCCGCGACAGTAACAATAATACCTAACATAGGTAATATTCTAGCAAGTAATCCAGGACCTGCTTTAGGCTTATTTCTTCTACCTGTTCTAGTTGCTCTTAGAGCACCAGCAGTTAATAAGGCGTTTTGAACAGGATTACTATCACTATCTTTTTTATTTAACTTTTTAGCTATTTCTTTAGATAATTTATTGATAGATTTATTTGTAATATCAACAACAGTTATTTCAGATCTTTCTAACATTTCAGTCGCTTGAACTTTAGTAGCTTTATTTCTTTTAACTCTACTAGGTTTAACTTTTTCAGTCTTAGGAGCCTCTTTAGTAACTTTCTGAGCTCTAGCTTTTTGCCTTATAGCATCGGCTTCTACTTTAGCTTCTCTTCTTCTTGTAAATCCAGCTTTTAATGATGAAAATAATTTACCTATAATAAAATTTAGGAACTGATTTGTTTTTTCTAAAGCAAATTGTACAGGAGGAAATTCATCAGCTAAACCTATTATATTTGATTGTAAATCGCCAACTGCACCTACAATTTCACCGCCAAGACCTGAAGCAAACTCTTTTCCAGATTCTACTACAGTTTGGCCTATTCTGGTTGAAAGATTTCTCGGATTGATTTCTTTTATTAATTCACCCATTACATCTTTAAGAACATCTAATTCATTAAAGTCAAATGAAGAATCATCATTAGATGCTAGCTCTTCTAATACTATTTGATCCTTTTTGAGTTTTTCTACTAGATCAACTCTTTGATCTACTGATTTACCAGCTTTAGAGTCATTAATAATATCTCTTAATTCTTCTGAATATTCTTCAAATGCTTGAGATGATCCTAATCCTCTTTCTTCTCTAATACCCTTATATTCCTGAATATTTTCAGTTAATTTTCCTTCTAGAGATATAAGAGAATCCTTAAGGCGTCGCGCAAAAGAATCAGAAGATGTACTAAACGCATCTTTGATTTTAGTTATAGTTGGAGCTAAATCTAAAATTTCTATTTCATTGGTTGTTTCTTGCATTATTTTCCATTTCCTTTGTCCATAAAGATTTATATATTTCTCTTTCGAACGGTAACATATCCTGTAATTCGCTTAATGAGAAGTGAGATTCTTTTATCAATTCCCAATTATTTCTATAATAATATTCTATCGACTCGGCCCCTATTTCGAGGCTTATACTAAAAAATCTTCCAGACCCTCATGTTCTATTTTGTGATCTGTTCCGCATTTTTGACATTTAAATTCTTTAACTAAAGATATTCTATCGACATCAGTTATAAACTCGTCGATTTCTTCAATTACGTGAGTGGGTATCCATTCAATAACTTCCCAAACTTCATCGGAAGAAAAATCTTTAGTGTTGTGTACTTCGTCGCCATCATAGATCTTAATAAGAGATGAAACATATTTGTCTTTTGCTTCTTCTAATCCATTTGGTTCAGCTGATTGAACTGCCATAGACCCAAAAGAGTCAAATAAATCATTAGCATTTATTTTAGCAAACTCTAAATATACTTCTTCAGTTATTTGAAATTTCTTACTATCGGGAGACTCTGAGAAAACAAATGATGTTTCATTTAAATCAAAGTTTACATTATTATGCCAGCCGCACTCTGAGCCGTCTTCCATTTCTGAAAGACATTTATAACCAACTTCTATATATCTACCTGAAGATATTTTTAACAATTGAAGAAAAATGAATTCAACGTCTATCAAAGGTATTTCATTTACTTTAATGTCTTCGGATATACAAGCCTCTAAAACATTTTTTAATGTAGAAGATATGGTATGTGAATCATCTGAATTCATTCCCATTTGTATCGTGTTTTGCTCTTTAACAGTAAAAGGTCTTACGTTAATGATATCTTTACTTTTAGGTAATTGAACTCTGCGAGTTGGCAGTTTAATAATATTTTTTAATGACATATAATTTTAAAGTATTTGGTACTGAGTATATGAAAAAATTACTTGAAATGTTTGTATTTCGTTCTGTGATTCATAAGATTTATCGATTGATCCTATAGACTTCGGAAAGCAATTTATATATTTTACTTCCAACTTATCAGCGTTCTCTTCATCTTGAAACGAGATGTTGATGTCTCTTACATATTCATCAAAGAAATTCCACGAGCCATCCTGAATATTAATAATTTCATTGATCCAAAGCTGAAATTGTTTACGTATGTTATAATTCGAATCAACGTAAAAAGTTATAGCTAAGTCTTCAAATACTATATCAGTTGCAACGTGGTGCATCGGCGGATAATGTCTATTAGGAGTTGTGTTGATATTTAAAGCAGGAAGATTACATTCACTAGCCAATAAATCCTCAGGAATGCCTGGAATTTCTACTTGGAATCTATTTCTTCGGGCTAATCCTTGTCCAAAGACTCTATTTTTAATATCTTCAATATCCATAATATTATTTAATCATCAGGGTAAATTTACACCTAAAAACCCTAAAAAATATAAAGGTGATTATACAAAAATAGTATATCGGAGCAGCTGGGAATTGAACTATTTCTTAAAAATGGATAGAAATCCAAACGTTATTGCTTGGTCCAGCGAAGAAGTTGTGATACCTTATAAGAAACCTACAACAGGTAAATTTCACCGGTACTTTATGGATGTATATATGAAATTCAGAGATAAGAATGGAATTATTAAAGAAGCTATAGTAGAAATTAAGCCATATGACCAAACTCAGCAACCCAAGAAGCCGAAACGTAAAACTAAAAAGTGGGAGGATAAAGCAACAACATATATAATAAATGTTGCTAAGTGGAAAGCGGCTAAAATATATGCTAAGAAAAAAGGTTGGCAGTTTTCTATATTAACTGAAAAGGGAATGGTAAATACAGACTTTCTATAAATATTAAAAATTGAGGTAATCCTTAAGTTGTAGCTTAAGGAAACAACGGAGCATCATTGCTGTCCCTCATAATTTTATTTATAAGGAGCAAATATGTTTATTCATAGAGATTTTATTATTAACAAATATTCCAAATGGTATTATAACTTAATGGAATCTAGAAGTAAGCTTAATCGAGTTAAAACTGCAGAAATTTATTATGAATCACACCATATAATACCTAGATCTATGGACGGTTCAGATGATCCTGAGAACCTAGTACTACTTTCAGCTAGGGAACATTATATAGCACATATTTTGTTAACAAAGTTTACAAAAGGTAAATCTCTTTTTAAGATGCTAGCAGCTTGGAACATGATGTCTAATTTTAATAAAAAATATAAATCTAACTTATATGAAGAAACAAGATTAAAATTTGTGAAGTCTATAAGCGGCGTGAATCATCCGAGCTTTAAAATAAAGAAAGGAGAGCACCATTTATCAAACATTCCACATTCCGAAGAAAGAAAATTAAATCAATCTAAAAACAGAATGGGTTCAGGTAATCCTTTTTATGGTAAAACTCACACTAAGGAAACCAGAAAGAAAATGTCTAAAAGTGGTAAGGGAAAATCTAAAGGGCCTCAAGAAATAATTAAATGCCCTTATTGTAGAAAAGAAGGCGGCACTGGCAATATGAAAAGATATCATTTTTCTAACTGTAAATTTAAGTAAAACAATTATTTTACCACCGCCAGCGCGGCGGAACTACTGATTCGAAGCCGTCATACTCATCAATTTCATATTCTGCTCCATCAGGAATCTCTTCAATACACAAATTTGCACACATACCATTAGCCTTTTCACCTAGCTTCTCAATCACCGCTATTAAGTCAGGATCTGAGCGATCTTCATCTGCCCACTCATTATAATAATAGTGCTCATTTGGAATCTCTTTAGGATTTTCACCTAAATCAACCTTTGATGGAGACAAACCAAATATAGAAGAGTTTTTATAAGACTCAATATCGTCTATCTTTTTATATGAAGTGTATGGATATCTACCTATTCCCTCATACCAAGTTAAAGTCAAACCTTTAAGTTCTTGGTAAATAGTTTCCGCGAAAGGCGAAAGACTAAATCCGCCATAACAACCATTATATGCTACTTTCATAATATAAGTTTCCTATTTTATTGAGCTAAATCTGCATCCATATATGCATCAGAACCAACTCGGTCAAATGTTACATCTTCAATAGCAAATTTATAAGTTTTACCATTATTAGATTTACCATATAAAGAATATTTGTTTCTTCTAGCTGCACATCCAGCTACAGAAAAAGTTTCGCCTCTTCGATCTTTGAAAGTATCACCAAATTCAACATTAAATAAGCCAAAATGTCTCAACTTATTTTTCTCAAATTCTACTTCTTGAGTTGATTTGCCATCAGTTCGACGGGCTCGCATTTCTAATTTATAAGTAGCTTTATCGCCGTCATAGCTACAATTTCCAGCATGGAAATCCATATCTAAAAGATCACCTAATGCTTTTAAATACTCATTAATTTTGTCTCGATTTTCAATTACTGTATTTTTATTGATAGTCATAATATAAGTTTCCTATTTTGTTTAACTAATATGAATATTATAATCAATTTATAGCGAAAAGTGAATCATTTTTTAATAAATATTTAAAATCAATCAAAAAGAGAACATTAAGTCAATCAATATGAATGGATTAAAGGATAAGATTGGCTCAGCTTTTATTACAATTATATTTACAGCATTGTTGGCTGGAGCTGCTATGCTGATAAAACACGATGGTAAAATTGAACTAATCTTATATAGATTAGAGATGTTAGAAAAGGACGTTGAAAAACTTGAGGAAAAGGAAGATGACTGATAAAAGAGAACCATTAGATAGTCAGATATTAACTGGATATATGCTTTCAAAAGCCAGAGTAAAATATTTAAAGTATACTAATCAGGCTTTAGATTGTTTAGAACAAGCTTTAAAAGATACTAACAAAGATTTAGATGATGAAGTAGTACAGAATGTAGATTTAGGTGAAATTAGATCTTACGTTTATGAAGCTTTAGCTGCGGTTGAACGAGTAGAAATAGCACATAAAGCATTATCAGAAGGTTATCAAGATTTAGGTTATCGTAAATTAACAACTGAAGATTTCAGAAGATTCGGTGGTACAAGAAGATGATAACAAATTTTATGATGGAGAACATAATATTTTTAATAGTATATTTGACTTCCTTTATATGCTTTAAACACAATAAACAAGTATCTATAGCTCTTTTTACTACAAATACATTAGGTCTTCTATTACCAACTTTTAATTTGAATGATTTCTCGTCATTCTCTTTCTTAGTTGGAGCTGTTATAGCATTAATAGGATGTAAAGATTTAAAAGGTAATGAAATAAATCATGCAATAGCATATCTATATTGTCTGCGAGTGATTATTGATTTACCTAAAATAGCCGAGATTGCGGAAGCAGAGATTTCTTGGATTATCTCCGTTAATCTTTTATTGTTACAACTTATACTTGCTGGGGGAGCCGGGATAGGTTATGGAAAAAGAATTAATAATTATCTTGCTAGGTGTAGGAGTAATATCAATAATCTTATTTTTGGATAAAAGAAAATTTGGATTAAAGGAATTATTCAATACAATTAAAAATTTATTTAAAATCGAAGAATAAAAAATGGGAACCATTAGGTTCCCATTTTTGTTAATATTTCTATTAACTAATTCATAATATGTTCCTCAATTAAATTAATATTAAATCATCTATATAAGGAATTTAATTATATACTAATAAATAATAAAAGTAAAATATTATTGCTTGACTTGAATAAGAGGTGTTACATTATTATCTTCAAGAGATAAAATGCATGTTCCTACTTTACAAGCTTCTCTAATTTACTTAACCTCTCTATTTCCTTTTCAATTCTATGCTTTTCAACTAATAATTGAGCAAATCTTTCTTCTTTTGTAATGTCAGATATACTATCCATTTTAATTATATTTGGGCTATTTTCTCCGCTTAATTTTTGATTTTTCCAATCTTGATAAAGAAAGTATAAATCAACCGCAGCTAAAATTCCAATAATGGATATAACAATCATTAGATCTATCAAAGTAAAGCCAGAATTTCTCATAATTTATTTCCTCATACTATAAAACATTATTCCAGGAATACCTAAAGAGTATCTCTGGGACTTATCTTCAATGATACTATCAAATATTAATTTAAAAGTATTATTTTCAATTTCTTCTAAAGAGTATCTAGCATTTGGCAAAAATCTATTCTGTTCAATTAAATTCGGTGAACCATGCCATTCGGCTCCAACACAAGGCTTCTTTCTAGTAGATTTTCCATATGTTTTAAATTGACCTTTGTTATAATCACAATAAACTTTAAAAAATATGTCATCGGCTTCTTTAATCATATCAAATGAAAAGAAATCTTCTTCGCCCATTATATCATAAATGAATGTAGAATTAAAACTTATACAACATTGATTTACATTTTTCCAAGAAGTTCTTGATTTTTCACAGAAATTTCTTACCCAATCTTTGGCTTGAGATACTGCATCCAATCCAACAAATTTTTGAAATCTATCTTTAAAAGTTTTGTGGAAAGCGATACTTTTATTTTCAGTATGGCGTATGATGTAATTCTGAAATTGAAATTCTTGATGCATGATAAAACTCCATTATTAATATATTTTTAATTTTAAACATTATATAACACTTGTTAATAATAGTAAAATTAAAAGGAGCAATAAGCTCCTTTTAATTAGTACCATTCTTCTCTTATAATCATATTAAACGCCTTTAATAGCCTTTAATAGATTATCTTTGGTGCTAATACTTAAATTAATATTCTTTAATACATCACGCTTCTCTAATCCATAATATGAAGCTGCAGCGATTAAAATGCTCGATCGAGCGTAACCAAGCTCTAGCATATTCATTCCTTTCAATTCAAACCAATCTAAAACATCTAACTTTTCAACAGCATCATCAGAAATATTATCATCGACAACATCAGAAACAACAATATCTGCAGGATTTTCTTCAATAGTTTCCTCAACTTCCTCAGAATCTTCAACAACATCTTCAACGGTTGTTTCTTCTTCATCTTCCTGAATTTCAGCTTCAGGATCAACAATTTCTTCCTCAACCACAACATCAACTAATCCTTTAGCTTGCTCAACCCAACCAGCTACTTTAGCTGGACCACCAGGAACCTCATCAGCAATTTTTTGAATAGTGTCTTGATCAATCACTGCAAAATCTTCAAGCGTACTAATACCTGTTAATTCTGTAATAGACTTAGCTACTTTTTCGCCGACGCCTTTTATTTTAGTTAAACTCATTTTATATTTTCTCTTTTTGTTAAATTTCATCTAGAACAACTGTTTCTAGAGCATCGATTAAAGCGTAGCAAAAATCTACTATCTTACGATTATTTATAGTCCTTTTATATGATTGAAGAAACTCTGGTTCCATAATAATAGCAGGACAATTTGTTCTTCTTAAAAAATATAAAGGAGTATTTGTTCTTTCTCTAGAAGACCAGTAAAGTCCTTCTTTAATACCGCGATCTCTAATATTTAAAGGAACTATTGTGTAATCTTGAACTATAGATGCAAATTGTCTACCTCTATAGCTACCAGGCATATAAAGGGTTTCTGCTCCTGATACTATAGCACCACCAACTGAATTAAAATGCATTTCAATAGCATAATCAAAATCATGACTATTAATCCACTTTACTTTTTCTCTAAGGGTGCCTACTGGAACAGGAATAAATTCAAATATTGGTTCTTCACAATCGAAGTCATATATATCGTCGAAAGTGTCTAAAATCTTGTCGACCCATTCGCCAGCTATTTCATGTTCAATAAGATCCTCAAATCTTGCACCAGATTTCTCTGGATAATGTCCTATACTAATTGCTATCCGTTTCATTTAAAATACCTCATATAGAGATATTTATTTACTTATACAAATTCAATAATTATACCTAAATTATCGTTTATATTTTCATTCATTTCTTTAAGTTTTTCTTTGTCGTTTATGACAGGTTTAACTTCATTTACATCTTCAATAATTGAAAGAGGATATATTTTTCTTGGCATAGATATTAATATGGGTTTATATAAGGATTGTATTTTAGATTCAGGTACAAATAAACCCATTAAAGATTCGCTTTCATAATATTCTTTAAAAATCCTCTACGATGCATTTCTTTTTGCTGCTTTTACTTTTTGAGTTTCTTCAAATGATCTGGATTGCTTCTTTCCTATAATAGCTATATTAAATGTTTTTCCTAGCCAATCTAAAATTTGTCCAAGTCTAGAAAAGATAGCTACAAATATATTAACAGCTGGTAGTACAGTTAAAAAGGCTCTACCTAGAATTAATCCAACTGTAGTTTTCGGATCATAATAACTATGATCACCATTATTATATTCTTTTAAATGACGAGCATCTATTGCTAAATCTGATATTGTTTCAAAAATATACGAGATAGCACAAATAACTAATGGTAAAAAATAAAAGCCTGCGGCCCAAGGATCTAAAGGATTAAATGAAAATAATCCACCCCATACATTATCTAAAAAATTACCAATTGATTCAAACATATTTTACTCCTGTTAAGTTATTAATTTCGTTTGTGGAATATATGGACACCGAATAATGCCTGTATCATAATCCATTCGAGCTTTATGCACTATTATTTCTGTTCCTCTATTTGCATTTAAAAATATAAGCTCTGTTCCGTGTTTTGCATTTAAAAATATAATCTCTGGTTCAGGTACATATAAACCCATTAAAGATTCGCTTTTTATGAAAGCGGGAGCAACTCCCGCAATCATAATATTCTTTAAAAATCCTCTACGATCCATTATGTGTATCTAGAAGTAGTATTAAGATGCTTTATTACTTCTTCGTCAGTAATGTGAGTGAGTTCTTTATCATCTTCAGAGAAATCAGCAATAACTTTTGAGATTCTATTGATATCAGCTTTTCTGTGCTCTTCCCACCATGATTGCACATCAACTTTACCCTTAATAGAAGAAGATTCTAAAATATCTGTTAATAGATTTCTTCTATTTAGTTCTCTTAAAACGGCGCACAAACACGCTTCTAAATTTTTAACTTTAATTTTATCTAATGAGTTTCTACTAGGTTCAACAATTGTTTTTGCTCTATCTTCATATATTGTACAAGGCATATTATCGTACCGTAAAGTCTTTTAAGATTTCAATTTGAATTTTACAATCAACTAACGGATCATGTGATGCACCAAATTCTTTATTATATTTACGAGTCATATTATTAACTAACCATTTCTCACCTAATTCATATTCATATTGTCTGCCGATAGTAGCACAACATTGCCACTTCCAAAACTCTTTAATAAATGGATGATCATTAAGATTTAGTGAATGACAAGCATCTTTTAAAATAGCCATATCAAAATGCACACCTTTAGCAAAATGCCAATCACATTCATGATTATCAAAGAAGCTTAATAAGCTAGTAAGACCATCTTCAATCTTAGTTTTACCAGCAAATTGAGACTTAAAAACTGCAGGGTCTTGTTTTTTCCACCAGTCCATAGTATCTTTGCTAAACGTTCGACCTAATCTTTCAATTTGATCTTTAACATCTAAGTAAGTTGTAAATTCATCTATGTAATTCTTTTGAGGATCTTCAAAGTCAAAGATAACGGTAGACACTGAAAGGATACCAGTGTCTCCAGTGGTGCCCACAGCTTCTATATCTGTCATGCTACAAATTTTAGTCATATTACCCTAAGGCGGCCAGGCGACTCCAGTTAAATGGTAATAGGAATCCAGATGAGTCGCCTGGCCTATCAGTTTTCTTTTGTTTAGTCGTCTTCAGGAAGATGAATTTCCACTTTGATAATAATATAAGGTCCATTACTTAAATCTGAAACTTTAGTAGGCATATTATAATCGCGAACGATAATATTTTCTAATAATCCGTCATATTTATTTTTAAATGTAATTTCGTATTTCATAATATAAATGTTTTTATTTGTTTAACTGATGAATCTATTATATACTATTGAGACAAAATGTAAACTACTTTTTATCAATCTTTGTTCGTTTAGTTAAAATAGAACCAAATTTCTTATGATAAAAACTGCAATTCTCTGGACCACAATAAGCAGTAACATCACCTATAGTTCTTGAACCATTATATGTTTGCACCGCACATCCGTTTAAAATAATACAAATGACAACGATTAATGAAATTTTCTTCATAATTTAATACCTATTTGATTTTATATAATTATATACCAAATAGGCATTTATGTACATTATTAATTTGACTTTCTTTGATTATAGAAGCAATATGCTAAATATAATATAGCTGCTAAGATAGCAAATTGTTTGGCAAATAAGCCAACAATTACACCTGCTCCAAAAATTAACGCATTATGAGAAGGTAAATCTAATCCTATATTAAATTCTTTTATCCAATTCCAAACTAATTTATTAATACTTTTAAGATCCATTATTTTCCTCTAACTTATTAAATTGAAAACATCATCAGCTTCAGTTTTATCTAAACGATGTTCTATAAATCTAGGCAAAAATAGCGAAATATCTCCATAATCATCACTAATTAATTCATTATATCTAACTGTGATAATTTGTCCAATTAATTCATCTTTCATAGCCCAAAATTCTTCTCTTTGATCGTCGGAATAGCCACCTCCAATACCTACAGTAAGTCTTCCACTTGCATCTCTGCATTTCAAAGTACCTAGACGACCTCGATGCTTTCCCAAGCCTTCTACGACCTCATCGATCGCAAGCTCCATTTCATTTTCCATTTTCATCTTCATCCAACCTTTAGATCTTTTAGCTTCAAATGGCTGATTTGAATTTTTAACGACGACTCCTTCCATTCCTTGTTCAGTAAATTCAGTGAACATTTTTAGTATCTGTCTTTCATTTGAAACGATTTCATTTGAGGCTATAAGTAGTTTAGGACTGTTAACAGAATTGACTAGGTTGGTCAACATTTCAAACCTTTCTTGAGTGCCAAGAAACTCGGTTTTACCTTTAAAGGTATCAATTGGAACTACGTCAAATGCAAAAAAGGCGATACGAGAAGCTTCATCTTCAGAAATAGTTCCTTTAATAGCTTTATTACAAATACCATTGCCTTTTTTGCGAGACATGATTTTTCCGTTGGTATCATAAACAACTAATTCTCCGTCTAACACCCAACCAGTCGCCATAGCAGATCTAACTTCTTGAAAATTATCTAAGTCGTCTATAACTAAACCTTTACGAGATCTAATTGTATACTTTTCGCCATCTTCTGAAAAAAGGAGAGCTCTCATTCCATCAAGCTTTTCTTGAACCATACAAGGATATTCTACTCTATCTCTTTCAAAGTCTGAACAAAGCATTACATCAAACGTTGGAATAAGATCAGGCCAAACTTTATTTATGGTTTTAATAGAAATACCACAATCAAAATTTCTAGCTATTACTTTTTCTATAATAGGCGCGTCTTCAGCAACAACACTTTCTAAAAGAAATGTTAGAAACATTTTGCCAACATTACCAGTTTTCTTTCTAGTAGCCAAAATATTTTCTATATCGCTTAGTGCGTTGTATAAAGAAATATTATTGAATGATTCATTTTGAATGTATCCAGGTATTTTTCTTATATAGAATTGAATATAATCATTGTAAGCTAAATATAAAGCATATTTTAATTCCTTATTATCTGCTTGCGATTTAAGAATTTCTATTTTTTTATTAGTCGAAGATTCATTTTTCACATCTTCAATAATTTCTGATACGTATGTATATTTTTTCATAATATTATTTATTTAGAAATAGCCAGCAACCACCTGACTTCTTGAGGTTTTTCCATCTGTTATATGATAATCAAAATAATTACATTTTTCCCAGAAGGCCGAAATTGTTAATTTATAAATTTCCTTTTCATAAATTAAATCAATAGTAGTCTCAGCGCCTACAATTCCTCGATCTGTTTCCTCTTCATATAATTCGCGAGAAATTTCTATTGATTTTTCCATTATTAAATCTTTTAATTCTTTAGATATATTCATTACATAGCTCCTTGAGTGTATTTTTGCCACTCAATATAATTTTTAATTGTCCACTGTAATTGATTGGCTTGCTTCATAGCGTGCTCAAAAAATAATACTTGACTTTTTTGAGCTGCTACTTTCTTACTAGCTTCAATTATGGTTTCATCACCAGGTATATAGACATCTCTAATTTCTTGAGCACTTAAAGTCGCAGGAACAAATTTATCAGTAGCAGGATTTTTCTTTCTACCAGAATAATAATTGGTTCTACCTTTAACTAATTTAGATTTTTCAGACTCTAATGTTACTAATTTTCTTTTAGCTTTAATAAGTCTATCAGCCCATTTAGTTACTATAACAGGAACTTCAATTATCTTTTCAGATAAATTATGTTCATTAAAACTAAGATCAGAATTTAGTTCATCTACTGGATTCATTATTCAAATTTATCTTGCATTTCAGTCCAAACAATCACATTATTTTCATCTTTTACGCCATGACGAATCAAAGGAATTACATTATTGTCTGAGATAATATAAACAACGCTATAAAATTCTACTTGGCCATTTTCTGGATTAACGATTGGAGTAAAATCAAAACCTGTTCGAGCTTTTGCATTTCTTAGATTCTCTAACTCTGTTCGAGTATTTTGTAGATGATTTTCTAATTCTCTGCAGCGCTCTTTAAGTACTTTATTCAATTCTTCAGGTGTTCTATCAGTCATATTTTTTTCTTAATTAAAAAGGTTAAGGTGTTCGAATATATGAGCATATTTGTTTTTCATACAATATTTCATAACTCGGTTTGGTAATTCTCCATATTCTCGATATTGATTTAAAATATCTTCCTTTACTTCTAAAGGAGTTTCTGATAAATCAATAAGCTTTTTATTTTGGAAATATCGCTTTACAAGTTTTCCATTGTCGAAATCTTCCATTGATTTCTCCTTGTTTTCAGATAGTGACATATAGTATTCGATATCTGATTTCATTTTATCAAAGTCTAAGTTAAATAGATACTTTAATTTTTTCTGAGTCATTCTACCTTGGCGTTTTGCTTCAATAACTAAAGTGTCATCATCTGATAGAATGTTTGGTATACCGTCTCCAGTATCTCCTCTAAATATTTTCTCTGTTAAATCTAATTCAGGTGTTTGTGATTTCAACCATCTATTTCTAGTTGTATCCCACTGATCAACATTATATCTTTGAAGTTGTACAAAGTCACCATCAGCAGATAATATTAAATGTTTCTCATCGAATTTGTGAGCGATTATTGTAGCAATTACATCATCAGCTTCGGCATTTATAGATCTAATAAAATAAAATGGAAAATTATCTTTAAGAACCTTTTCTAATTTATTAGGTATCTCTCTTAACTTTTGTCTAGTTTCTAAATCTTTAGGAGATAATTTAGCACTATCATCCTTATATCTTCCAGCTTTATAATGTTCAAATTCTAAAGTGCGCCAATATTTTCTCTTATTTGAGTCAGCCGCGATAACTAATTTTCCATATTTTCTGTATTTTCTAGAAAGTTTTCCAACATTAACTAAAAATCTTTCAATGAAGAAATCATCATCAAAAACACCATCTTGTATAAATTTTGAATAGCCAAATATTTGGGCCATGATATAGCCTCTGTAATCTAAAAATTGAATATTGAACTCCTATAAATATATTTATGAACGAAATTAAAAACAAATATTCCACGTGGTATTATAACTTAATGGAATCAAGAAGTAAACTAAATAGAGTTAAAAACTCTAAAAATTACTTCGAACAACATCACATAATTCCTAGAAGTTTAGGTGGATCTAATCGACCCGATAATTTAGTACTTCTTACTGCTAGAGAACACTTTATAGCTCATTTATTATTACCTAGATTTTTAAAAGGAAAGGATAAAAAATCTATGTTATTTGCTATAGTTATGATGGGATCAACCAGCAAAAATAAAATCAATTCTTTTCTTTATGATAAAATAAAGAAAAAGTTTTCTGTGAGTATGTCAAATAGAATAATTTCTCAAGAAACTAGAGACAAATTATCAAAGAGTACCAAGAAACGTCTTGCTGAGCCAGAAAACAACCCTATGTACGGTCATATTTATTCTCAAGAAACTAGAGACAAAATGTCCGATTCTTGGTCCGACAAAAGAAAAAAAGAAGCTTCTATTAGGAGAGCTACATATAATTCTCAAAATTACTCAGGCGAAAATAATCCATTTTATGGAAAAGATCACTCAAATGTTGTAAAAGCTAAAATTTCGAAAGCCAATAAGGGTAAAAAAATATCTCAGAGTCATAAAGATGCAGTATCTAAAGCTCTTAAAGGAAAAATTAGGCCTAGAGGTCTATGCCCAAATTGCGGCAAAACTGGATCTTTAGCTAATATGAAACCTTATCATTTCGATAATTGTCCTCAAATCAGGTAAGGCACCTTACCTTGAAAGTAGAAACAGATCCTTCTGTAGAAATTATATTTATTGCAATAGTCTAATGATACCTTTAATGAATCCATTTCAAAATCAGGCTCTATTGAGATATAGAATTTTAAACTATTTAGTTTGTTTTGTAAACTATCCGAGAAAACAATTTCATCAAATAATTTTTTTATTTCTATGTCGAAATCTTCTTCATTAATCATGTTGTTTTAATATCTTTAGATTCAACATTATCAATATACTGAATTTCTCTATTTTCTACAGTGAAACCAGTAGCTGTAACATTTTCTAATTTTTCAAATCTTTTTAGTTTATTCTGTAGCCCGTTTAATTCATGTTGATTATTAACTGGTCCTAAACAGACACAAGCGATATATTGTACATCATTATCATTAATTAAACGAAAGTAAGTTAAACCATTACAGTGAGGACATTTATACATACTTAAACCTTGGTGGCTGTCATATTTCTACAACAGCCACCTATTATAAATTAATTGTCGATTGAACCGCCGCCTGGAATTGAACATACTAGGCCATCACCATTCGCGTCGAAAGCACCATTTATATCTTCTAATGGATTATTTTCTGTTGGAATAATAGGTCTAACTGTTCCACCTTGATCTTCGCATGAGTCATCGTCACCCGATAAAGCACCGTCTTCTAGAGTTACCGGTTCAACAGGAATACCTGGCTGTTCATTAAACGTAGAATCAGCACCTGATGCTACACGATTATTATCACCAGTTACTGTTAATCTATCTCCAGCATTTTCAGCAATAGAATCATTACTATCTTGAGCAAAATCAAAGAATCTATCAGCTATAGCAAAGCCTGCACCATAAGGAACTAAATCTCTACCTAATTTAAATACATCTTTATATAAACTAGTAAACACTCTTTCGATTCCAGTTTTCATTATATCTTCAACGCAATTCCCGACATTAAACGGCGATGCGTCAGGCCGATTAACTGTATTACTGAAAACAATTTTTGCTTCATCCGGTAATTGAACATATTTACCATCTTGAATCACAATAGGTAAAAACTCAACATTTGTATCAGATAAAACTAAAAATTCTTTATATGCATTTCCTGAAGATTCACACATTGTTTTCGCTAAGTCAACTCTTGAAATATATTTAAGAGTTCTTTGAGAAACTTGTTTGGTTTCAGTTTGCGTTACAGTTTTATTTGTTTCTACATCAAATCTTGTATCTGACGTCGATATTGTGCTAGTTGCGCAGCCAGTGATAGCTAAAGCCATTGCACCTACTACAATTAATTTTTTAAACATTTTTTGATACCTAAAGTTCTATAATTAAAGGTTGCCATTCATGATTTCCTTCATGTGGATAACCCAGTGGATTTGATATAAAATTACATCCTTCTACAATAGTATTTATAGGATCATGACCGTGGCCAAATAGCCAATAATTACATCGAGAAAATATATCAAAATTAATAGGAGAAACAAAATAACAATTTAAACTATGTCCCTTCCATTGAGGTGCACAGGCAAATTCTCCTGGAATAAAATGAGTTAAACCTATATAAGTTTTATTCTCATCATACGTTAAATCTAAATATGCTTCTATATCTTTATCAAATTGTATTTTAGAATATACGCTTTCAGCGATAGAAATATTTCCAGTTCTAAAATCATTTATACTTCTAGAAATGTTAAATTGATCATTTACTGGTATATCAGGCCAATTTACTGAACCTAAGAAGATTGTTCCATCTATATCAATATAATTAAATTTAGAAGAAAATACTGTAAGGTTATCGTATATCTTTTCAATATCATGATAATTAGATTCTGTCGACGCCATGCCGCTATGCGGATTACCATAATATTCATGATTTCCTAATACATAAATTATAGGCTTATTAGTAATTTTATCACAGATTCTTTGTATGAATTTAGGATTCTCACTGATGTCGCCTAGGAGCAAGAGTATGTCATAGCCTTCTGATGGTATAAGATCTAATAAAGCATTTTTATCATAGAATTCTACGTGAATATCACTAATTAAACAAACTTTTTTTTTTTTACATTTTTATTCATAATTTTATAAATAGTTATATGGATATATTAAATAACAAATACTATAATTGGTATTATAACCTAATTAATTCTAGAAGTAAACTAAAAAGATCTAAGAAAGATGCTTATTATGAATCTCACCATATAATACCTAAATCTTGTAATGGCTCTAATGATAAAACTAATTTAGTCTTGCTGACGGCAAAAGAACACTTTATAGCTCACCTTCTATTACCTAAATTTACAAAAGGACTTGATCATGAAAAGATGGTAAGAGCAAGATGGTATATGTGTAATTTATCTAAATACAAAAATAAGATTAATTCCAGATTGTTTGAAAAATATAGACTCGAGCATTCAAATTCTATGAAAGGATCTAACAATCATTGGTTTGGAACTAAAGGCCCGATGAATGGTAGAAAACATAGTAAAGAAAGTAAAGCGAAAATGTCTAAAAGCGCATTTTCTAAACCTAAAGTTTCAGAACAAACTAAAAGATTACTCTCAGAAAAATTAAAAGGTAAAATTAGATCTAAAGAACACAGTAAAAATATATCTTTAGCAAAATTAGGTTCTTCTTTATCGCAGAAACATAAGGATAATATATCGAATTCTATTCTTAATAAAAACAATCCTTCTTGGAAAGGCTACTGGATTACCCCTATAGGAAAGTTTGAAACATTAAAATCTATAGATGTTTCAAACGGACTATTAAGTATTAGACAAATAAGAGATTTTTGTAAAAATAATAGAGTTATCACTAAAACATTTTATCAGAAATCTAATTACTTAAATAAAACTTATGATAACTCTATTATAGGTAAATCTCTTAGAGATTTAGGTTTCACATTCGAAAAGTCTCATGAGTAGCTCGTGTTTCTTAAATTGCCAGAACTATCGGCATACCTAGGAAACTTTCTTTGATCAGCATATCTATCAGCTTGTAATCTTAAAAAACTATCGATTCGCCATGCTTCTTCGGCCTTTGTCTCTTTTGGCCAATCTAGATTCTTTATATCCTTTTGGCAAGGGTCGAAAGGGCCTAAGAGCGCATGTATAGCTCGTACAATCAGCGACTTGTTGCCGCCACGTTCCTTTTTGGGTTTCATCATAAATACATTCTTTACATTTTTCGTTAATTGCTTTAGTTCTTGACAAGGATAACCTCTGTGTCACAGCTTAGTGACTCGTAAGTAGCTTTAGTTGAAACTAACATTATTGAACTGAATAATTTTATAAACAAAAAATTATCATGCATAAATCTTTGTCCTATTCTTAAATTCTTAAATTTCATGATACCTCATTAAATTGTATTTTATCAGACCACTCGTTTATAAAAACCATAGCCTGAAGTTTATTATTAAATTTTTCTGTAGAGCCCTCTAAAAATACTGTAAATTCATAAACACTTTCATCTATTGTTACTAATTCTTCTTTGCAAAATATAAAAGCATCAAGAAAATATTCTGTATATTCATCTATTACCACTTGTCAACCCTTTTAGTGCTCTTCATAATTTATAATTATAACACTTATTAACCTTGTTGTATATAAATATATTTATGAAAAGAAATGAACAACAATCAAGCCTAAAAGATTTTCTATTAACTGGTAGAAAAAAATCAAGCATTGAAAGAGCTACTCGTCGTTCAAAAACTTTTTTATCAAATAGAATAAAAGATTTTACGAAACAAACTAAAAAGAATCAAGTTAGTAGACCAACAATAGGTAATATGTATCTATTTCAATATTCTGCTAAACATGATGATAAATTACCTTATTGGGATAGATTTCCTCTAATTTTACATATTGGTCCTAAAGCTGGCGGCTTTGCTGGTCTTAATCTTCATTATATACCACCGAGAAAAAGAGTTTTAGTTTTAGATAAATTAATTGCTGTTTCTAATTTAAGAAAAATAACAGAAAGATCTAAATTAAAACTTTCATACGGCGTAGTTAAATCTGCTTCAAAATATTATAAAGTGACATATAAACACTATCTTTATAGTCAGCTTAGAAGTAAGCTCATTAAAATTCCAGCGACTGATTGGCATGAAATAGTTTTATTACCTTTAGCTAACTTCAAGAGAGCTACAAAACCTCAAGTTTATAAAGATTCTGGTAAGAGAGTATAATTCCAACCGACTCTCATAGAACTCCAGTTCACCCATTCTGGAGTTCTATGAACGAACTCAAAAAATACAATTCTATTATCTATTCTTTTTGGTAACCATAAGAAAACTTTCTGTGGTTCACCTTTGATTTTATAATCTAAAAGATATTTAGTTAACTTCGATTGGTATCTCATCTTTATTCAGCACGTAAATTGTTACATCAAAACCTTCAAGCTTGGTTTTAATTATTTCATATATAATTTCCCAATCTCCATTTGCCCTTCCTGCACCTAATTTAGGAAGTCCTAGTTTCCTGTATTCAGGTAGATAATTAGCATATAAATAATTTGCCATTTTCTCTAAACTAGTTGATAATGCTGAGTAATCGGTATACAGATTATTGATATCTTCGCCACGATCATATTGACCATATAGATTAAATATTGTCACTCCTCCGCCAACATAGTTAAATCCTATAGCTTTAGAATAATTTCCTAAAATGTTTTGCTTTTTAATTCCGGCCAAGTAATCAGCATTTCTAACAACTGGATCAAATGCATCAGCAATTAAAGGCGCGATGCCATTTTCCATTAAACATTTACAATTTGTTTGATGAGCTATTATATCAACTTCGCCCTCTTTTGCTGCCTCTATAAGACAGCCAACTTTATATTTAATTTTCATATGTTATTACTAAGGTCCAAGTTTCAGTACCATCACAATAATCTTCAAAGAATGTTGGCGGACCTGAAATTTTCCAACCTTCATCTAAATATTTTTCAGCCATAACTTCAACAGCTATTTTAGTGGAACCTATAAGAGTTTTCTTTAGCATTTTATTTTTTTCTTGTCGAATTAACATGAAATCCTGGAGAATATACGCCTTTACCTGAAATTTTAAGACCGGTTGTAAAAATAATTTTTTTCATTTCACAATCAGCTTTTTTACACTTAGGTATATTATTCATCTCAGAAATTTTTCTTAATTCTTCGACTGTTTTGTCACATTTATCGCAGTGATATTGATATAATGGCAAATTTTACCTCTCTATAAATATTATTGTTATTAATTAAAAATTATTTATCTAATGTCTAAAATACACTTTGTTTATGAAACAACAAATCTAATTAATAAGAAAAAGTATATAGGTCAACATTTTGGCTATTTGGACGATAATTATTTAGGTTCAGGAACTTTATTACATAAGGCTATTAGGAAATATGGTAAAGAGCATTTTTCTAGGAAAATTCTTCAAATATGTGAAGACTTACAAGATTTAAATAATAAAGAGGAATCATATATAAAGTCTGTTGACGCCGTTAATAGTTCTTTATATTATAATCTTAAAGAAGGTGGAGCCAGTACTTATACTAGAAAACCTACATCTAACGAAACTAAAAAGAAGTTATCGATTGCAGCATCAAAATATAAAGGAAAACTTTCACCACTATATGGAGTACCCAAATCAGAGGACCATAAAAGAAATATGTCTAAAAATCATGCAGATTTTTCAGGTTCAAAACATCCACAGTATGGTACTAAGAAATCAGAAGAAACTTTATCTAAAATGAGAAAACCAAGAAAAAATAAAGATAAAATGTTTGGTCCTAAAGAAAAAGTTTCTTGTCCTCACTGCTCTAAAGTTGGAGGTTTAAATCTTATGAAACGATACCACTTCAATAATTGTAAACATATTTAATTTACACAAATTGCGTTTACTTCATATTCTTTTTCAAAACCCATATCTTTAAAGTATTCGGTTTCTTCTTTAAAGTCTGACTCAGAACAAAATTCTCCATTATATTCACTGTTGAATTCACCTAAAGTAGGTTCAGACCAAACTTCGTTGAAGCCATTACCTTCATCATCTTTAGCCGTAATCACTAAAAGATCACCTAGTTCTGGATTATCTTTCAACAAAGTCGTTAAATTCTCTACATAATCTTTAAAATTCATTTCATTACCGCTTTTACGTTGGGTGTTAATTTGATTTCACTACCGTTACTACATGTTACTTGTGTCGTGTTGTCTATAGTACTTTTATATAAATTTTCTAAGCCATCTTTATCAGAACAAAACTTAACAGCTAAATCTATATCTTCTTTTTTGTTAATATCTGCGCAGCCAGTAAGTAAAATTGATAAAATTATTAATTTAATTGGTTTCATCAGGTACCTCAAATAAAATATATTGTTTTCCATGCATATCTAATTTAGGAGCTTCTTTCTTAACATAATCAACTTTCATGACATCGGAAACTCTACATATATTTCTATTTTTAGTAATCACAATATGATATAATTCGTTTTTTCTATATTTTTCTGGTATAGTCGCAACAAATATACCTTTCTTAATTATAGGAGAAGACCATTTTCCAGTCTTATAGTAACATTCTTCGAATTGTTTTAGTTTATTCTTCATTTTCTAAATCCTTAATTTGATTCAGTAATTTCTGTTTCCTAAACTCTCTAGATGCCTTTCTTTCAATTTCACAATATTCTTTAAATATATCATCATAATCTCTATGAATATATTTAGCAAATTCCGAATCAAAATATAAAGATTTATTAGCTGAATCTATATATGATGGTTTATATTTTATTAATTCTCTGAAAAACTCATGGAAAACATCGTAATTTGCTTCTTGTGAAAATATATAAGGTCCAGTCGGAAAACCAATTTTATAGAACCATCCTGTAGGTTGATTTCCACAATCTGACCACGCGATTCTTCTTTTCTTAGCATCTAAAAAGCAAAGATATCTATTATTACCCATAGGTATATATTTACTATGAATTGTTACAGGTATATCTAAGTCAAAGAGTTCACATAAATCTAAATTATTTAGATGACCTTCACATTTAGATCTAATATCAATATCATATAATAAACTGATTACTTCTTCATGTTTATTAAGAACTTGTAACACTTCCTCTAAAGCTTTTCTTTTTAATTCATTTTCCATTACGAATCCTCGCAGGTACTCGATAGCCTTCGAAAGCTTCTACAGCTTTATATCGAATACGCATCATGCAAAAATCAATGACTTTTTGCTCAGTGGTTAGATAATCTGTGTAAGCTCCGCCTTTAAAAGCCCAAAGAGCTTCCGAAATGGTGCAAAGATTATATTTTTGACATAAGTCTACTAAGACAATTAAGAGTTGATGCTCTCGGTCTTTCTCAGATTCTTGCTCAATATATAATCTTTTGATTATTCTTTTAAGGGCTTGCTCAGGATCTTCTGACTTACAAGATCTGATAATTAGTTGGTCGTGTGAGTTCATAATATAAAATTCCTACTTGTTAGAATATAAATTAACCATTAAATTAATATGATCAATTTTAGAATTCAGATCATCATTTACAAAATGAGTTCTAAAATCAATATGATAGTTACCAAGAGAACCTATAATAAAGAATTCAAAGTTTGAAATATCTTTATTTTCTAAATATTGAAAAAGATCTAAATTACACAAATATAGAGATTTATCTGGATTTTCAATATTAACCATTAATAATTTCATAATATAAAATTCCTACTTGTTTAACTGATATATCTATTATAAACAAGTAGAATGATAATGTAAACTACATAAGGTTTAATTTTTCCTCTATATGATCTTTCCAATAGAATTTACCAGAAATAGAACCATTGTAAAATTCTTTTTCGCCGTTTGGTAATCTAGCATATAAACAATTTTTCTTCCATTGAAACATAGTCTCAAAGAAAGTCATCTCAGTTTTATTATCACAAAAAACTAAAATCTCTCTTGAAAATCTCTCTTTGCCTAAAGCTTTAACATCTTCTTTAATAAACTCTGAAGAGCCATAATACTTCTTCCAGTCAGATTCTTTCTTAATTTTACGCTTACGCTTTTTACCTTTAAGAGGCGGCTTAGTTACGGTGTTCCATAAGATTTTTCTTCCTATGTATTTCTGCTGAGTTTCTAAATTAGTAATTATATAGACAAACCCATATTTTTCTTCTGGGGCTTCTAAAACTTTTTCTTCTTGATATAACCAAGGATTTTCATATTCTTCCATATGAATATTTATTTGAAGAATATTTTGAACTTTTAAAAAGAAAAATTATCCAAATTCATATCTTGAAAATACTGCCAGTCTCCTTGTTGATTTAAACAGCTTGCCCAACCTAAAGTCTTTATTCTTATATCCAAATAGTATAATTCATGACCAACAGAAAATATGGCTCTTATTATATCTATATCATACATTGACATATTATTTAGGATATCTCCTGAAAATAACTTGCAGCTCACGATTAGGGAAATCTTTATCTAACCTAAAACCTTCTCTATTAATAAAATTATCATAGGCCCAAGAGTTTCTTCTCATTAACAAATTAGACATGATTCTGCCATCATGCCACAAATATGGGGAATCGAATAAAATAAGATTACAGGCTTTTCGCCAATATACGTTTCTCATGTTCTTCTCTATAATATAATAAATCGTCGGTCTTTAATTCAAAATGCTTAGTTGTTAATGGATTTGACCAATCGTGAATTTTTAAAATAACCCAGTCGCCAGAAATATAAACATTTCACATTTCAGGATTATCGAAAATAAAAGTAATAAATGACTTAATTTCTTGTTTTAAATTATCCATTAGTTCTAGAACTTATTATTGAAATTTGAAATTGATGAATTTTATCTTTACATTTTTGTTTTAAATCTTCTGGAGCTTCAGTTAAAACACTCAAAAGTTTAAATTTTTCATTAGAGTATCTTAGTGCCCAAGCCTCCGGAGCATAAATTAAATCAGATAAGTTGTGGTTACAATCTGCAGCTTTAATTAATTGACCCTCAGGTGAAATCGTGGAGAGTTTTTGTATGTTCCTATTAACACGTTCTTCTCTGGTACCTTCATTATTCTCTAAATTGGTAACTTCTTTAACAAATTCAGTAACTCTTTTTCCGAATTGATTTTCCATAGCTTTAGCGGTAAATCCAGTATCTTCGAGCACGTCATGAAGAACAGCAGCTGCCACTACTTCAGAATCGTCTGTATATTTAGAAGCTATTTCAGCAACTGCCATCGGATGGAAAATATAAGGCATGTTAGAATTCTTTCTCAACTGCAGTTTCCTATTAGATAGGTCCATCCCAATACTATGTGCATTAAGAGCAAAGTGAGCGGCTTTGTTGATTAGCTCTGGTTTATTTTGTTTCATTTTTTAAATCCTTATTTAAGTTAAAAAATAATGTATCTAATTTTTCTGCGCCTTCAGGCCAATGAGCTACATGAGATACATTATATAATTCTAATGCTTGACCTGTAAATTCATTAAATACGCCTAATAAAATTATATCGTCGTAGCCTATGGTTTGACAAATAGATGACTTTTTACTATCATCGGCTCTAACATATATTTCATTTCTATAGACGAATTTATCATATTTAAAACCCATAAGATTAATGAAATTCATAAATGTGTTAAAATCGCTTTTTTCCATAATAAAATACCTAATTATTAAAAAATTAAGTAGCGAACTAAGTTCTGTCCGCTACTGCTACTATACTTAATAGTGTCAACACTACTAAAATTCCTATAGTTGTCATTATAATACTCCTAGTTGATTAATTTGAATGATGATTATATATTTAATTATATATAAAAGTCATTAAAAATCAATCATTTAGTATTACATTTTAGACTATAACATATTACCTTGAGTTATTATATCATAACTACTTCTTTTTGTTAAACATTTTCTTAAGAGCTTTAATTTCTTTATTAAAGTCTTTTGGTTTTTTGAATTCAGATTCTAATTCTGCATAAGATAAAAGCTCTATAGTAAAGAAATTTGTACTATTAGTCATATTAAAATAGGCTAAAGCTTCTTTCTTAACATACTTATATTTACCTGTTAATACGAATTCTTTAATTCCATCAGGATATAATCTAAATGTGAAAGTACCTTCTAAGCCATCAGTAAGTTTAATTTTATTAGGATTTCTAATCTGATTTCTTTTTCGAGTCATATGACACCTATATTAAACGTTGATTCTATTTTACTAATAATTAAAGCTTTTTGGAAATCATCTTCTCTATACCATATTTTTAAATCCCAATTATCATTTTCAAAGTATCTATTCATCTGATAATGGGTAGCCTTAGAAGGTAATAAATTAGTTATACCAAATATGATAATATCAAGATCTTCCTCGACTTTATCTAATGGTAACTCTCCCTCTAAGAAAGTAAGTAATGATTTTTCTAAAATTTTACTCATTCGAATACTACAAATCCTTTTTCCCAACCAGTTTTTAATGCTCCAGCATTAAGTTTCATTTTAATTAAATCTTTATGAGATTTACCTATTGCATGCTTACTCATTTTCTCAAATTCACCATGAGATTTTGTTCCATCTCTGAATGGATTTTTGATAATTTTTGATACTATAGCAGTTTTACTATACTGATATTTTCCTTCTTCTTTAGCTCCAGGCTCTTCGTTTATAATATCTTCTATAGTTCCAACGCCGTTACCATAAAAATCTCGTTCCTGATCAGACATATTATTAGTTAATCTTTGAACTAAATCTGGTATAGCATTTAAAATTTCTTTTTCTGTATTAACCGTAGTTTTAATATTTCTGCTTGGGACAATATTATCTACAATTTTAACAAGAACACAGAGAGATCCTAATCTCTGAAAAGATATTGAAAAGGATTTATAAGACTTGACCATCTTATCGATTTTAGGTGTCGATTTAAATTCTTCGACAATAGTCATATCTTTCTTTGGAGTTTTAGATTCCAAAACTTTAGCTGCTAGAGTATAATCTCCTCTATGATTAGGCATCTTTAATCTCCTTGATTCCGGAACTTATCACGAGTTTTGCTAGATATGCGAAGTGTATATTCATAATTAAAGCCTATTAATTTAACTGATAAGTCATTATATCACATTATCAGTTAAATGTAAAATGGCACCCAGTCAGGGAATCGAACCCCGTTAGCAAGATTTGGAGTCTCGCTTCCTTCCAAAGGACTAGGCATAAAATTATTTACAAGAAGGATCCTTATAAAATAGATGATTACCTACTTTTAAGGGATCTGTTAAACCGCCTCTTTGAATCCATCCTCTTTCTCTGCCATCATCTGCGTGATAATAAAGATAACAATCATCTAAAGTAGAAGTTTCTAAAATAGGTAATAGATTTTCTTTTACTTGTTTCATGTAATGCTTAGGTAAAAAGTCAGGAATAGAATCGCAGGTCCAAGCAAACTGACACGTAGTTGCTCCTGTGGGTCCATACCCGCCATCAAATACTACATCACATATAGATTTATATTTATTAAATGGAGCAATATCAGAATTTAAACGATTGATTGTGACTAAAGCTACCATGAGCTGACCAAAAGCACTTTCTCCTCTAGCTTCATGATAAATATTTTGAGCTAAACAAATTTCATCGGTAGTTGGTCCTGTTTCTTCAGCTCCAGCGATTAATAGATAACCAAAGAACAATGCTGCGGCAGTAAATAGAATTAATAAGATTTTATAGCGAGTCATATATTTTACCTTCGTTGTGGATTATAGAACAAACACTTCTAAAATAAGTCATGTCTATATTATTACATATCTCATAATAATTATTTATAGAGAACTCACGAAAATAACCAGAAGACAAAGAAGTACACACTTTCTTTAATGCATTAAGAATAGTTTGTAGATGTAAATTACCTGGATCTCCGTTAAAATAGATAGCCCCTTTATGCATATGGTCGCTTTCATATAAAGAATTTACTTCAGCATATCCAGAAACCATTCTAGGTATAACGAATCTTTCAGCAGCGATCACATAAGTCTCCTCCAATACCATGTGGATCTTTTGTTGATAGCTTAATAGATCCCACAAACTTTTTGAACAGAATACTTCTGCTTGGTCGGTTTGTGTCTTTTTGTATATCGGTTCGTCTTCATGAGCAAACATTTCATGCAAAATATCATGATCTATAAATTTAACAACACCGTCATTAAAGAACTCATCTTTAGTTACATTTAGTTTCATCTGATGAGTATTATTCAAATTATCTAATTCATTTTTGAAATCGATAATAAGTCTTCCTAATCTATTTTGAATTAAGCCAGATTGTTTATGAAAATATTCTCTATATAATTCATTTTTTAAAATTGTATAATCTTGAATATCATTAAACCAATTTCTTCTTGGTATATGAATATGTGATGCTTTTAATACAAATAAAACTTCAGGAGATCTATAAGCTTTCTTCTTTCCAAACAATTTAATTAAATTTTCTAAAGATGGATGATTATCTGTTAAAATGACATCATAATTATCTTTTGATGCAGCATACATACCATCAGAAAAAGACCAGTTATCACCTAATAATTGGGAACTGTGACAAATGAAATCTATATCTTTAGCAATTCTAGTTCCTAAAGCTCTAGAACCAGTTAATAGAAATTTACCTTCAACTGGAAGTTTTATATTTATCATTTTGATGCCATCATATTAATTGATTTTTTATAGAAAAATTCGAAATCGCAAGTGCGACATCTTGCGCAATAGTCTATTTCCAATGTTGCTGTAGAATCATTAGAGTAAATTTCATAATCTTCTCTAAGAGTTTCATCGCCATAACCATTATTTTTTTGTCTAGTTCTGGCTCTATCAACATCTTTTTCTAATTCTTTATTCCTTCAAACATTAGTGAAATTCCAATTTAGTTACTTCTGTAGCAAATACTTGTTTAGCTTTCCCTATATTATCTAAACCAATATGACTATAATATTGGGCAGACTTTTTAAAATAAACTATTTCATTATCTATCTGAACTGACCAAATAGCATGCCAATCTCCTTCTAATTCTTCATATCCACCTTTAGATTCAACTAAAGTTAATTCTAAATCTTTAAAATCAGCCCAGATATGCCAGGCAGTCATAAATCTAGATTTTGCATCATACCATTCAGAATATTCTAAGCATTTTTCTCTATCTAAATTCTCAGCTAAATCATCAGAAACTACTATAAGGTCTAGGATCTGAATGATCCTAGACTCAACGGTTTGACTATTCATAAATTGTTTGTTCCACTACTTTAGCAAATACTTGTTTAACATCCCACTCACCAATTAAACCGGCGTGAGATGCATAAGTATTTTCACCTCTGAAAAAATAAGGACCGACTTTAAAAACTACTCCATAACTGGAGCCCTCATCTTCGCCACCCCATTGATCTTTTTGCTCTAAATGAGCACCAAAATTTTCTAATTCGTCGACTAATTCATTATATTGCTCTTCAGAAACATCATAATGATCTAAATGTTCACTATATTCACGAAGATCTTTAATCGTCCAAGATTCATATTCATAATCATCAAAATCTGATACTATTTGTATTAATTCTAAAATTCTTTCTACTTTCATTATTCATACTCAATTGTTGTTACTTCTTTAGGCGTAGCTACTTTAGCATCCGTCCAGTCGTCAGTTCCATAGTGTGAAGCGTACCATGCTGTTTTCATAATAAGATGCGGAGTTCCTTCATGAACTACTTTCCAAACTACTCCATATGAAGAGCCTTGATCTTCGCCGCCCCATTGGTGCTCCAAGAAGAATTCAACATCATTTTCTTGTAAGATTTTGTAATTTTCATTTATTTTCTCAATCTTTTCAGGATATTTTTGAATCCAATCGGCTTTAGCTGAAGCTCTTAATCTTTCAAGAGTTAGATCACTCTCATATAAAGGACCACCATTTTCACAAAATAATTCATCGGTTAATTTACATAATTCTTCAATATTCATTTTTACTTTCTCCTATTTGCTAGATTCTAATCTATCGCGAACTTCTTGTAAACTAGTTTCTTTAATTAATTTACCATTTAAAAATATAGTTTCTAAGTAGCCGATTTCTTCAGTTGATTTTTCACATTGATCTACTAATACATAATTAATAGTTTCATCATATTCATTATCGGTTCCAACACTTAAAAGACCTTTAGCTGATTTTTTAGTACCATCATCAGTCTTAGGATCCTTAAAGATTTCTCTTTCTTCTCCATTAACAACTCCCCAAGTAGCTTTCATGGCAAAACCAAAAGTATCTCGAGTGTTATATTGATATGTATATGAACCAATACCAAAAACGATATTGCTAGATGCAAAACCTTTAGCTTCTAATTTTCTTAGAATTTCTTCAGCTCTAGAAATAGTAATAGAATCACCATAAATTAGGCCAACTTTATCATTTAATTCTTTATAACCTTTATCGTTAACATTTCCTTCAAATATATCCCATAAAACTTCTACAGAACCTTTTACAACATGACATGGAATCTCTTTCTTCCATCGTATTGACCCATTTTCTACTGAATAGAACTTATCTTCATATTTAACAGCATCTATTGATAAGTAGTTTTGATCATTATAATCAGATAAAGGACTACATATAGCCATGGAATCCATATACACACTATGTTTATCAACTAAACCTAGCTCTATCTGCTTGTCAAAGTCTTGAAAATCTAAACCGCAAATAATATCTACAGGATTTCCACTATCAGGCCTAAAAACTACTTTAGATAGACCATTAGCATCGGCTTCTCTAGCTAGAATTTCAGGCTTCAATTCTGTCGTAAATTTTGTAAGAAGTTGCCAATAATCCCATGTATCAGATACTACCGATATCACGCCTGAGTTGTACTTATCAACAATTAGTCGACGGACAGTATCAATTTCAGTTTCTTGGCCACCTAAACACATAACACTGTGCTCAGTAGCAGGAACACTTACACCAATAGGCATAATATCATTTGTTGCTCCATAATATTGCATCAGATATGGAATAGCTGGTATAGTATCTGTTCCAATAAAACTTGTTAAGTGGCCAATGGCTGATTTTACAGCGCTAAATCTTGAACTTAATCCTCTAAAAGAAAAATCGTGGCCTTGAATAGCAACGAATTCAGGAGGAACGCCAGTTTTATTAGCATAATAAGATAATAATCGCTTATATTCATAGGCGATTGTAGCACTAGTACATGATTGCCATAACTCAGAAGATAATACGGTCTCTAAATAATTTACTAACCAGTAGAATCTTTCATCCGTATTAATAATTGTAAATAATGGAACACCTACTGGTACTCTTGCACCTTCAGGTAAAGCTTTAATTTCTAAAGGTAAGCTACCAAATTCCCACAATTCTTCTAAATGTTCTGAAGTAACAACATTAGGACCTAATGCGCTATCCATTACAAATTGATAAGCTTCAATAGCTTTCATCATAGACACACCGAAAAAGTGTTCATTAAATGATTCTATTAAAAATTCTACAATAATGCCTTGTAATCCGAAATTTACTACTCTACCATCGAAATCTTTTAGGACATCGCCATTTCTTCGAGCAATTTTATCTGATCTAGGAGTAAAATTTGAATAGACAAATTCAGTACCTTCAGGATACTGTTTAAGGTGGCCTGTTTTGTAAAAATCTGTATGAAAAATAGGATTTTTGTAATTAATTTCCATTAGTGTTTCCTTGTTAATTGTTCTTCTAATTCTTGAATGTAAGCTACCAAAATTGCCATACGAACTTCATCATCTGTAACTGACCTTGAATCTATACCAGGCTGGTTCATACGAACTTCGAAATCGCAAGCGACTTGTATAGCAGCCGCCTTCATACTGCCAGAGCATTTAAGATGTTCCATAAGAAACTCTTACAATAGGCATTTCTACCATATATCCTTTAGAGCCAGTTTGAGGTAATCCTCTAACATACAATTCGTTTCCTAATGTAAAACTCCGGCCATTTGCTAAAATGTTTCTAACAAAGGCATTTCTACCTTGACGTTTACGTTCTTTCTTTGTTACTTTTTTCATATTGTATAAATAGTTATATGTTAATTAAAAATAAATTTAGTGACAGATATTATAACATAATAAATCAGGTTAAGAAACTTAATCGAGTTAAAAATTCAAATAAGCTAGTTACTAATAAATCTTATCATCGATCAAAATATCTAACAAGTTTAGGAACTGATTGTATAGGACAATCGTTTAAAGATTTAGGCTTTGATTTTATTAACTAATAATCGTTAAAAATTCATCATCTTCTAAATCATCATTCATACAATTAAGAACCATTAAAGAATCAAAATTTTCTCTTAATGTATCAATTCCTTTGCTAAAAATTCCATGTGAGATTAATAAATTTATACTAGCTGGTTCATACTTTTTCAATTCATCGGCTAGCAGGTTGAAAGTCATTCCACCGTCACATATATCATCACAAATAAGAACATTTTTATCTTTTACGTACTCTGGTGCATGAGAGCAATGGACATCTGTTTTTGTGATATATCCAGTTTTTGGATCTCTCTTTTTACTAGAAGCAAAATGCCAAATTTCTAAATAATTAGCTATCTCAGCTGATTTATTAGTAGCACCAGCATCAGGAGATATTACTACATCACAATCTTGTACAAATGCTTTTACTTCTTCATCTTGCTTGATGGCATCTAGTTGGGTGTGGTGATTGAATTGTAAGCTCCAAGTTTCAGCTAATTCTAAAGCTACATCGCTGTGTAAATCTTCAACATCAAAAATTATATTTAAGTTTTCACAATTATATACTGCTCTAGACAATAGTCCCATAAAGACATCTAAAGCAAATGACTGTCCAGGGGCGCAGTGTCGATCTTGTCTTGCATATGGTAAATAAGGCATATCAACTGTAAGATTTCCTACATGACCATCTTGTTTTTGTACTTCATTAAGAGCTTCAATAAGTAAGAAAAATCTCATTATGTTTTGAGATGAATTTAAATTCGCATATAGATCCATTGAAGTATAAACAGAATTAGGATCTAATTGCACATGTTCAGCGCCGTCGCTAAAAGTTAAAAAATCTACTTTAAGTTCGGGTTGAAATTCAAAATTATTCATTTATCACCTTTAAAAAATATGTATATTGAGATTAATGGAGCCACAAAGAAAACACCTATATAAATGCTTTTATCTTGTACTTTAAACCATTCTTTAAAATTTTGTTTCTTGGATAAAACCCAAGAATATCTTATAAAATAAAATGTGGCTATAATAGAAAAAGAAAAATAAACTATTAAAAATAAAGTTAATGTATTCATATATTAAATTTCCTAAAAGTTAAACTGATTCTTGGATCACACTTATTACCTACCTTAGGTATTTTGTGATAGTATTTCTGTTGAAATCCAGGTGGCATTATAAAACAAGAACCATCTAAAAGTAAATACTTATTTTCTTCAGGAATGGCTCCTTTAAAGTCTTGTTCTTTAATCCAAATTTCTCTTTCGGCTCCAAATGATACTGAAGCTATAGGATGACTTTGGTCCATCTCTGGGCTATCATCAGCATGCCAACCTAAATGTTTGGTCTCATCTTCATATCTATTTAAGAAACAAATGTCGTATTCACAATTAGTCACATTATTTAAATACCTCATTATATTTTCAACAGCGAATGACATTTTTAAAGATTCATAGAATTTTCCAGGTCTATAAGAATATTTTAGAGGCCATTCATTAGTTTGAAGATTTCCTAAAAATGAACTATTATCAGTTATTTCAATAGGAACAAATTTAGGAGCAGCCATAAAACATTCGTCTCTAGGAGCACCAACATTTATCCATTGGGTCGTTTGATCTATAAATTCAAACCAATTAGAATAACCATAATCTTCTTTAAAATTTTTATCATCTTTAAAAATATTATTAAGTAATATAGGTTTCATATTAAAATTTCTTATTCCTTGCGGCATGATCAGCTGCATAACTTGCGGCATAAGCATCAGGCTTTAACTGTGGATCTATTCCAATTACTCCTAATACATATCCTTTAGCCTGTTTTACAACCTTAGAAGAAGCAAATTCGTCTAAAGGATTAACGTCTAGATGAATTTCAACATCTCTATCAATAAGTTCATATTCAAATTCTTTATACAATTCTACAGTTTTAAAGACTTCATTCATAAGTCTTTGACCAGGTTTCTTTGGATCACCAAAAATGGGTTCTTTTTCCTTATAATAAAAAATTTTACAACCATTAGCATTATTAATATGCACGCAAAAAGTCACGCTATATTCAGCTACCCAAGTAATATGATCTCTAGCCTTTTTACGTACTGAATCACAACCAATATATACATTGCCTTCGGTATTTTGTAAATATTCTATAATTTCTTGTTTTTCGGTAAAATTAAACATTATATAAATTTCTCATTATTAAATTGGAGTACTAGGTCAGATTCGAACTGACGGTTTTACAGGTTTGCAAGCTGTTGCCTTGGACCACTCAGCCACTAGCACTCATTTTTTATTAAAACTTTAATTTTCTACCAAGTAACCAGCCTTCTGGCACTTGATCTTCTTTCTTTATCTTCTTGGACTTTTTCAAGTCCAGATTATGAATCCACCTGGTTCCATATTGGGAATTTTTATTTCCCTTTCTTAATTTGGCTTTCTCAGACATAAGAGCTTTAGTTTCATCTGAGTGGTTTCTACCATAAAATAGACCATTGGGATATTTTAATTTAGATGCTAACTTACCAGTTTCAATGAAATTATTTTTAAATGCTTCTTTAGTTTTTTCACAATTATTTAATTTTTTAGCAAAGGCCTTGCCGCCAAGAATAGATATAGTTTTATTATGCTTATGAAAGTTTTTAGTTTTATTAACAAATTCCCAGCCGCCGTGGCCGCCTTTCATAATATTATAATTTTTATCATTCAACACAAACGTTTGATTTACTAAAGTTGATTCTAAAGAAAACATATCATCAGGATTATCAAATATTTCTATAATTTCTCTGGAAAAATTCTCTTTTCCATATTTTTTAATAGCATAATTTAATATTTTTCCAGAGCCCAGATATGAATCTTGTAAGTCGTCGGTCTTGTGGCATCCTATATAAATTTTACCATTGATAAGATTGGTGGTTTTATAAATTAAATAGTATTTTCTTTTCATACTATTATTTATAAAAGTTCGAATTATAACAATCGAACTTTTTGTATAAGTATGGGCCCCGAAGGATTCGAACCTATCACTCTACCGATTATGAGTCGGGTGCATTAACCTACTATGCTAGAGGCCCGTAATTGTTCCGATATTAGAATAAATGTCCCATTCTGCTACAACATTATCAATACGATTATTTATCATAAAATAATGTTTTCCAATAGGTTCTAATGGAAAAATAATTCCATCTTCATAAATTTGATTTAATTTTTCTATCCAAAGATCATAATCTGTAAATTTCATAATTTAATTACCTATTATTTAACTGATAAGTTATTATAAAACATTAAATTGATATTGTAAACTCATATATCAAATAATCTATCTTTAGGAATCATGTCTTGACTGAGTTCCTTATCTATTAATGGCTTAAAAACATTTTGACAGGCGGTTTTGCTTACATCTATATGATTTATAACTAAATTATTAATACTTCCAATTTGATAAGATACATAAACTAAAGCTATTAAAAATACTATCTCTAATAATCTTTCTTTAGTTTTCAATTTTATCTATTATTTCATTTAAACCATCATACAAAGTTGTAGATGATATAATTATTTTTTTTGAATTTTTATTTGCTGATATAGTATATTTATTATTGGAAAAACTAAAAGTCCAGTTATTTGATATTCTGCTTAAATAATCCATTAATTCTTCGAGATTTTTCAAGTTGCGACCCTCAATGAAACTAAATGTTCAAACATACAATAATCTTCATTAGATATAAATTTGTGTAAATATTTTCTTTTCAAAATGTCTCTGACATTAGGACATACAACCGTGATACTACTAAATGCATCTTCAGAACAATCCCTTTCATAAAACCTTTTAGATGGAAATGATGATCTTTCTATAATACTAGCAAGTTCTTCAAGATTGTTTCTAGTACCGCCATTAAGAATAGATACACTTTTATGATTATCTGCCCAATCTGAATAAATACCATGAAAGTCAAAGTGTAATTTACCAATAGATCGGTTTTCGTTTCCTGGTCCTAGTTTATGGCAAAATTGACCTAATTCTATACAACTATGATATGCTTGAATTCCAGCTTGAATTCCCATGAAATACATATTATTAATGCTATAAGCGACTAAAGGAATACTATTCATTATGTAAATTTCTGAATTGCTATTCTTCTAGCTTCAGCTCCTTTAATTTTTCCATCAATTATATCTTGTAAGAATTTGGTTCTTTCTAATTCCATTGGCTTTAATAAAGATAAACAAATGCCAAATCGCGTTTGGAACGTAGCATCAACTGAACTCTCAACTAGCTCTTGTCCACCTTTATGAATTATCTCTAATTCAGAATATAGAGTTTTAACCTTCATGTAATACAACCTCTGCGAAAAACATATCTCTAGGATCAGATTTTCTTTGAACCTTTATAAATTTAAACATTACTTCACCTGATTCAAAATATCCTTCGAGTAGATCGCCTACTTCTGGAAATTCAAATGGTAGATGACCATAAACTTTAAAGATGGTATCTTCCGTATAATTATTAAATTGTTCGGTATTTAACCAACTGATATTATCTCCCCATCCACTATGTATTTCAAAAGTGGTAGGATTATTTTTGGTGGGATATTTTGGTTTCTTCTTGAAGAATTTGAACATAATATACTCATTGTAAAAATTGGTACTCGATAATGGATTCGAACCATTGCTTACCTGACTTGTAAGGACAGAGCTCTACCTGACTGAGCTAATCGAGCTTGGTTTTTCTTCTAAATTAATATATCTTAGGTCGTTTTCTACGTACCAACCACAATTATATATTTTATTCTTTTTACTTCTACAGATCTTATAAACAGTTTGACCAACCGAAGCGGGACTTCTTATATTTATAAAATCATTTTCACCTAATTCAGTTTTTATTTTATATGAGCATTCGTCTTCTATACAAATACCTTGTTCTGAAACTTTAGCTTTAGTATGTATAAATCTAAAACTTGGTTCTACACATCCTGATAAAATAATCAGGGATAAAATAAAAATCTTTTTCATAATAAATTCCTTTGATAATTTCTTAATACTTTTACAATTAAAGCAGGATTAACAAAACCTTTAGTAAATTGCATCAGATTCGAAACAATCTCTTTCTCAGTTTTATCCTTTCTATAAGATATATCTATCAAAAATAATACTTCAGTTTCTGATAAAACTCTGCAAGCGGGTTCCATTCCATTAGGAAGTTCAGGAACTATTTTAACTTCATACTTATATTTCATAATGGCCGTCGGAGTTGGATTCGAACCTAACTTCTCAGGAGCTACCTGGCGCATCAACCTATGATCTCGGGTAACTGCCCTCTCTTCTTAATTGATCTTTGCAAATGCTTTCCGACGCTAATAATGGTACACAGAAGAGGAATCGAACCCCTAATCAATAGGAAGCAAGGTACTAGTATATTATCCTATTACGCGATGTCCTCTGGTCGGCCTTCGAAGAACCTAACAGTACCAGACCCGTGTATGTAGTTTTGGTCGAGATAGCTGAAATCGAATCAGCCATAACTAGGTTATGAATCTAGTGCGTCCACCTTGTTCGCCTTATCTCGTTGGTAGCGGAGGCTAGAATCGAACTAGGTAACTAAAGGTTATGAGCCTCAGTAGGGACCACCCTTCCTACAACCGCGATATTTGTTCTAGATTTAGGCAAGGAACGTTGACACTACTTTTCCTAACTCGAATTTACGTTTCGATAACCAGCTATCAATCTTAGCTCACAATTTACCTATTGTTAAAAGATGATTTTTAACCTAAGAATCATAGACTTAGAGTACAAATTTTGGAACTGTACTAATACCTCAGTCGTGATGATAACGGTCATCCACTGTGCTCCCGAGTATTATGGCACCCTCTGGAGGAATCGAACCTCACACTTACCACCTAACATTAAAGGATCGGTTTAGAAGACCGATGTCAGGAACAAAGGGTATATTTGTTTAACTGATAGAATAATTATATACTACCGGATAATATTGTAAACGATTATTTTTCTTTATTTTTAGCTTCTTCTCGTTTTTTAATAGCTTTATCTTTTTCTTCTAAGAAATGTTCGTGAAATTTATCGAAATCATTTCTAAAACTTACTAAACCTTCGATAAGTTTATCCATTTTAGCTTTAGCCTGTTCTAAATTCTTTCGATACTTAGAATCATCTTCAGCCCAAGTAATAGATAAATGAACAGATCTCGAACAATCAGCTATAGTTAAATCACAATATACTTCTTCACAGTCAGCAGCCATTTCGAATTTAAACCAACCATTATCTGAAGAATCTTCTTCGTTTAGCCACTCTCTAAGTACTTTTTCCATTATTATCCAATAATATTTTTATACATCTAAAGGATGTTAGATCTTTCTCAAGAATTTTTAACTTTTTATAATTCTTACAATTAGTTATTAAATTCTCTAGTTCTTTTATTCTGATATTAACCGTTGTTGAGTTAATAATTGTTACACTGCACCTTTATTTATCATTCTTTACTTCCCTACTTAATAAGTTGGTATAAAAATTGAACACAAATCCAGCTACGCCAGTAACAGTGGAAAATATACCCGCTGCTTCTAAAGATATAGTTTCTAATGATTTAATCCAATTAAACACATCAAACACAAAATATCCATAACATAGCATCATTAAAATAGGAAATATTCTAAATCTGTCAAATATATCGGCTAAATCATAAAATGTCTGCTTGTTTATCATATTGATTCGCCGTATCTATCAACCAATCTACCACCAGTGATTTTATGATCATTTTGATCAGCAATTTTATTACAAGCTTTAGCCAATTTTCTAGGTTTAGTTCCTTCTGGAGCATTTATGTCGTCAGTCGCTTGACCCTGGCAAGAAATACCAAGAGATTTAACCGCGCAAGAATTTTTCCCACCTTTAATTACATCTGCGCATCGCTCTAAAGAAGGAGCGGATAATGTAGTAGAAGTTGTTAAAGCAAGCGCTAATAAAGTTGAATAAGTTATTGATTTAGTTTTCATGTATTTTATCTCAAATTTTAATCAATAATATTTATAAGAATTTTTGGAGCTACAGGGTAACGATCCCTGCCATCGACATTGCAAATGTCAAGTCTAGCCCATCTAGCAACCCCATTAATTTGGCACCCAAGATAGGACTCGAACCTATAAGAACCAGCTTCGTAGGCCGGTGTGCATCCAATTGCCTTGGGCGTAAGTTTATACTAAACCAGGTTTATCTGTGAAGAAAACAATTGATTCATCAGATAATGGTATAAATTTCTCTTAATTAAATTAATATCCAATTATATTTATAATAATTTGGTACCCCTGGTCGGATTCGAACCGACAAGACTTTCGTCGCTGGCATCTAAAACCAGTGTGTTTTCCATTTCACCACAGAGGCATAAATTTGGTCTGCGTGGTTGGATTCGAACCAACGGCTTCTCGCTTCCAAGGCGAGGACTCTGACCTGACTGAGCTACACACAGATAAGGCTAAAGTGATCATTCCTGAATCGTCATTCAGGTGATATTGGTATTTAAAGAGCACCTTAGACCCTTATTCTCCAATCTAAGTTTGAGCTTCAAATGATAGGCTTTAGATCACATTTAATTTGGAGAACCGGACGGGGTTCGAACCCGCTAACGTCACATTGAAAGTGTGATGGCTAACCATTTGCCTTCCGATTCATAAAATTCATTCTCTAGATAGAATGAATTAGTCATTCAAAATCAATGACTTCCTGATTTAAGACTTTACCGGCACTGCCACGACCACTTATCGGGTATCTTGTCCGACCATTTCTGGTTCAGTTCGAGCTATTTGCAAATTTTTATTTAGTAAGATGGATTCGAACCATCAGCTCTAGTTGCCTAGTGCTTTATCCAAGCAATAAATTCATAATATCATTGACATGTTTAATATTAATTCATTATCACATTCAAGCGATTACTAAATTTTGGAGCACTAGTACGGAATCGAGCCGTATTCACCGGATTACAAAACCGGGCATCATCCAATAAATGCTTCAAGTGCTTATATTGTGGTGCGCAGAATAGGAGTTGAACCTATACAGACTTATTTATATGCGGGTGGGTTACAGCCACTTGAGCTCGCCAATGCTCAGTCTACGCGTTTAATATTTGGTTGGGGTAGGGAATTTCGAAATCCCGTCCAATAGATTAAAAGTCTACTGCTCTGCCTCTGAGCTACACCCCATTATCTTTTTAATGCTTTTACCTTGACCGGATATTTCATTATATTCCGGCAAATATTTTTTCCAGAGCTTATACAAACTTATATACGAATGCGGATACATGTTTGATTCTCCAAATGATTTTAAAGAATTATAATTAGAATCACAAAAAAGTAAATAGTATTTTTTAGCTTTATCTATATTATTTTGTAATTTTATTTCTTTGTTTCTTTCTAATTCATACTGCCTATCTAATTCTTTCCAAAGATTTCTACCTGGTAAGTAATTTAAAGGAATATCATCACCCTTTTTAAGTTTCAGGTTTTTTCTTTCATTTATATTACTTACCCAAAAAGTGTTAGCTTGAGAATTACCTTTACCTTTTTGATTAATAGATATTTCTTTAGAGAATCTCCTTCTTAACCAACCATACATTTTATTAGACGATCTATTAGGAATCATCATATTAGCAGCATAAACTAACTTAGCTTCGTCTGGATAAATTTTAACTAACAATTGGTGAGCTAAATAATGCTCTTCTGGGGTTAATTCTACTAAATTATCTTTTTCATCTGTTCCTCCTATACATCTAGGTAGGATATGATGAGATTCTTTATAGCACTCTAATTTTCTATTCGATCCTCTTTCAATTAGAGAATCGTATATCTTTTTATAGTTCATAACTTTTAACTTTATTATTATTTATAAAAAGTTAAAAGTGGTAGTCGATGAAGGTCTCGATCCTTCTTCTCCGAATTATCAGTTCGGGGTTTTAGCCATTAAACTAATCGACTGTATTGATAGTTACTCAAGTTTTTCCCGATCATGCAAGAGGTATACGTTGCCTCGCGTGCTTTCTGAGCTAGTGCAGTACTATAACTACCAATAAAATTGGCTCCCTAGGAGAGACTCGAACTCCCAACATCCGGATTAACAGTCCGGCGTTCTACCTGGTGAACTTCTAAGGAATGAAACTTGGTGTACTCGGGAGGTAACGATCCTCCGTCTTTAGGGCTTCAACCTAACGCTAATCCATCTCAGCTACAAGTACATTTTGGCGGTCACGAAGAGATTCGAACTCTCGTCTACTCCCTTGACAGGGGAGTGCTTTTGCCGCTAAGCTACGTGACCATTATTTTGTGTTAAAAAAAGCCTACTTAAATTAATAAGTAGGCTCTTAAAATACTATTGTATTTACCTACTTAACTTCCAGACTCCTTATCAAAGATAGGATTCGCGCGATATTCCACTACTGTCAGTTCTTTAGTAGCGATATTCGTCGGTCTGATTGTATTTGTATAATTCATATATCTATTTATAAAACTTTAAAAAAGACTAATTAGGTGACCTCAGTTGGTTCTTAATCAAATTTGAACCTAATTAATCAGAAAAATTTAATATTATAACCTTGCCTATTAACTCACAAATGTTCACGGAGCCTAGGAATCGAACCTGATAACTGAAATATTAATCTTCAGTTTGTATAACCAATACTTCTCCGCATTATAATATCAAAATTGGCGCCGTAGGGTGGATTCAGACCACCTACATTCGTACAACTACGGCATAATTCTGTTTAGTTAAATTTATTTATCTAACTGATGAATACATTATATACTATTTAAATCACAATGTAAACATTATTTTGAAATAAATTTAATTTTTAATTTAATTTTATTAGAAATACACATAGCAAATAATTCATCTACTGGCATATTTAACAATTCTTCTCTACGGAAAAATTTACCGCCTGCTAAAACTAATGCTTCTTGTAAATCTTCTAAAGTATCATTTAAAATTTCGTTTGTTGTTTTCATAATTTGTTTAACTTGATGAGTATTATATATTAATGGGTATAAAAGTAAATAACTATTTTATTAAGAATATGTAACCTTTATATATTGTACATTTCCACCTGTTTCAGTATCTAATTGTGACGCGATCTTAACAGCTTCGGCTGCGTTTGATCCTGCCAACATCGCTCCCATGGCATATTGACTTCCTGAGCCAATAGCCATAGATTCTTTAATTTCCATTATACCATAACTATCAATATAATAACACTTAGTTAAATTGATATCTAATATAAAAAATTCTGATTCTTCAATACTTGAAAAATTTAACGTATCTAAAATAGTTAAAATTTCAGTGTAATTTCCAGCTCCAGCCAGATAGAATCCTTTATCTTCAAATTTCACATTTATGAAATCAAAATATCTATTTACTTTAAATAATTTTTTAGTTTCAACTTGGCTAACTCCTGAATCAGAATTTAATAAAGAATCTGTTGCCAATGTTTCTCCGTCCCAGCAAATTGTAGTCAAAAAAATTCTCCTTTATAAAAACTTATATGGATCAAATTTAAAATCAAATCCCAAGTCCTTAAAAGTTTTCCCTAAAGGTTTATCTTTTAAGGACTTGGGATTTGATTTTAAATTTGAGTAAGTGATTCTAACTTCATATTAGCTAAAACTGATGTAGCGTCATCAATCTTAAGAATTCTTTCAGAATGAGATATTTTACACTTTTTACCGATTCGAAAACCCTTATTCCAATTTTCAACCAATGGAATAAGGGTTAAAGATTTCTCTTCTACTTCTAATATTTTAGCAAATTTAAAATTATTATAATCTCTTGATGATGTAGAATATACAATCAAATCATTTGCATCTAAATGTCTTCCTAATTTATCTTTCATCACACTGCCACATCCGCTTTAATAGAACCCATATGTTTATAATCCATTAAAAATATTCTTTCAGGATTATCCAATGTTGTATCTAAAAATGATTGTAAGCTTGAAAAATCAATATCATCATTAAAGCAAAGAGTTGGATATTGAATACCGCCATTTGATGAAGCATTGGTATAATAATTATCTAAATACTTATCAACTTGATTAACATGGTTAGAGTATACATGACAGTCGCCACCCGTCCATGTAAATTTTCCAGGTTTTAATCCAGTTATTTTAGCCAAAATGCACAATAAAAGAGAATATGCTGTTAGATTAAAAGGTACACCTAGAAACATATCACAGCTTCTCTGATGCATCATTAAATCTAAAGTGTCACCTCTAACAAATGTTTGCCAGGTATGATGACAAGGTGGTAAATTCATACTGTCTAATGCATCTACATTCCAAGCTGTAACTATTTGTCGCCTATCATTTGGATTGGTTTTAATTGTATTAATCAGCTGTTCTACTTGATCTATAGATTGATCCCATCTAAAGAAATTTTCTTTATTAAAATAGTTCCAAGTTTGACCATTTTTAAAAATAGCAGTGTGGCCAGTAAATTCTTCAGGGCGACCGAACATATCACATAGATCCTCCAAAGATTTTACTTCTCGCTTGTAAACATTTCTATGCCAATGTCGCCACTGTTTTCCATATACGCCATTTAGATCTCCATTATCATCTGCCCACTCATCCCAGATAGTAACACCGTGCTCTTTAAGATAATCGGTATTATCATCGCCATTTAACATCCATAATAGTTCAACTACAATAGATTTAAAATGTACAAATTTACTTGTAAGAATTGGGAACCCTACTTCTTCTACATCTAATTTAATTAAATGACCAAAATCTTTTTTAGTGCCGACTCCTGTTCGATCATTATCTACTTGATGACCATATAATTTTACATGATTTAATAATTGAGAATATTGTTCTTCTATATCGGTGTACATTAATGGGTTCTCCGGTTATATTTTGGTATTGCTTCTTGAAATTCTAAAATTATATCAAGTTCGTTTTCATTTAATTCTATGCATTTATATTCACAAATAGCTTGAAAAATAAACATTCTATATAAGTCTGATTGAAATTTATTTTTATGAAGATAAAGAAGTTTTCCATGAAAACCTATTAGCTCTAATTCTTCATCATTTTCTTTTATAGAAAATCCATTAACACAGTTTTCATTAAGAAATCTAGGAACTACCCTAGCAGCAACATAATCTATTTTATTTAATATTTCATCAGTCAGCATAATGTTTTGTTATCGTTTCTAAAGTTTTAGTATAGACTTCTATTTTATCAAATAAAGTACAAAAATGATATAACAATTCTAAATAATGTCTTTCATTATCAAGAAGTTGAGCGCCATTGGAATAATATGCTAAACAGCCATCACATTTTAAATATAAAGATAAAGAATTTATTAAAAGTCTTCCTTCCATATCAGAAATTTCAACGTCTATTTTATTTAATTTCATTTTCTAATTCTTTTTCAACTAAATTCATTAACACTATGTATATAAAGGAGATAAGTTCATAATTGCCTCTTCCAATATATCTATCAAACTGTTCCATGGCAGTTTGATTTTCTACTATTTCCCATAATTCATATGAATAAAATTTAAATAATTTATTATAAGATAATAGAGCAGGATTAGTTTTAAAAAAATCTATATCTAAATCTGTCATAAGATCAGCATAAACGATAACAGCATTATTAAATATGAAATTTTTATAAGCTTGAGTGTCTTCTATATTCTTGCTTACTCCTGAAACTAAACCCTGTTTACCTTGTTCAAAGAAAGCCTTAACAAAGGCTCTTACTTCTTTACTATTACTATTTACTGAGCGCTTTAATTTAGCATAACTTGTAAAATATGGATTTACTACTTTTACTGAATCATTATACATAGGAAAATGTACAACTATACCTTCTTCTTGACCTAGATTGTATTTTACTAAAAGATCACTAGAAGATAGATTTTTTAAATCATCACGAGAAATTTCTATTGATGTTTCTCTAACTATATCAGTATTTTGAACATTATGATCTAAATCTGTAAAATATGAAAAATATAGACCAGGATCTCGGCCATCGTCGATAGTATATTCCATATCAGGATTTTTATATTCAAAATGATAATATCCATCTTTATCCAATATGTCTTCAGAATTAGCTAAAAATATAGAGCGAGCTGGCGATAAAATAGCAAATCTATTCTCAAATCCGAAATGAGTAATTTCTTTTAAGTTTCTACCATGATAAGTAGAAACACCATTTTCATATTTAACTATAAATGCTGAATAATCTAATTTGATATTAACGAAAAAATCTCTATCTAATATATTTGAGTTCTGTACTTCATGTAAATGTTTCATTATATAACCTTATTTTATGTAAAAACGACTAGAAGAGAAAGACTAAAACAATCAGTTCTCCTTGTCGCTTTCTATTTATTTGGCGCCAAATTTGTATTGTGGTATCAGTGTCCAATTATTTTTATCTTTCCAAGGTACAACTTTAACGAATACATCGTCGGTTTGATTTACTTTATGTTTATCGATGATTTCTGCTAAGCCCCAAGATTCGATTAATTTCGCAATCTTGTTTTGAGCTTCAACATCTTCCATATCATAATCAAAAGAATAATTACCATCTAAAGCATACATACCTTTATAGTGGATTATATAATACTTTCCTTTTTTATGTAATAGGTGCGATAATTGAGATAATTCTTTATTTTTATTAGGATTTCCTATCCTTGTTAAAGTTTCGGCAATTTTTAAGAAGTTTTCTTCATCATTAAATTTAATTTCGATGGCGTCTTCTAGAGACCATCTTGGGGCTTCTATCATAATTTTTTATATAAGTCTTTGTAATATTTTGGTAATTCTCCAAGTTCTTGATAAACAATATCTAAAATTTGGGCCGCTTTTCTGTAACTAAGATGATATATTTTAGAAATAATTTCTACATCTTCTTCTTTAGTAACTTTATGGGTTCTATTAAATCTTTTCTTTTTTCTAACAGATCCACTTAAATATTTATACTGATATTTTCCATCGATCGAGCCACGTAGATTCATTTCATTAACGTGAAATATACAATCATTAGAATAAGATAATAAATTATTGATAACAAATGGCGAATATGTTTTTTCATTACCATTAATTAGATCGCCTGAACCAGAACTTATATCGTTTAATAAATCAAAAAGTCCTGGCTTTACAGGAGGAAATAATTCATATTCTAAAGCATCTTTAAGTAATTGTACATTAATCTTATTATGCTTATTAGATAAATTTAAATCTTCAGGTTTAATTTCAGTTCCTGACGATTTATCTCTTATACAGTTAATAGTTCCATCTTTATTTTTAACTATCTGGGACATAAACACTCAAGATATTTTTTGGAAGAACATAATCTGATCTTTCATTAAAACCTAATGCTCTATTGTGATAAGATGTTACCCAAAAACCTTCAGATATTGCTAAATATAATCTATCATTATCGAAAAAAGTTGCAGTTCGAACTACTTCAGATTCAAATAATTTGTATTTTATCAATACTTTTCTTTTTTCTTTTTTATTTACTTCCATATTTAGCCTCTTTTCTTAAAAATTGATCTAATTCTTTTTCAAATAGTATTGTAAAAACCCTACGATCTAAATCACTATATTTATATTTCATTACAACTTCAGTGGTTATCATTTTCTCAAATTCTTTACCGGCTCTTGATCTATCATATAAATCATCTACATTAAACTCAGTAAAATTCATGTGCAAAAGATATTCCTGTATAATTTTTATCATTTATAATTAATTCTACTTTCATTTTAACATTCCATAAATATTTCGCTTAAACATGCAGCCATATTAATTTCCATACTTACAGCAAATCCTGATTTATAACTATAATCAGCCAGAAATGCAATAGCCAATGGTTGTGCGCTCGGTTCAAACAAATTATCTAGATTTTTATAGATTTTATCAGCTAACCATGGCATACCAAGAGTATGGTTTTCCGCACACCAAGATCTCATCTCTTTAAACTTTTTATTTTTAATTATTGTTAATAATTTATCAATTTCAGTTTTTTGAGTCTCAATAACCTTAACGATGGGTCCAGATTTAGCTGCTATTTGTAAAGCATTAATACAACTTCTAAAATCAGGATAATTACTCTTTACATAATGAGCAACAATTTTCTTATCATATTTTACTTCTTCTTCATCTAATATATAACAAGCTCTATCAAGCATTTGCATCATTAATGAATTTTTATCTTTATTTTCAAAATCGAAAGATCGTTGAACAAATCTACTTCTAAGAGCGGGTATTAATTTATTTGCATAATTACAAGTAAATATAAATGAAGCCATTGTTGAAAATTTTTCTATAAAATGCCTAAGTGCTGGCTGGGTCGAGTTCGGATTTAAATAATCAGACTCATCAATTAGTACCAACTTACGCCTACCATCTGGATCAAATGCAGAGCAGAATTTGGATATTTCTCCTCTAAGCGTATCAATATTTTTATCTAAAGAACCGTTGATAGTTAAAACAGAAGCATCTAATTCACTTGCTAAAGCTTGCGCTACAGTAGTTTTTCCTACTCCTGCCGAATTACTATAAAATAAAAAATTTGGTATTTCACCGTCTTCCACGGTTTTATCTAAAACTGTTCGTAAAGAATCTGGAAGAACTATATCTTTTAATTTTTCTGGTCTATGTTTTTGCGACCAGACCATATCCATAAGTGGGTCTTTTGTTTGTTTAAGCATTAATAAATAATTATTAGAGGTTAGGTTAATATTGGAAGTATTATCCAACAACGGAGTAACACATTGCTGTCCCTCATAATTTTTATTTATTACGAGTAACTAAATATGTTTATTGAAAATAAATTTTATCATGAATATTATAACATAATAAGCCAAGCTAAGAAACAAGAAAGAATTAAATCTAAAGAAGTTTACTATGAAAAGCACCATATAGTTCCTAGATCATTAGGCGGATCCAATGATCCTGATAACTTAGTTCTACTTACCGCTAAGGAACATTATAGAGTTCACGAATTACTTCCTTATTTTACTGATGGAAAAGATAAAATAAAGATGATCTATGCTTGGAATTTGATGTCTAGAATAAGCAATAAAATCATAGATAAAGAATTATATGCTTTCTTAAAAATACAACATTCTAAGATATTATCAGAAAAAATACTTTCAATTGAAACTAGGAGTAAAATGAGCCATAATAATTCTGGTAAAAATAATCCTATGTATGGGCGCGAGCACTCTAAAGAAAGCATTCTTAAAATGAAAAACAGAGTATTTTCTAAAGAAACTAAAGATAAAATTTCAAAAGCTAGAAGTAAACCATTTAAAAAAATTACCTGTCCTAATTGTAACAAAGAAGGAGCAGGGCCTAATATGACAAGATATCATTTTGATAATTGTAAGAGTATTAAGTAACCTTAGTTGTGAATTCCGCGTCTGCACATAAGAACATATTGAAATTATCTGATATAAGAGTAAACGAAGCTACATCTTTATAGAATGTCATATTGTAAATAGATGCTGGAATTTTCATGAAATCTTCAGTTAAAAACACATATTCAAATTCTGGAGAATCAGCTTGTGCTACCACAGTTTCGATACTATTTTCACCTGGGTTATTTTTATCACAAATAGTTACTGTAAGAACACCTTGTTTCATAGCAAAAGAAATATGATCTAAACCAAGTGTTTTAGCATTTGAAGTAATTTGAGCCAGTAATTCTCCTGATAGTTCAAAAGATAAAAGTTCTTCACCTAATTTACCAGAAGAAGCTACTTGCTGAACTGAAGCAGAAGGCGCACATGAGTCTATTAAGCGCTTTTCAGTTAATAGATAAGACGCTTTCTGTGATTTTGACTTAATAATGATTCTAGAATCAGAAAATTCTAACTTAGTATTATCAACATTGAATAATCCTAGAGTCTTAATGAAGAGCGGTAAATCATAAATTGCTGCTTCTGCTGGGATAGCCTCTTCTAAAATCACATCTGCTACATGAGCATCAGTTTGTTTTACACCTAATACATTACCTTCAGTTAATACAATGCTATTATTGATTCTAGATAATTTGGTTAGCTTCGACAATAAGTCTGCTGTTAATTTCATATTTTAATTTTCCAAAAAGTTATTAATTATTGTTTTAAATTTTTCGTATCCTTCTTCTGTAACTTCAGTTACATCTGGGTGTACGGTCACTCCTTAACCACCATTTTTTATAAAGAGTTCTATTGTATACTCACAGTCATCAAAAAGTAAACTGTTTTTATCTGCTAATAATGCTCTATCTTCATATTGGCCAATCAGTGGAATAAATTCACCCATGCGGTTTAGACCATTTTTTTCCAACCATAATCTTTTCATTTTAATAGAATTTAAATTATGCTTATGATGACCAACAAAACTAACAAATGCTATATTTTTCTTTAATATATTAGTTTTAGAATAAGTTGTTTCTTCATACCATTCCTTTAAATAACTAAGTAATGGAAGAGGATTAAGATTTAAAAATATATCTGAACCAAAATGAGGCAAAATGATTTTTTCTTCGTAATCCTCTTCTGTTGTAATAGATTCTAAATCAACTCCTAAAGATTCTATATGTTGATGATACGCAGCTAAAGTTCCATCCATATCAAAATAAATTGTTTTTCTCATAATGTATTTTCTATATTATTCAAATGCTTTTTAGCTTTCTCTAAATTTTCTCTATTCTTTCCAATAGAATTTACCAGAAATCTTTCTACTGCATCATGTAGTTTTAAATCTACAAAATTAGGCTCTTCAGTCATTATTTTTCTTGTAATAGTTCGGTGAAAGTTCCATCTTTACGAAATTCTAATGATCTATCTAGAACATCATTCGTCTGCATATAATTATCATGACTAATAATTAAAATATTACTTCCTTTATTAGCGTCTTCAAAAACAATACGCAGATAAGAATCCATACCTTCAGAATCCAGAGAACTCCCGCCGATTTCATCAAAAATTAATAAATTTGTAGAAGTAGAATTTTTTAGATTACTGACATCACGAAAAGTAAATAATAAACATAAATCAAGTCTTAGTTTTTGACCTTCAGATAATGCAAAATACTGAACATCTTCGCGTCCTGCGAATTTAATTCTTTCAGCAAATGTTTCATCGAATTCAAATTCTATATCAAATTCAAGTATTTGTAAATACTTTTGTATAATTTTATTTATAATTGGTAAATATGTCTTAATAATAGAAGACTTAATACCATTTTCATTTAAAATCTCTTGAATAAATTGATATTCTTCTATAAACTTACTAATTTCTTGTTGCTTCTTGATAAATTTCTTTAACTCGACATTCAAATCTTTTAAATTTTTAATAGATTCAGAATTATCTATCTCAACTACCGAATCAACTCTTCTTAAAAGAGCTTTTTCTTGAGAAATTTTTATAGTTAAGGCTTCTATAGATTTAGCAAGCTCTTCAAGTTTTCTAGTATGTTCTTCATATTTTGCTATATTTTTATCAGCCTTAGATACAAAGGTTTTATTTTTGTCCAAGCGGCCTTTCATCATTGAAGATTTAGATTCTAACTCTAATAATTTTTCTTTTTTAGTTTCTTCAGTTATATCTTGTTGACAGGTCGGACATGTAGCCTGGTGCTCAAAGAAATCAAGAAGCTTATTAACTTCTTTAAGGTTACTCTTTATAGAAATATTAGCATTTACTATTTCTTGTCTAACTTGTCTTTTTTCTTCTAAAATATTATCATCAAGTGCATTATCTATAAGCATCTGATTTAACTTTTCTTTATCGTTTGTATATCTATTTAATTTAGATTTAATATTATCAATTTGTTTTTGATTATCTTTCTTTAATTTATCATTATTGTCTTGAATTTTATCAATATGATCAGACGTATGTACTATACTATTAGTTGTAAGTTCAATGGAGTGATTGATGTCTATTAAACTTCTTTTATTCAGAGATAATTTCTGTTTAAGAACTATAAGCATTTTAGAAAATATTTGAATATCTAAAAGATCTTCGATAATTAAATTTCGATCGCGATTATTAAGTCTCATAAATGGAACATAAGAAGTAGAACCTAATACGACGATTTGTCTAAAGGTTTCGCGAGTCATTTTAAGAATAGTGAATTCTAATTCTTTTTGAAAATCGACGGCGGAGGCGTCGTTATCTAATTTTTCACCGTTACAATATACATTAAAAATATTAGGTCGTATTCCTCTTTCTATTTTATAGCTTTTTTGGCCAATGGAAAACCACAACTCAACTAATAAGTTTTTCTTATTAACATTATTAACTAATTGATTCTTAACGATTTTCCGAAATGCTTTACCATAAAGAGCAAAATGAATAGCCTCAATAATAGAAGATTTACCATTACCATTTTTGCCAAATAATAATGTGGTCGGAGCTTCTAAAAAATTTAATTCTACTGGATTGTTGCCTACTGATAAAAGATTCTTATATGATATCTTCTCAAATTTTATGTACAAAATTAATCCTCGAATGATTCTCTTATTAAAGTTTTAATATAAACACCCTCTTGAGAATATCTATCTACGTTCGCTTCAATTTTATTTAATAATACTAAACATTTAATATATTCTTTCTCATAATATTCTGCTTTATCTTTATATAAATCTTCCGATTTAACATATTTACTCATACTGAAAACAGGATGCTCACTATTTAATTTCTGACTCATATTTTTCTATTATTTGATCCCAAATCTTTTTATTAATATAATCTAAATCATCATAATCATCTTTAATTTCTTTGTAAATAGATAATTTAGCGTTATGACTTAAATCTTGCCAACAATTCAATAATTCTTCACAAACTACGCTAGGTGCATAAGTTTGTCTTTTTAAAGAATATCTGAAAGCGAAAAATAATATACATTCTTTATCTTTTATCATTCTAAATCTAATTTTCCTAGTTTTGGTAAAATTCTCTCATTTTTATCATTATAGAGAGCATCTCGATATTCATCTATATATTTACTCCACTTTTTACCCTGTAAAATAGATGCAGAAGTTTCACCTGATGAAAATATACCACAATATTGTTCTCTATTTGGAGGCCCTATAGGTGGCTTCTCAATGTCTACAACATATTCTTTTGGCCATTCAATCATTATAAACCTCTTTTTAGTTGAAGTATACTATCATATCTAATTATTTTTATTTTCTCAAATATCCTTTCATTGTACTATAATTTACATGTTGGCTTTTAGCGAATTCTTTCTTTGTTCCTTCAAATTGATCAAAAAGAGCTTGAAAGGATTTAGCCTTTGTATTTCTTTTTTCTGTTCTTTTTTGATAAACTTTTTCCATTGAGATTCTTAAATTCTTTTTATGTTCTTCAGAAAATGCTTTACCCTTGTTAGCTTTAGATATTTTATCTTTAGTTTCTTTTGATAGTTTTCTACCAATATAATTCTTTTTTGACTTTTTAGGAACTCTGAGTTTTTCTTTTACCCATTCAGGTCTAGGAACCCCTTTCAATGCATTAGATCTAGCTATTTTAGAAATTTCATAAAGTTTTCCTGTATTTCTTCTTTTTTGACTTTTGTTATTTACGCACATCATAGAAAAAGCTTGAGATAATTTTATATTATCTGGATATGCTTTATGAAGTAAGTAATGAGCAATAAAATGAGCCTTGGTTGGTAATAATATTAAATTATTTTTATCATCCGTTCCACTCATACATTTAGGTATAATATGATGTAGTTCGCAATGACCGTCTCTAGGATTATTTTTAAAAAATTCTATAAGTTTATTATATCTTTTTAAATGTCTATTCATATTTGTTATCTTTTGGTTTATAGTGATATTTATAAATTAAAGATTATTATGGAGAAAGAACATTAACATTTTCTTATTACACCAAGATCCCATTAAAGCTGCGCAAATGCATTGTAATGAGCACGTTTTAAAAATGCCTATTGAATATGCTCAAATGATGTCTACAGCTCATCGTATGCTTGATGGCGAATTATACATTGACGATTCATCAGGCCGTAAAATTAAACGGTGGAAACATCCTGATAAAGCTCTTGAAAATGTATTATATAAAGCCACTCACGTAAATCATCCAAGTGCTATTTGGGTTCGAGAATCAAAAGCAAATTACGAATTTATGTATGAAATGTGGAGCGAATTATGTAAAGAGTTCCGCAGGCGGTTTAATAACGATCATCTTAGTGAAACTAAACTAATAGATATATTGGCTTATGCTCCAGATTCACTACAGGATAAAGGTATTACTCACTTTCCGCAATGTATGCCTGAAAAATATCATAATAATGATCCTGTACAGGCATACCGCGATTTTTACAAGTATGATAAAACTTTTGCTAAATATTATTCAAAGTATCCGGAAAGATACTATTCTTAGGAAATCTTATATCGAACTCTGTTAATGCTATATCAGCATATTTTGTAGCAGTTTCTGTTAGTCGGCATGAGCTAGAATTTGCTGTTGAAACCCATGCATCTTTCCATAAATTCATTCTAATTAAATTATACTCTATATCTGTTTCTTTATTTTTCATAATGCATCTATAAGTTTTAAAAATAAATCTTCGGCTTCTTGGTGATTAAAATCTTCTATCATTCCATTATCGTCGCATTTGCCATCTATAAGCTTATACGTTACTAAAGGCTCAGATAAAACCCAAAACCAATCCGAATCTCCGAAAGGTCGTTTTCCTGAAAAAGATTCCTGTTCAACAATTAAAACCTTTAAAAGATCTTTTAAGAATTCTCTAATAGTTACTGGCTCATACCAGGTTTTAATTGGCAAATTTAATATTTCTTGATTATTCATTGTATTCCGTAATAGTTGAGTATTCTGGAGAAAACGACATAATAGTTAATTTTGATCCTAATATTTTATACTCTATATCAATATAGTTATACTCTTCTGAATCTATCTCAAATTTAAATGATTCTAAATCAGACAAACTAACAATTAAATTATAGATATTAAGAACTGCTAGATTCATGTCCAATATAGAATATGGCCCAAAGAACTTAATTTGCTTTTTACTATACTCAAATATAGCACTAGATGTATATTCTTTAATCATTATACATCCTTCATTAAAATTAGACCTTCATTATATAAATTTTCTACATGTTTTACTATATTATCTGAGTTCATATTGTCATTTACATTCTTTAAAATAAATTTTCTAAGAATAGTTAAAGTGTCTTCTACTTCTAAACCTTCAATATCTATATCGTTAGTTATGATTTCATTATTTGTGATAATGGATAAATCATATACTGCTATAGAATTAAGCCGTGTAACGAAATCATTGTATTTTGCATCATCCTTCTTGTTCCTGACAAATACTTTAACATAAGAATTTTCATAACTATTAAAATCAAAATCTTTTATATCTATAAAGTCTTCATCATATTCTATACGTTTAAAAATAGCTCTAGGGTTAACTTTATGAGTCATTCTATTAGATTCTACATCTAAAACCCAGAAACCTTTCTTATCGTCACAATCTGACCAAGTTAATTGATAAGGAATACCTGCATATGTAATATTACCTTTCTTGCTTCTTATATGATAATGTCCTGAAACTACTTTATCATATTTCTTAAATGGTTTAACAGAATGACCATGTTGTGAAAAATGGCCAGGAGTTAACTCGAAACCTGATAATTCTAGATGACCAAATAGATACTTAGAATTAGACTTGTCCATAAAGTCAAAAATTTTAGATTCATTTTCTTCGTTGATCCATGGAATAATATCAAACTTCTCACCAAATATCTCGTAAGTTTCCCACGAATCACAAAAATTGACATATTCGTAATTACTAAAACTTAGTATGTTATCTATCCAATTGATTTTATTGGTATTTTTATAATAGACATCATGATTACCTACCATTTGATAGAGAGTTATTTTTCTCTTTTCAAATTCTTCTAAATATTTTTCATTAACAAATTTTAAAGTTTTAGCATTAATATATTTTCTGCTATCAAGAAGATCACCTAATTGAATAACTACTTTAATATCGTGCTCTTCCAAGTAAGGAAAGAATTGATTTGTTAAGAAGTCTTCGAAATAATTTGAAAATATATCTGAAGCTTTTTTAAATCCGAAATGAGTGTCGCCTAATATAACGACCTTTTTATTCGTCATTATGTATTACCATTTAATTAAAATGTCTTCTGCTCTTTTTATAATAGTGAAATCTTCTTTGAATTCATTCTCTATGAGACTCATAATAATCTCGTTATCCATAGGAAGTTTCTCTTCGAAATCTTCAGGAGGATAACACACTTCTTTCTTTTGTTCATTAATCTTATCACGTATCAACTCACAAATAGTATTAGTATGATATAAAGCTATGTCGGTTTCTAAATCTAATAATCTCATTATATAATCTCCGGTGGCCATTTAATTTTTGTTGAATTAAAAACAAATTCTGTTTCTTCATAATCCAATTCGTTAATTACATCTTCCAGTTGGTCTAATAAATTTCTTGCTGCATCTTCTGAAATTTCAATGGTCTTACCACTTATTTCTAAATTAATACTTTTCTTTATAGTTACTTTCATTTATCTTCTGTCTCTTTAGATTTTACATCATACATTTTTGCCATCATGTCTAATGCTTGAGTGTGATCTTCAGCTCCATCAAGAAATAATTCGCTATCTAAAGTATAATTCTTTCTTAAATATTCACCTTTAATCATTTGCTGATGTTTTTCTTTATTAATGATAGAAACAAAAGCTTGCCAAGCAATTCTATTATAATAAGAAAATGGATTATATGGTCTTCCTTTATCATCTAACTTATCGGGATTATAATTATGGCCATATTTCATAATATGAAACAATGCTTCGTCTTTCATTTCATCTATATAACTATAGCCTGAAAAACTTTTATGGTGGGATAAACCTTCAATAATCTTCATAAACTTTTTACATAAACTATCGCTCCACTGTACTGAAGGATCAAGAGCTCTAGCTTCTTTCCAAGCTTTAAGTTCTGGTATAAAGACTTTAGGTTCTATATAGTATTCATTTTTCTTTTTAGTCATTCTTATTATTTTTATCGACTTTTAAGCCTTATCTGGCTTTATTATATTTCTTATTATACATTAGATCCTTTTTGTATTATAATAAGAAGGTTCTTATAGATTTTCTTAATATCTATATTATATAAAATAAATATGTAAAGATTGTTCCAATCTTCTTTTCGGTTCCATCGAAAAGTTAACTTTATAAATCAGAATTTATAATTAATGCTGTAATTTTTTTATTATATACTATTTTTCATTAAATGTAAACTGTTCGCATAATATAATTATTTTCAAAAAGATTAAGCCGGCTATACATAACTTAATCTTTTTGAATATTTTAAATATTAATTATTTTTAACCTTTAAATAGATTTGGCTGTTCTTTCTTTAAATCATCAATATTAAATACTTTTTGATCGCTTGTAAGAAATTTCATTACCATATCTTTAGGACCAGACATTTTCGATCCTTTAAATTTAATACCATTTTGTTTAGCAACTTTCATTGCATCTTCTTCAGAACCTACAAAGTTGATATCTAAAATGATATTATTTTCCACTTCGAAAATTCCTTCCAATTCTTCTATTAAGTTCATAATTTTTAATTTGTTATTTTTAATAAATATTTATATGAGGTTAGAATTAAGTTACAGCTTAATTCAACAATGGAGCACAATTGCTGTCCCTCTATTAAATATATTTATAAGGAGCTGACACATGCTAATTCTGATGATAGATGGTGTAAAAATTCAGATAAAATAATTTGTTTAAGAAGCCAGTGTCAATCTAAATATCTTAAAGCTCTAGGTCTTAAAATTATAGGTAAAACATTTAAAGAAATAGGCTTCGACTATGAACCTAAAGTTTAATTTGTTCTACTTTATATGAAAATTCCTCTTCAATATATCTATTGACTCTCTCAATTCCATGTTTCTTTAAAATATTCGCGTTTGGAATAATGTCTACCAAATCAATGAATAAAAAGCCTGCTCCATCATTAGTTACACGTAAACCTCTACCAATAGATTGAAGTAATTTTATTTTATCTTTCAGTGGCCCAGCTAATATAGCTGCTTTAATCGTTTTAATATTTATACCTGTACTAAATGTTCCTAAAGATGCAAAAAGTAAAATATCATCTTCAGGGTGCGCCATTATGTATTGACGTATTTTTTTACGTTTTTCTTTGTCTATACCACCATGAATAATAAAGATATTTTTGTCGCCATACTTTTCTCTATATTCTTTATACATTAACTCGCCATGAGCTGTATTTTTAAATAAAACTAATGTTGTTCCTTTTAATTTATTAGCAGTATTATATATGTGAGCATTTCTGGCTTTATGTAGCCAAATATACTCTAATTCTGCCATATATTTTTCACTACCTGTTTCAAATTTGCCTTGTAGAGGAACATCATAATTTAATTTTTGCACTAATATATCTAATTTAGCTGATACACCTTTGTTGATATTATCAATCGCTCTACTAAATTTATAGTTTTTACCGAATAATCCTTGTAAAGTTAATTGGTGAGTTTTAGCATCTTTTAGAGTTCCTGTAAGACCTATTCTGAATTCAGCATTTGTGCAAGATTCTAATATTTTACAAGCAGATTTAGATTCAGCTTCGTGAACTTCATCATAAATTACGGTTTTAAATTGTTCGAAAAATGATTTAGGTCTTTTGGCTAAAGACTGCCAAGTACCAATCAAAATATCAGCACCAGTTAATTTTTGACCAGAGTATAATAGATCTATAGTAGGATCCCAATTCTCAAAATACTCATGATAGTTTTCCAACATTTGATTGGCTAAATCAACCCTCGGAACAATAATTAATGTTTTATTTCTACTAAGAATTCTTGTAAGAGTACAAACAATAAATGACTTACCTGCAGCAGTAGCCGATTCAACTATAAGTCTCTTTTTTAAAAGAGCAGCGTAAATAGCCATCATTTGTTCTTTGTGTGGTTTTAAAGGAACTCTTTTTTGATTATCATCATATCTTGTAGGATTCCAAGACATAATATTTTTCATTAATTTGTCTGGATTAATTTCCTTTTCTTCAGCAAAACCCAAGCCTGAAAATTTATAATTTCTTTGCTTACAAAAGTTTTTCACAAAGTCAGCCAATCCAGTATAGAGTTGACCATTTTTGTTGAGCAGTCTTATCTTTCCATCCCAAAACCCGTTGCGAAAAGCTGGAGACCAATGAGCACCATCAACTTTGAATGTTAGTTCATCTGAAAGTTCATACATTTGAGCTCTTTCACAAACTATTTGAGAATAAGACTCGTCTATTTTTATTAATTCTACTTTTGTCATTGTATTTCCTGGAAAGAAAATCCTAACTCTTTAAATGATTTTCCTATATCTTCTTCTTGAAAATATTTAGTTTTTATATTTGATCTATTTGTTAATTTTGTATTATTTCTCTTGCAATAAGCCTGAATTAATTTGTAACTTAGTTTGTTCTTTATAGATTCTGATGCTTGTCTGGAAGAAATAAATTTTCCGAAAGGTGTAATATACCAACCAGAAAATGTATGAGATCTAATTGAAGAATTTCTTTCCGATAATTCTTGTGATATAGATTCTTTTAATGTTTGATATAATCTACTATTAATGATAATTCCATTACAACAAGCCATTCTCCATAAAGCGTGATTCATTTTTACTTTAGATTTACCATAGGTAAATTTAGTTAATAATAAATGAGCTATATAGTGTTCTCTAGGTGTAAGAAGTACTAAATTCTCTCTGTCATCAGTACCACCTAAAGACCTAGGCATAATATGATGCTCTTCATAATAACATTCAGATTTAGTTCGATTCAATTTTTGCCTAGAGTTGCAAAGATCTCTATACCAAATAAAATACTTATTATTTTCTAATTCTCTCATAACAATATGATTTTATTATTATTATTTATAAGGATTCTGAGTGTTTACTTTTCCATCAGATATGATATAATCTTTATATCAGTTAAACAAATAGGAAATTTATATTATGAAAGATTTAAATAAAATTTTAGCATTTATTAATAAAAATAATCTAAAAATGAGTTGTTATCTAGAGCAGTTTATAGAAGACATAAAACAAAATAAAGTACCTAAGAATTTAGAGTTAATAGAATCTCACGGATATCTTGAAGAATATATAGACATGACTCCCATTTATAAAAATGAAAAAGTTATGAACGTTCTAATTTTAAACAAAAATTATTATGAAGCTTTCTTAACATATGTTAAAATAAACAATCAATTTGCTTTAATTCTATAAATGAAACTTTCTAAATGGGTAAAGAATAATACCGGATATGACTCTGATTTCGTAGTTGACCCAAAATGGGCTGACATGGAAATTGTTGAAGAATTTAAACGCAAAAATAATGAAAAACTCTTATCAAATTATAGAGGTCATTGCGATGATTATGCTATAGTCACTAATGGTAAAAGATATTATCAAGCCGCTTTATTTTACAACTATCGAGGATATTCTGGTTATGAACGATATTCTTTAAAAGTTAATTGGGATAAAACTTATGGTATGACTCCTGAAGCTATTGAAGCTTTTAAAGCTAAAGAATTAGAAAGAAAATCTAAACCCAGAGTTCGTAAGCCAATAGATTTATCATACAGAGATACTGAAAATTGGAAAAAATATGAAGCAGTCAAAGAACAGACTAAGAAATTTGGTGAAACTAATGACTGTGTTGTAAAAGCAATCACTTTAGCAACAGGTTTGGATTATTCTGTAGTGCATAAAACTTTAGCCGAAAGCGGTAGGAAATTTAGAAGAGGAACTCCTCATTATGTATCAAATAAAGCTCTTAAAATTTTAGGTTATAAATTAGTTAGAGTTCATAAATTTGATAGGCAGAGAACATATGCAGGATATAGAGCCAAGTCTAAAGGATATTCTGTAAAAGGATTAATTGGACAGCTTGATAAGAAAAATTATTTAATATCTATAAGTGGACATCTACTGGCTGCAGTAGATGGAGAAATCTTGGACTTTACTAGAAATAGAAAAAGTTTTGTGGAATACGTAGACGAGGTAGTTAAATTATGAAATTTATTATAAAGACATATTTAGAAGTTGTGAGTTTATCATTATTGACTCTAGTTATACCATTATATGCAATGTTTTATTTAACATTCGAAGTAGGGAGATATTACGCAACAGGTATAGTATTAGGATTCTATATTATACATGTTTTAGCTCTGCAGAATAAAAAATTCTACGAATTCATTACATCTTAGTAATAAACGAACATAAAGTTAACAAATGTTATATAATAAAAGATTATGAAATGGAATAAAGAAGAAATTTTATACGAACTTGGCTTTTATGTATTTTGTGTACAGTTTATATCTGTAGGAATAGCCGTAACTTTTTGGTATATTTTAAAATGGATTTATAATGGAATTATTTCATCTAAATCAAATATAATATATTTATTATCTTGTATAAGTTCAGTTATAATAGCTGAATTTTATGAATTAATTGGTCTAGGATTATTTCTATTCTCTACATTATGTTTTATAATTTACATGGCATATATTGATGGTAAAAAAAGTTAAAGCTAAAAAGCGTAAAAAGGTTCCAGTAAAAGAACTTAAAATGTATGAAGCTATATTTGATATAGAAAAGGATAAAGGAAAAATATTTGATTCATGTAATCAATATTTCGTTTGGGTGTTTACGAAGATCACCGAATATAATAAAATAAATAAAACTAGATTTAAGGATGAATTTACGTTAAAGTATGTAAGCTGGAAATCTAATCAAGATAGATTAGAAGAATAAGGATATTTTATATTATGAAAACAATAACCAAAACAATAAAAGAGTTTCATGATCGATTTAATAGAAAAAATGCACGCCAAATTTGACTTCCATGACGTAATAAAATATTTAGATAACCAAGGACATCGAGATCATTTGGATTTAAGGCTTAATATGATTCAAGAAGAATATTTTGAATTATGTGATGCCGTAGACGAAGAAAATCCAGAAGAAATAGTAGATGCATTAATAGATATTATTGTATTTTGTTTAGGTACGCTTGATTTGTTTAAAGTAGATTCAGATAAAGCTTATTCTGAAGTTATGAATGCTAATCTTGCAAAAATTAGAGGAATTAAAGAAGGTAGACCCAATCCTTTTGGTTTTCCTGATTTAATGAAGCCGGAAGGATGGCTTCCACCATCCCATAAAGGTAATCATGGCACTTTCGGAGAAATGTATGACCAATAAGCAACCAACAGCGCCTTTTACAGGTCATGTTGAAAAAATGACAGAAGAACAAGCTGATAAAATAAAAACCCAAATGTTAAATCATGATAAAATAATGACTGATCCATCTATAGTTAATGCTTTATCTGGCATGGGTAAAACTGAATATTCGAAAGAACCAGAATTTTTAGATCCTATCGCACAAGCTTTAGGTTCTATGAATCGATCAGATAATTATGAAGAGTCTGAAAAAGATCATGAGCTGCCTTCATATATAGAAGATTACCTATACAATAAATACGATTTAGACGAATCTAAAGAATCGGTAAACGTTTTAGCTGAATGCATAGAACTTCAACTTAAAAAATCTCAAGACTATCAGAATCCTAATAGTTCCGTAAAACAATCCGATTATTATCCATCTGGCTTATTTACTATTCAAGAAATCGTTCATGCTAAAATGCTTCGAATGCGGTCAGTCATGGAAGCCATGAGAGATGATAGTAATTATGATACTAATTTCGAATCTTTAGAAGATTCAGCTAAGGATGCAATTAACTATCTTAGTTTCTTTGTATCATATTGCAGAGGACAAATGGAAGGTCAATCAGAAGAAGATTACGAGGTATTTAAATAATGTATGAAAATGCAATTTTTAATAGAATCATTAATGTTATAAACGAAATGGGATATGAACATGTAGATGACATTGTTCAAGATTTGGAAATAAGTGATGATGAACTAGATATTTTTCTGAATATATTACATAAGGAAAAAGATGCTGCTATTAAAAAATTAACGACATAATGGCTATTATAGAACAAGGTAAACCTATGAAGTGGAAAAACACATCAGATATGGATAATATAAGAGAACATTTTGCTGATATGTTATTCTATAAACATTTTACTACTGATAAAACAGGCGTAAAAACTATAGAATTAATAGGAGCTTCTTTTAAAGCTAACGAAGAAGCCATTTTCGGTACTCCAAATAAAGATTATATTGAAAAAGAATTAAAATGGTATGAAAGTCAATCAAGTAATATTTTAGATATTAATGGTAGACAATTTCAGCCACCACAAGCGTGGTCATATGCTGCTAACCCTGATGGCGAAATTAATTCTAATTATGGATTACTTATTTTTTCAGAAAAATATGGAGATCAATATAATAATGTTTTCCAAGAATTAAAGACTAATCCAGATTCTCGTAGAGCATCTATGATTTATAATAGACCTACCATGCATTATGATTATTGTGAAAACGGCAAAAATGATTTTGTCTGTACTAACTCAGTAAGCTATTATATTCGACATGGCAAGCTTGATTGCGTCGTCCAAATGAGATCTAATGATGTTTATTTTGGATATCGTAATGATAAAGCGTGGCAAGATTATGTTCTTAAAGAATTAGCTAAAGATTTAAATTTATCAGTTGGTAATATGTTTTGGCAGGTTCAAAATCTTCACGTATATGAAAGACATTTTTATATTGTAGATCATTTTATTAAAACTGGAATGCTAGATATTACAAAATCTTCTTATAACAAATTATATCCTGAGAGCGAATATGCAAATTCAAATTCCGATTAACGATTTTAAGAATAATTTTCCTATTATAGAGAATGAAATAGATTATTTCTTAAAAGTTAATTTTGAACAAATTCGAGAAAAAATGTCTAATGGTTTACGGATATTTCGACGCAAAGCAGTTTCTAATAAAGCAGTTTTAAAAGAAATTGAAGAAGAAAATCTTAACAAATATACTGGACTTATTATTCAACGAGCACAAATTGAAGATATTTACAGAAGATTTGTTTTGTTATATAATTCTAATATGATTGATTATATAACTCTTGAAGGCGCAGAAATGGAAATATTTTTGTCTGCTACAAATCATAAATAGATATGTGACCTACTCCAGATAATCTGGTCAAATTTGTCACTTAAATAAACTGATATAAACATAAAGGTATAAAAATGAAAAAAATTCGTGTTGGCATCATCGGTGTCGGTAACTGCGCTTCTTCCCTTATTCAAGGAACTCAATATTATCAAGATAATCCTCAAGATAAAGTCGGCTTAATGTATGAAGATATTGGCGGCTATACTGTTAATGATATTGAATATGTTATTGGCTTTGATGTTGATCGTAGAAAGGTAGGAATAAATCTTAGAGAAGCAATTTTAGCTAAACCAAATTGTGCAATGAATCATGTAAAAGAAATTACTTCTAATGTAGTTCCACACTCAGCGGGAGTTTTTTCTGCTCCTTTGTTGGATGGCGTAGCTCCTCATATGTATGATTATCCTGAAGATGTCTCTTTTAGAACTGAAGCTGACACGGCTGTGTCTTTCACTGAAGCGGTAGATTTAATTGAATCGTTCGATGTAGATATGTTAGTAAATTATTTACCTGTTGGGTCTGAAGAAGCTTCGAAATTTTGGGTAGATGTAGCACTTAAAGCAGGCGTTCATTTTGTTAATTGTATTCCAACTTTAATTTCTACTGAAGATACTAAAAGAGTCGAACAAAAATTTATTAATGCAGGTTTAACATTTGTAGGTTCTGATATGCGTTCAGCATGGGGAGCTTCTAGAATGTCTGAAGTTTTACAAGGAGCTATGATTGATTCTGGTTTAATGGTAACTCAACACATCCAAACCAATATGGCATCTGGTTCTACTCAAGGCCAAGAACATATTCGGACAGGTCGTACAGCAAATACTGATTTTCTAAATATGGCTAAACAGGACCGCTTAGAAAATAAACATATTTCTAAAGAAAACGTTCTGAAAGGTCAGAATCATGTACGAGACGAGTCTATAGAAGGTATGACATTGTTCGCTGGTCCCTCATTAACCGTACAGCAAAAACCAGGTGGCGAATATATTGGGTCTGACAATAAGATTGCTAATTTTGATATTGTTGCTTATGGTTTTGCTGGCGCTCGTTATGAATTAACTGCTAGATTATCTGTTCAAGATTCACCTAATTCAGGTGGAGTTGTTATTTCGGCAATTCGTTTCGCTCAAGTAGCTGCTGAGATGGGATTAGTAGGTTACTTACGTGGCCCATCTGCTTGGACTCAGAAAAGCCCACCAGTACAAATGAAAACTGAAGATGCAAAATTTGAGTGTGACGCTTTAGCGCGTCGAGAGTTAACTTCAACCACTAGAAAACAATTAGCTACTAAAGATCCAGTAGTATCTGATTTAGAATATACTTTTCAGGATTCTAAAAATGACTACTAAACAACTAAAAAATTTAGACCACACATTTGATCTAGCATGTTTTGATATAGGTGTTACTATAAGAAAGGGTTTAAAGTGGGCTATACAGCCTAATGAAAAATTTCATTTAGTAGAAGAGTTTAGTGATGATAAAGAAGATAAATTGGTTGGAAAGGGAATATCACTAGGTTTCTGGACTGGAGATTTTTTTAATATACCATCAAGACTGCTTAAAATGGAGCACAATGTTTGCGCTAGAAATAAAGAAGTTTTATTTGATATGATGAAAGAAGGTTATGGTGATAGTTTTGATGAATGGACAATAGTCACAGCTTTAATATATCAGAGAATAGGATAACATGAAAAAATTTGATGATTTAAGAACTGATGTTGAAAATAAATTAGAAGAAATAATTCAACAAAATGATTCTATTTGGGAAGCTTCTTATTCGACAGCTAGAAATGCAAATGTAGAATTAGAAAAAGAAGCTATGTTTGATCTATTAACACAATTTAGAGAATCTATGGATCAAATGGAAGATTTATTTTTGGATATAACTGATGACTACTAGAAAAATAATTAATACTTTTGATATCGACGGCGTTATCTTTATGGGAGAATACGGAGGGGTCTATCCAGGCCCTGACGATATCATCATAACAGGAAGATCATTTCAAGAAGAAAAAGAGACTTTAGAAATGTTAGAGTCTAAAGGAATTAAGAATAAATTGTTTTTAAATCCTAGACATTTTTCTAAAAAAACTAGGCAATCATCTGGTAAACATAAAGCTAACATCATCAGTAAACTTAAACAGAGATATATAGTAGGAATTCATTTTGAAGATGACCCTGTTCAAGCCAAAGAAATTACTGATGTACATCCAGACGTGCATGTGATATTATTAGTGCATGATTTAGTCGAAAAAGAGAACGTGAGACATTTATGAAAGATTATGAGAAAACTATAGAGTATTTAAAAGATTTTCTAGGTGAGCTTAATTTTGATGACTGCCATCATGAAGAAAAAGCTTGTGTAAAATTAGCTATAAAATGTGTAGAAGAACAATTACGTCGTCATAATCAAGCGCTTGCGTATTGTAGGAAATTAAAGAAATGAATTATAAAGAATATAAAGGAGTCATTATTAGAGATGACCCAATCTATGAAAGTACTGACCGAGGTATGGTAAATGAATGTCTACAAAATTATACATATTTCTCATTAGATGAAAATTCTGTAGTTTTAGATCTAGGTGTTCACTGCGGTGGCTTTGCTCATATATGTAAAGAAGCCAACGTAAAGGCATATTTAGGTATCGAAGCTCTTAAATCTAATTATGAGTGCGCATTAAATAATATGCCTGAAAACGGTAAAATTTTAAATGCGGCTGTTTCTAACTCTGAAGATCCAGAGATCGCTTTCTATATAAGAAATAGCAAACAGTTTTCATGTAGTGCAACTGTTAATCCAGCAAAAGTTACAAAAGCTTTAACTAAAACCGTAGTAAAGAATTTAAATATTCACACTATTTTATCTATGTGGAAATACACGCATATTAAAATGGATATCGAAGGCGCTGAAAAAGATTTTTTAAACGAAAACTTTATTGTACCGAATTCTGTCGAAGAGATGTCTCTCGAAGTTCATTCAGAAAAATATATTCTGGATTTCGAGGCTAATTATCAAAAGTACATTCTAGCTCAAGGTTTTGAATTAGTCTCAGCTACACCTAATTACGGTTTTGTTGGTAAGGATCCTGTTATGCGCGAAGCATTTGGAGTAGAGTATACGGGTTCATTATTTGGATTTGATTTATTTTACCGTAGGAAAGTCGATTGAAGATACAATCTTATAAAGAAAAACCGCTATCTTTAGGTCAACTTAAAGATATGACCAATAAAGAAAATTTTGATTATTTTAATACATGGGTCTTAGATTTCTTTAAGCGAGAATGTCTTAGAGAATCAGATCGTATAGATGAGTATGTAGAGAATCCTTTATTTGGGCCTGCTATGAGACAAGAAGTTTCATATTGGAATCCAAATCGATCTAAGCACGCTGAAGTATATTGGCTAGAAAATTTTGTATTTAATAAAGATACTTCATTAAGAAATAAAATTCTTAATGCTATGGTAGTAAAATTTGTTGGAATGCCAACACTTACCCTAGTGGCCACCAACTCTCTAGATTATTCTAATATAATAGATTTTGATCTTTATAGAAAGGACGTTAAATACTTTGATTTTATTAATGAGAACCTAAATATAAATCAAATGAAGTTAGCCGTGTGGGGTAAAACACAATTACAGACATCATTACAGACTGCTGCAAGAAATTATTGCAGAGAAAAATATGTTGACCCTCAAAGAAAATTTCATTTATCTGATATGATAGAATGGATAGTGCATTTGGACGATTTAGGTCTTAGCTCTGTAGTGATTGATAAAGAAAATAAATTATCTGATGTTTGTGAATGGTTAATTAGTCATAGAGGCATAGGACCATATTTTGGTTATCATCCTCCATGCAATTTTAGTAGGTCTGAAGACTTAAAACATATAGATGAAGATGATAACTATTGTCTTGTAGGTCCTGGTGCTAAACGTGGTATGGAATTCGTTTTTCCTGATGTTAAGTTGAATAACAATAACGCCATGGAGAACATAATTTTATCTATTAGAGATCACCAACATGAATTCTTTGAGTTTGAATCTGAAGAATTATTTGAATTCTATAAGAATAATTTAGAGCGTGATGGATATCTCACAACTTTTGGTACTGAAATTACTTTTTGTCAATTTGCCTGCTTCGAAGCTATTAAAAATAATGAAAAAGCTCAAATAAAAAGAATATTACCATTAACATTTGATTCGTTTTATGATATAATTAATAAACGAAAACATGAATCAGATGGATTATTTTAAATATGAACTTATTAACTATTGGCGATATAGATAAAGCTAAAGAACAATTAAACTTAGAAGGCGAATGGACATGTTTCTATAAAGCCGTTGAATTTGATTTCTGCGATGAAATATCAGATTTGGAAAATTTAAATTCTTGCGCACTGGAAGAATTTTTTCCGCTAGATATAATTGAAGTTGAGTTACCTGGAAAATTAATGCTTCTAGGCCTAAGAAATTTAGTTACAAATGAAGTTAAATATGGAGTAGTAGATTTAGCATGTAACGAGTTACAAACTCAGCTTAGAGATTATACTTAAATTATGAGATACGTTCATAAGAGAGAAAGAGGTTGGGGCTGGTCATTATATTTATGCTATGGACTGTTTATTTAGAAGAAATACACTAATTGAAAGATATGACGGTGTAAAAATTGTAGTTTCTACTGTAGGTCTTAGAAAAAAATAAATTAGATACTGGATTTTTAGAAATTGGACCTGGAAGATATTTTGAAACTATGGCCTTTTTATCTAAAAAGATGATTATAGATATAATGATGCTGATGTAAGTAAACAAGTTTCATTTCAATCAAAATGGTTTATAGATAATATAGATGCTGATGATGAAGCGAACGATATGCATGATTTAGTAGTAAAAGAAATAACGGACAGATTATTAAATGAAGATACTTATAACGGGACCAGTTAACTTAATATCAAGTCGATTATATTCTCATAAATCAGCAGAAGGCTGGATTCTTTATGATATGATTAAGACTAAATATACAGATGATGTAGTAGATATTGAGACATCTGATAATATCATAGAAGATTATTTGGAATATGATAAAATTTATTTATATCATGGTAATGACTTCTCAGGTTCATTAAATTTATTTGGTGGTTTAAAAAATGAACCTGTTGCAAGACAGCTAGCTAAAATTTCTTTATATGCTAAATATTGTAAATTTAATAATAAAGAAATAATATCTTGTAAAATACCAATGCCAGATTATGGCTTTATGGTATATAATAGATTAAAATCTCAATCCGGATATCCAGAAATTTGGGACAATATAGATTTAGCAGAGTTAACTAAGTTATCTAAACAAGAAGATTATTTTGATCCTGCTAATAATTTTAATTCTAAAAAATTAGTTTTAGGAGACTCTCATGCAATTAGTATGTATAGAGCTGGTTGGGCTGTTAATAGTGTACCTTTTCAAACGCTTAATGGGGCCATCAACCGAGGCTTAGAAAGTTTTATACCTCAAAATTTGAATCATTATGATTCTTTAGAATTTTATTTTGGAAATATAGATATAAGACATCATATTTATCGTTTAAGTAAAAATCTAGATGAAGCTAAAGGTATAGTTAATGATTTAGTAATCAGATACGTTAATCAGATTAAAAGTCTAAATATAAAAAATGCTTCTATATATGTTCCATTACCTATCGAAAATGAATCCAGAGTTGTTCCGAAATCAGGATGGCATAAAGGTAAACCATTCTGGGGTTCATGGCACGATAGAGACTTTATAAGAGGCGAATTTATAGATAGATTATATGTAGAAACAAATAATACTAATATAAAGGTTTTAGAGTGGACAGATTATTTAGAAAATTCTAAAGATGAATTAGATTTTGCTTATATGGAAAAACCTAGATCAGTACACTTATCTAGAGAATTTTATCCACATTGGACAGGAAAACCAGAAGTAGTTTCAGAAGCTACAGGATTATTTTAATGAGAGTATTGCAAATATTAACTATAAGTATTTGGTGTATAGCAATTTACTTATTTGGAAAAATGGTATATGATAATCATACTAATGAAGCTTGGTTAGAAGAAAATTGTAAAAAGACTTCTATAGTTTCTCAGGATCATGGCGGAAAACTAAGATGGATGTATAATTGTGATAATTAATTTGAGACTAGATAATATCAAAATTTTCTTTAAACAAAGAAGAAAACTCAGATATAAAAAATATGATAAATGGCATAAACATTTTGCTATTATACCCGTTAAGATGGATGACGGTTCATATGTCTGGTTGCAATTTCTTGAACGAAGAATATCAAACCATTATAATAAGCCTAGAAAATATTTTAAATTAGGTGAGTTATTAGGATAACAAGATAATTAAATTATGAAAGAATATAAGTGGTATGTAGAAGTTGTAGTTGATACTAATGATGCGGATTATTTAACACGAGTAATCTCTGTTACAGACGAAGGCTTAGAAGAATTAAAGCGACGAATCGCCGTCGTTAAACGAAGATTTCCTAACTATGAAGACTTCGCTTGTAGCGAATATCATGGTCATTGGGCTGAAGCTATCGAAGAAGATGATCCCGACTATTTAGATCTGGAAGCCGTGGCCGATATGGCACCCTACGGTGAATATGGTTGGCATTCATTGGAGTCTATAAAGTATTATCCTTACGGTGAAAAGAAGAGTTTACTATGAAAACATATAACGATGATCCAAATCTTTTAATAGATGATGCTATTAACAAATTAACAGAAGACTCTAATGGACCTAATGAATTAGATTCCATTAATTTCGACATCTATGTTTCACCAGCTGATGTCAGTCGTTATGCTCATAGAAATGGCTGGGAAGAATCTGAAGAATTTGATTGCAATGGCTGGCAATATGACTGGTGGATCTCTTACAAAAAGGATAATATAGAATTTTTATTTGCTGGATGTGGCCACGATGGAAGTTCATATATTTCTAAACCAGAGTCAGCGTGAGTTGGAACGAAAAATTTATAAATCTTGCTGAGCATATTTCTACTTGGTCTAAAGATCCTTCTACTAAGATTGGAGTAGTTGCTATAAATCCAGATACTAAAAACATTTTATCAACTGGATATAATGGTTTTGCTAGAGGCATTTCAGATACTGAGAAGCGATATAGAGAAAGAGAGACTAAATATAAGTATATTGTACACGGAGAACAAAATTGTATTTACAACGCAACACGTAATGGTATAAAATTACAGGGTTCTTATATGTATGTGTATGGTTTACCCATTTGCCATCAATGCGCTTCAGCAATAGCTCAAGTAGGTGTAGATACAATATTTTTTAAAAATTGTGACCCTGAATCAGAGACTCGATGGTCAGAATCTTCTGAATTAGGATATGATATTATGAAAGAAACAGGAATTACAATTAACAAACTATAGGAAAATTAAATTATGAATATATCAATGGATTTACAACACTTAGGATACGGATTCGCTCTTTGGCTTGCTATATGTGTTTTTATTTTAGCAGGTGGAAAAGCGATTCAGTTGGTTATTGCTTGGATTGAAGAAGAAAAGTCTTTAATTAATACAAATTGGCTTTTTAGTTTATTTTGTGGTTATGGAAAATATAGATACCACTGCGAATATGATGGCTACTATAGATTGAGTTCAAATCCTGATCATTTAGGAAAAACTTTTAGAAGTTATAGTATAGATATTGATGAAACTATTGAAGAATTTAGAGCGCAATTTATTCGTCCTGGTGAAGTTTGTGTTGAATTCATTAAAAGATGTGGAATATTATTTACAATTCCGTTTCTAGCATTCACAGCAATTAATTATTTAGATGTCTTTATTTCGGTTTCGGTATTAGTGATGGTTTTATTTATGACTCGATTAATTCGGCGAACTATGAAGAAATTGAAATCTCATGTAGAAGATAAAACTGTTCATAATGGATAAAAAGAAAATCATTTTAAAATATACGCGAGAGGAACACTTTAATGATCCTCTCGCTTTAAGGAGAATTATTTATGAGCAAGAAAAACGAATTAGAGTTCTTAAAAGATCTAAGAGCGCTATTAAGCAAGTATCATGCAGAACTTGAAATTTTTCAAGAAGTCTTTGATGGATATTTAAATGAAGTATCTATTGAGGCTTTATTGGATGGTATGCCAGTAAATATAAAAACTTGTTACCGTACCTCGATTTATACAGTGGATGCTGATGATATAGATGCTTTAATTGGAAGGAAAGAAAATGATAACGATTGATGAGATATTCGAGCTAATCGAAAATAAAAGATTAAATCAAGACATTAAATGGGGTGAACAGAATCATTCAGTTGATAGGTGGTGTAGTATTCTTGGCGAAGAATACGGAGAAGTATGCAAAGCTAATTTAGAAAATGATGATGAAGGTTATATTGAAGAATTAGTTCAAGTTGCTGCTACAACAGTAGCAATGATAGAATCTTTTTATAGGAATGAAATAAAACAATGATTAAACAGTTAGTAAGATTCATTTATATAAAAACTCATAAACATGAAATTGCAGAACTTGCTAATTTATATTATAAGCATTTTGAAATGGTTGCAGGGCGTAAGTTAATTAAAGAAGAATTAAATAAATTGGATTTAGATATAAATTTAATAATGTCAATATTAAAATTTGGTGATTATAATGAGTATGAACGATAGATTTAATACGTTTAATTTTGAATTAGATAGAGTTTTGAGAGAAGATTATCCTAAATCTCTAATTCATGCTATTTTAACTACAGCAGAAACCTTTGATGTAGATGTAGAAGATGTTGTACCACTCCTAGGCGATAATTTCAGAATTACATTATCTGAAGAATATAATATAGATCTAAGTGAAGGATTACCAGAAGGCTTATTTTAAAATGAATACATTAATAGTTAACGTCGATCTTTATTTTTCAAAATTACCTAAATTAATTAACAGTTTAAAAAATGAGTTAAAAGATATTGAAAATAAGATGAGCATATCTAAAAATGAGTATAATTCTAAATGGTATAATTTTGATAAGTATGAGCCTGGAATATTTATTATATGCAAAATAAATTCATTAAAGAATCGAATAGATATGTTAGAATTACAAAGTGCTAATTCATCTCGCATACAAGGCGAAAATTTTATAAAACTTGATGCGGAATCCACTAAGTTCTTTTTAGAAAATCATGATTGATAGTTATCACTATTATGTAAGATATTTAGCAATTCAAAGACACTTTAATTCAAAAGGATATAATTATAATAAGTATAATGGTAAAGTAAATGCATCTAGGCAATCATTCTTAAGAAGGCGTGATAAAGGATTATTTAATAAGTTTAGATATAAATTTAAAGACTTAGATTCATTTAAAGATTATTTAGTTGCAAATTTTGTTTACAATCAAGGCTTTTCAGTATATAATAGTACATCTCAAGAATCTTATGATATACTTGAAAAATGGAAGAAAATTAATGCGAATTTAAAGGATTATTATTTTCGTGATTTGAGATTTCTATCTCATATAAATATAAAGAGTCAACTAATAAGTGAACATGGAGAACTTCCAAAAGTTATCCAGTACTTTATTCAGAATAAAATATGTTTCGAGACTCTAGTGTTGCTCGATATATATTTTAAATTCCTAGATAGGAATGTCTCACTCAAAGATGATGATCAATTTAATGAATTCAAGTTAAAAATACAAAAGTATAAAACTTTCATGAATGTTGATTTAGTCGTATTTGAAAAAATAACACTAGAAACGATAATAAAATAATTAAAATGATAATAAAAAGAGCATAAAATAAATGTCAAGTTTAAGTGAATTAAGAAAGAAAAGAAAAGGCGTCGGTGCCCTAGCTGACAAAATTAATCAAACCAGACAAGTAGACGAGCGCTTCTGGCAAGCTACTAGAGATAAACAAGGTAATGCTAATACTATTATTAGATTTTTACCTCAACAAGATCTAGAAGGTAATCCATGGACTCAGTACTTTGATCACTTCTTTAAAACAGATAAAGGCTATTTCGTTGAGAAATGTCCTACTACTTTAGGCGAAGATTGCCCAGTATGTCAAGCTAATGGTAAACATTGGGATGACGCTGGCGGCGAGCCTTCTCTAGTTCCTGAATATGTTAAAGCTAGAAGCAGAAAATATCACTATGTGGCTAATATTTTAGTTATTAAAGATCCTGCAAATCCAGCAAACGAAGGAAAAGTGTTTCTGTTCAAATTTGGTAAATCTATTTTTAATATGATTAAAGCATGCATTAAGCCAGAATTTGACGATGAGATGCCAATCGATCCGTTTGATGTTGATGAAGGTGCAAATTTTAATTTTAAAATCATTAAGAAGGGTGAATATCCTAATTATGACAAATCTTCTTTCCAAGCTCCTAGTGCCTTATATGAAGATGATCAAGCCACTTTGGAAAAAGTAGTGGAATCTTTATATCCTATTAAGGAGTTTAAATACGAGTCTGAAATGAAGTCTTATGATGAATTAGCAGTATTATTTCATGAAAAGACTGGTGAAGGCGCAGTAAATGAAGAAGTAAAAGAATCTGCCAATAAAGCTGCAGGTTTTGATGATGAATTAGATGACCTTGTTGAAAAGGTAGAAGAAAAAGCGAAAGCTGATGAATCTACTTTGGATGATGACGTTACTGATTTTTCTGGTAAATTCGATAATTATTTCGGTGACGATGATTAAAACATTTCGTTTTTTCTAACGAAGCCAGAGTCATATATTATTATATCTGACTCTGGTAATGCATCAGATATTACTGGTTGAATCGGCATAGGTTCAACCTGAGCTGCAGAAGCATCTCCAACAAACACAGATGGCGAACCGCCAGTAATATACCCTACAAAATAAGCATATACTGAATCAAGCCGTCTGGCGACACTTCTAGTACCCTGACCAGCCTTAACAACATTTGGTATTTTTATAACACTCATATACCTATTTATTCATGAAAAAAATAATCTGTGCAAACGGTCATCCTAGAGCAGGTAAAGATACTTTTGGAAAATATTTTTCTACTAAAGCTCTTGGTAAATCTAAAATATATAAAATGGCAGAGCCAATCGGTGATGCTTTAAAGGCTACTTTTAGCTTTAATAATGAAGAATATTCATATTACAGAGAATTAGGAAAAGGAAGACCATTATTTCCAAATGTTCCAAATTCTCCGACGTTCCGGCAATGTATGATAGATTATGGTGAAAAATTTCTTAAAACTACTTTCTATCCTGAAATATTTGCTGATCTTTTATTTAAAAAAATTGAGGCTGATGTAGATGATATTGATAATTTTATTATTACTGATATAGGTTTTCAGTGTGAATTTGATAGATTGTGTGAGCTTGTCGAAGAATATAATGAAAAAAATAAATCTGATCCTATAAGACTTTATCTATATAGAATTGAAAGAAAATCTCAAATACCGAAACTATCACCAATAAGAATTATTGGACGTATTTTCCGTAATGCTAAAAATTTCGTCGGTGACTCTAGAGAGTGGGTTTATAAAAATGATAAAAATAAACGTTTCATTATGGTAGAAAAGAATTATAATAACGATGGCGATTTAGACAGCTTAAAAACTTTTGTAGAAAATGAAATAGAAATTATGGACCTTTAAACTTTATCAAAATAAAAACCCAATTGTTTAAATGATTTTCCAATAACATTTTTTCCTAAAGATTGTAAATAAGGACAACGATTAAATGATAAAAGATTAACAAGTTTTTGGTTATTAATACACCAATTAGAAGTTATCCCTTTATGTTTATCAAAGTCTCGTCTAGTTACATATTTACCAAATGGCGTGACATAATATCCTTTAAATTTGTAACTATTTTCTCCTTTATGGGATTCAGACATTTTAGCTTTAGTTTCTAAACTATGCTTACAACCGTAGAGCGGGTGATTTTTACCTTGTTTACTTTCAGACATTTTAGCTTTAGTTTCTTTAGAATATCGGCGTCTTTTTGCTGCTTTAGACATTTTAGCTTTAGTTTCTTCTGATCTCTTTAGTCCGGTTCTAGATTCAGACATTTTAGCTTTAGTTTCTTCTGATAACACTTTACCATAATTATGATGATTAGATCCTGAAATAATTCCAGAATATTCTAATCTATATTTTTCGAAAGTTCTTGAATTTATAACATTATCATATTTTGATAAATTAGAAAGATACCAGCGCGCTCTTACCATCTTTTTTCTATGAGCTCCAATAAGAAATTTAGGTAGCAATAAGTGGGCTATAAAATGCTCCCTAGCGGTAAGCAGTATTAGATTATCAGGGTCATTTGATCCGCCTAAACTTCTAGGGACTATATGATGTTTTTCGTAATAAACATAATCAGCATTATCTTTTGATAATTTAACCCTATTTAGTTTACTTCTTGATTCCATTAGGTTATAATACCATTTGGAATATTTGTTTTTAATTTCATTCATAAATATATTTATAAAAAAGTAAAAATGTACATAAATAGTATAAATTTAGGAAACAGTATTTTAGTTAGAGATACTGATGGAGATTATCGAGTAGATGATTTCCAGCCCAAGCTGTTCTTTCCTGCTTCCAAGAAAACAGAATATTTAACTCCTGATAGAAAAAATTATTTAACTCCTATAAGTTATGGTTCTATTAAAGAATTCAAAGAAACTTTATGGCAAAAAAAGAAACAAAGCGGTAAAGTTTATGGAGATAAAAAGGCTCTCGTTCAGTTTATGTTCGAAAAATATCCTGAAGAGTGTGTAACTGATTATTCAAAAGTAAAAATATTTAATATAGATATCGAGGTCGATGTCGAAAAAGGATTTCCTGAAGCTCATTTAGCTGAATGGCCGATGAATGCTATTACTATTAAATGTAATGGAATAAATTATGTTTGGGGTCTTCCATTAAATGATGATACATTTATTACTGATAGAGAGGATGTAGATTATAGAGAATTTAAATCTGAAAGAGATTTAGTTAGAGATTTTGTAGAATTTTGGCGCCAGGAAAAACCACATGTGGTCACAGGATGGAATATTGATACATTTGATATTCCATACATTTATAATAGAGTAAAAAAATTATTTGGTGAGGACTATGCTAATAAACTTTCGCCATATGGCGCAACTAATTCATATTTTAGATCTGACGCGTTTGGCAGAGAATCCCAATATGTCGATTTATATGGAATATCTAGATTAGATTATTTAACACTATATAAGAAGTTTGTATTAATTCCTAGAGAAAACTACAAACTTGATACTATTGCTGAAATTGAATTAGGCGAAAAGAAAATCGATTATTCAGATTATGCATCTTTAAAAAATCTATATAGAGAAAATTATCAACTCTTTATGGAATATAATATTAAAGACGTTGAATTAGTAGAAGGCATAGATAAAGTAAGAAATCTTATCAGATTAGCTATAACAGTGGCTAATTTTGGTAAAGTCAATTACGAGGATGTTACCAGCCCAATACGAACTTGGGAATCTACAATATATCATCATTTAATGAACCAGAAAATTGTTCCTGAGATCAAATTTCGAATGAATAAGAAGGATGAATCATTTAAGGGTGCATTTGTTATTCCTCCAGTTATAGGACAGCATAAGTGGATTCTTTCAGAAGATTTCGATTCTCTATATCCAAAAATAATAGAACAATGGAACATAGGACCAGAAACGTTAGTAGACCCTTTTGAATTACCAGAAGAATTACAAAAATTTTATTGTAATATAGATTTTGATAGAATGAAGGATCAAGAGTATGATTTTTCCCTATTAAAAGAAAACAATATTACCATATGTCCATCTGGATTTATGTTTAAAACAGATAAAAAATCATTCTTTTCTGAATTAATGGGCACGTTATTTGCTAGAAGATATTCAGAAAAGAAAAAAATGAAACAAGCGAAAACTGAAGGTAGAAAAGAAGATGAACTTCTTCATGATACATTTCAGCACGCTATGAAAATTTTACTTAATAGTTTATATGGCGCTTTAGGTTCAGATAAATGTCAATATTTTGACTTAAGACTTGCTGAATCAATAACTAAATCAGGTCAGCTTGCGTTACTATCAATAACCGATCAATTAAATAATAAATTAAAGAAGCATAATTCAGGTAAAGATTTAGTTATCGCTGGAGATACAGATTCAATTTATTTTACAATTGGTAATATTGTTGATAGAGAATGCTCAGGAATGTCTAAAAGCCAAAAGCTTGAATTTGTCGATCAATTCGAAAAACAAGTTATAAGAAAAATCATCGATAAAACTTTCGTAGACTTTTCTGAATATTTGAATTGTTATTCAAATAAGCTAAATATGAGTAGAGAGGTTATCGCTGATAATGGTTTTTGGTGTAAAAAGAAAAGATATGCTTTATGTGTATTAGATGATGAAGGTTATAGACCCAAAGAACCAAAAATAAAAATAATGGGCTTAGAAATTATCAAATCATCTACACCTGCATTTGCTGCTAATGAGTTAAAGGATATTGTAAAAGACATACTTTTAGAAGTACCAGAGCAAGATGTTATTAAACGAATAAGTAAATTTAAACCTGAATTTATGAAGCAACATATCGTTCATATAGCTGAAAATAAAGGTATTAATTATATTACTAAATACTTATCTGGAGATACATATAAAAAGGGAGCACAATCGCATATTCGTGGCGCTATCAATTTTAATGCTCTAATAAAAAAAGAAGATATAGATTTAGAGCCAATATATGAAGGCGATAAAATAAAGTTGGTTCCTTTGTTGATGCCTAATCCTATAGGCGACAATATGATAGCTTTTAAAGATCAATTACCAGAGTCAATGTTTAGATACATAGATTATGAAGCGGTTTGGAACAAAAATTTTACAAATAATTTAAATAAAGTTACTGATGTAATTGGATGGTCAATGAAACCTAAAACCGAAGCAGCTGGTTTATTTTAAAAATAGTGTTTACAATATATCTTTTAAGGTATATAATAATTTCATAATAAAGAAAAGCCCTCTGGTCTATATATCGAACCAGATTTACCCCCACAGATGGTATTTAGATCGGAGGCATTACTAATAATAAAAATAATAAAGGTAATACATGAATAGTCTATTAAAGAGCCTAGTCAAGGCTTCTGGTGACCCTTATGCTTCAGTCGCTTCCGAAGGAATCGTTGGAGAAAGTGGAAACTTTTCAATCTCAACTGGTAATTATGCTTTGAACGCTTTAATAAGCGGATCGATTTATGAAGGTATGACATCTTCTCGTAGATGTATGTTTGCTGGTAAATCATCAAGTGCTAAATCTTTTTTCGCTGTTTCTTTAATGAAAACTTTCTTAAAAGATAATCCTAAAGGAATCTGCGTTTATTTAGATTCCGAGTTTGCTTTAACTAGTAAAATGCTAAAGGAAAGAAATATTGATGTTTCACGAGTAGTTGTATTGCAACCATCAACAGTTGAAGAAATGCGACAAAGTGTAAGTTCTATTTTAGATGAATATGAAAAACACCATGATCCTAAATCCAAAGAAGCTCCTGAAAATAAATTAATGTTTATTTTAGATTCTTTAGGTCAGCTATCGACCGAAGCTGAAACTTCAATGGCCTCCGACGCTAAAAAGAATACTATGGATATGGGCCGTAAAGCTCAACTTTTAAAATCAGCATTTCGAGTAAATGGTTTAAGAGTTGCTAGGTTAAATATTCCATTTGTTATAATTGGCCAAGTATATGATTCTATTGGAGGTATGCCAGGTCAAGTAACTATTGGCGGTGGCTCTGCTGCAGTTTATATTTCAGATACTATTATAACTTTATCTAAATCTCAAGAAAAAGAAGGTACTGAACATACTGGAGTAAATATTTTATGTACTGCTTTTAAATCAAGAATGACTAAAGAGAAAACTCAAGTAAGAGTTAAATTATTATTTGATAAGGGATTAGTTAAGCATTCTGGATTATTAGAAATCGCTGAAAAGGCTGGTATTTTTGAAAAAGTGGGTAATAAGTATTCTGTTCCAATTCCTGAGTGTGAAGGTAAAACATATTTCGGTAAAGCCATCAATAAGAATCCAGATAAATTTTTTACTAAAGAAATATTAGATCAAATTAATGAATGGACCATGGAAAATTTCACATTTGGTTCTACAGAAGAGGAGTATGATGATGAGTCAGATTAAAGTTCAACTTCAACGAAAAAGTAAAATGTTGCTGGATTTAGAATTAGGTAGCGCATTTTTCTTTAATAATAAGCCATTTATTAAAGGTAAAACTAATAAAGAAGATGCGGGAGTACAAGCAACAGTTACATGTTGGGATTTATATGAAGGATATATTCAAGAATTCTCTTTAAACAGTAATGTTGCAGAGATGTCCGGAGAAATCTATATGAAATAAGTGTTTACATCATATAAAAATTAGTTATATAATTCACCACCATTTAATAATAAGAATAATAAAATATGTACTCAATTTCAGAATCTATTCTGAGTTACATTTTATGGTCTGAAGATTTTGCAAAAAAGGTAGTCGTTCATTTAAAGGACGACTACTTTGAACAGCACTCAGAAATAAAAGTATTCTCTACAATATGTAATCACATACAAAAATTTAATCATGTTCCGTCTAAAGAAGAGGTATTATTGGATTTAGATGAAGATAAAGATATTTCTGCTATCGCTTTAGACGAAGCCGAAGAACTTGTTACTAAATTATTTGAAGCTCCATGTACTACGTGGTCTTATGATAATATGTATACTAAGGCTGAAAACTATGCTAAAGATAGATCTTTATACATCGCGCTCGCTGAAGCTATCGAAATAGCGCAAGCTGAAGGCGGAAAACTATCTAAGACTGCTATTCCCAAATTAATGTCGGATGCTCTAGCAGTAACATTTGATAATTCTGTAGGTCATGACTTCTTTGCTGATTATAGAGAAAGATATGAATTCTATAATGAAAATGAAGATAAAATCCCATTTGATTTAAACGTTTTAAACATAGCAACAAACGGCGGAGTATCAAGAGGTACTCTAAATATGATTTATGCTGGTGTGAACGTCGGTAAATCATTATGTTTATGTCATCTAGCAGCTAGCTATTTAGATCAAGGTCTTAATGTTTTATTTGTTACTGGTGAAATGAGTGAACAAGTAACAGCTCAAAGGATTGATGCTAATTTATTTAAGCATAATATTAATAAGCTAAATGAATTAAATGAAGTAGAATATGAGAAAAAACTATTTAAAGCTAAAGATAAAGCTAAAAATGGTAAATTATTCATTAAATTCTTTCCTGCGCACAGTGCTTCAGCTGCAAATATTGATAATTTAATTGAAGAATTAAAAATTAAGAAAGATGGTTTTACGCCAGATATTATTATTGTTGATTATATCGGATTATTAGCATCATCTACTGTTTCTTTTGGCAAATCTGGACTGAATACAAATAGTTACTTTAAGTTTGTGTCTGAAGAATTAAGAGCATTAGCTTGTAAGTGGGATGCTATTTGTTGGACGGCGCAACAACTTAATAGAGGTGGATATTCATCGTCAGATCCAGACTTAGATGATGCAGCAGAATCTTTTGGTGTGACAGCAACAGCAGACTTTATTGTAAGTTTGACATCAAACGATGAATTAAAAGAATTAGAACAATATTATCTAAAAATACTTAAGACTAGAACAGCAGCTAAAAATAGTTTGAGTAATTTTAATATTGGAGTTGATTATAATCATATGAGATTATATGATTTACCAAGTAGCATGTCTAATGGACTTAAAAATAAAATAAAAGAAAGAGACAATTATGACAAAGAAAAACCAAAAGGTAGACTTGAAAACAAAAAAGCCAGCCAAATTGATTTTAGTTGATGAATTATCAAAATCTTTAAAAGATGACGGAATTCATTATTACGCAATCAACAATAGAGAACATGATAACTTAGATGTTATTGAGCATTCTATATATGAAATTTTAACTAAAATCACTGGAGTTAAATTCCGTGATCATTTTAAAACCGTAGGTTCTTGGAAGAAAAAAGAGCCTGGTAATTATCATAAAGATTTAGATTTAATTACGTCTTTATCAAATAATCATATTGGCCGCATTTTAGAAAATCTACCATATCCTGCGATTTTTTATAAAGGTTTATCTACATGGACTTTTGTAATTAAAGACATATTAGGAATACCTAGAAAGGTAGACATTTTCAAAGTTGAGAGTGTGCCGTTTTCCGAAAAAGCATATTTTAATGTACCATATATGATGACTGAATGGCCATCTTGGGCTAGAAATATGATATTAAATTCAATATGTAAGATAGTCGTTAAAAATGATGAAGGTTGGACGGGAAGATTCATACCATATAGAGGATTATGTATGTATGACGATGCACCTAAGAACAAAGAGTCTAAAATTTTAACTACAGATTGGGATGCTTTTAAAGTCTATATTGGATTTCCTGAATTAAATACTGTTGAAGATTTAATAAACAGAATAAAAAAGACTTGGTCTGATAAACAAAAAATAGAGCTAATAAATCTTTTGAGTAAAGATAAAAAATTAGTTAACTTGCTAGAAAATAATAATAAAAGAGTTATGGATATATCAAATGAAATTTACTAAAAATACTAGTGCTTATCGAGGCACATTTAACGAGGTAAAAATTATAGATTATCTTATTAAGTTTAGTAATTGTAAGCCTATTAATAATATTATTCCAGAAAATTATGCTGAAATTTTAGCCACCATGTCTCCTATAGAAATGGAGTGTGAAACTAATAGAGCATATAAGATGGCAGAAATGATATTTAATCATTGTAGAGAGCAATTAAACTGGTTTAAAATAGAAAATATATTGTGGACCGGAATACCTAAAGCGTTTGACGATCCTATTATAGATAGCTATTATTCTAATAAAAATCCTAGCGATTTGGTTCTTATTGCTCCTAACGATAATTATCTTGGTGTTTCATTAAAAAATTACACAAATCAAAGTTTAATAGGTCACAAAAGATCAGTTTTTGGTGCTTTTGGATATACTAATCCATCAACCAGAGAAGCTTGCTTAGATTTATGGGATATGATTATAAAGAAAAAGGATCCTCAAGAAATTTTTAATTCTGTATTTCATGTACCAGAATATCCATACATAGAGGTAATCGGTAAAGGTGATTATCATAGAGAGGAATATATACTTAAACGGCCCTTAATAGGTTTCGACCAAATTTTATTCCAAGTTAATAGAGTTAGTAATAAAGTAGATTTTTCTATAGATAATGAAACCACTGGTCATATAAGTTTTTATAAAAATTCAAATAAATCTGGAGATAACTTTAGTATGCAAACTTTTATTAATATCTAATTCATTAGGAGTATGATATAATACGTTATGATAAATTTAAAATTTTTAAATAAAGAAGAATCTCTAAGCAATTTAACACTACCTAATAATTCATATGTAGAAGATGTAATTGTCGGCAAATTCAATATTTTTCATTTTGGGCACGCTAAAATGTTAAATCCTAATTCTATGAATCATATTGTATTGGTCGGAAATAAAAATTTACAACTTAGAGAAAAAATAATTCTTAAAGCTATTCAATATTTTAAAATACCTGAATCAAATTATAAAATATATAATCATACGCAAGGTTATTTACCATCTATAGTTTCTCAGCTTTCTGATGGTAATTTATTTTGTATAAATGCTGGAAATGATAGACTTTCTGATTATAAGCGTCAAATGGATCAAGCTAATATTCATTGTATGATTTATAAAGAAAATGAAAGATTTATGTCATCAACAGAATTAATAAAGAAAATTTCAACAAACCAATTTGACTCATACGACAGAGTTGATATGCCTTGGATAACTAAAGAAATAGAAAAGGAAATATATGAACAGTACTCATGAATTAATAAGATTATGTATGAATGATTTAGATGTAGAATATATAATAGTTTCTAATACTAAATCATCATATATAATGTATATGCATCCAGTCTTTAATAAAGTAATATGTAATTATGGTAATAACTTTAAACAAATAGATTATAAAACTTTAAATCTTGATGGATATATGATAGTTAAAAAGAAACTAAAGAATCAAGAATAAATTTCTTTAAGTTTATTATAAACTGTAATATCAGGCTTAAATGAAGGTAAGCATTCAGGTATTCTATTTCTATCAAATAAATTTAAAAAACTTAAAATAGAAATTAATATAGAATGTTGTTCTTTTTTAATAAGATAGAATAAAATTCTAGACACAGCAATCGGCTTAAATTGATTTTGTAATGTAACAATTTGATTAATTATCAATTTTAAATCTATATTATTGTTATTATAATATCTATTGATATTACTTTTAACATTTTTAAATAATTTAGCATCCTTATTGAATTCTGTCACGTCTAGAAGCTTGTCGTTAGTATAATTTTTCACGACATAAAGTGGATAAGATTTTGAATCAATAGGTAATGTTTGCATCATGGAAATATTTATATGAATAATAGGAGAAGAAAATGAACAAATATGATGAGATGACTTATACAACAGGATATGAATCTTACGAGAGAGGATTATCTATAAATTCGAATCCATATTTTATAGATTCTAAAGAATTTTCTTTATGGAATGAAGGGTGGATTGCAGCTCAAGATGAAGCTTATCTTGATCAAGAAGGATATTTGGCAGGCTTTCATGACTAAACAAATACCATTGCGCCATTTACTAGAAATTAGAAAACAACTAACTATCCAAGTAGAAGCTAGAGCTTTAACTCGGTCAATGATGGAAATTACTCATAAGAGTTTAGAAGAAGTTTCATATGAAAAATTACTAAATTACTGCGAAAGCTTGATAAAGGATTATGAGTGATATTTATAACGATTTCTTCTGGACAAAACAATCTTGTTCTTCTTACAGAAATTTTCAAGTGGTAGGTGACTTTGCTTTAAGATTTTCATGTCCTATTTGCGGCGACTCTGAGAAAGATAAAAAGGCGGCTCGTGGTAATGTTTATCGCACAAACAAGAACATATTGAAATATAAATGTTTTAATTGTGATTACGGACCTGTACATGTAAGTAAGTTTTTAAAACAAACAGATTCAGTAATTTACAAAAGCTATATATTAGATCTTTATCCTAAAAGAAAACAAAAAGAACCAGAATTATCTATAAAGACTAAGAAACCTAGATTTATAAATAAAAAAGTACATTTACAAAAGGCTACAGACGTTGATATTTGTTTAAAATATCTTAAAAGTCGCGAAATACCAGAACACCACTATGATAAATTCTACTATTCGGAAAACTTTGCCAAATTTGTAGTAGAAGAATATAATCAGGATTCAAAATATTTACCAAAAACGGATCCTAGGATTGTTTTAAAATGTGAATCTAAAGATACTTTAATTGGATTAATAGGCAGAAGCCTAAATCCAGATAACTCTTTAAGATATATGAACGCTAAACTAGATAAAGATTTTGACTCTTTAGTTTTTGGTTTAACAAATTTAAATTTAGAACAAGATGTTTATGCAATTGAAGGAGCATTTGACTCTTTATTTGTAGACAACTCAATATCAGTTAATTCTAGTGCATTAACTACGATAGCTAATATGGTTCCTAAAGAAAATTTAGTTTTAGTTTGGGATAATGAGCCTAGAAATTTAGATATTTGTAGAATTATAAAGAAAGGTATCGACTCAGGATTCAGAGTAGTAATTTGGCCTATTGGCATGAAAGAGAAGGACATAAATGAAATGGTATTGTCTGGTAATTATGATATCCAAGAATTAATAAGAAAAAATACATTTCAGGGCTTAAAAGCTCAGTTAAAATTTAAAAAGTGGTGCAAGGTATTGTGAGAGTAATTATAGCAGGTAGTAGAGAAATAACTGACTACGATTTAGTAAAAGAGGAAATAAAGTTATCAGGATTTGATATAACAGAAGTAGTGTGCGGGACTGCTAGAGGTGTTGATATGTGCGGTGAATCATACGCTAAAGAGATGAATATTCCTATTAAATATTTTCCTGCTGAATGGGAACAATATGGTAAAAGAGCTGGCCAGATTAGAAATGCTTTAATGTCAGAGCATGCTGATGCTCTAATTTTAGTATGGGATGGATCATCAAAAGGATCATTTAATATGCTACAAAATGCAGCTAAACAACAACTTAAAATATATACAAACGTATGACTCAATTACCAGTAGATTTTCCAAGAGTAAGAATTCAACAAATAGATGAATATAAATCTAAATTAAATTCGGTTATAGCTGAAACTGAGAATGTTAATGCTATATTAGAAGATGTTAAAGATATCGCTGATTTAGTATCTAATGCAAGTAACGCATTATCTATAGCTATCGGCCCATTAGGTGGAACTCCTTTTGTTCAAGCTATGGCTCAATTTAGTGCTGTTATAGCAACTATGTCAACAGGCTTAAATGCATTCACGTCGACAGTAGCTGAAGCAACAACTTTTGATTTAAATAGAATAGGATTTGCTGATGATATAGTAAATACTATAACAGGCGAAAAGCTTGACGTAATAGCCCAATTTCAAGAATTCATCGGTCCTTTAGATCAGACCATTTTAGCATTAAACACTTTAAATACACCATTAGATACTCAGACAGTTTTAACTGCTTTAGTAGATAATCCTAATTACGTTTCAGAATTAATTAATCAAAGACAAAGAGCTATCGATGTCTTACAAGAAAAAGCGCTAGAAATAGCAAATAACAACACCTAACTTAAAATGGTAATTAGAGTACACAATAAATAAAAATCTGATAACTATAGTAACCATTAAAATAAGGATAATATATTGAAAATAACAAGAGTACGGGAATATTATAAGCCCTTTGAATATCCTAAGGCTTATGACTTCTGGGAGAAACAGCAATCTGCTCACTGGTTGCCGATGGAAGTTCCGATGGCAGGAGATGTCAAGGATTGGAATAACGATTTAACTGAAGGAGAAAAGGCTGTTATTGGCCAAATACTAAAATCCTTTATTCAAGCAGAAATTCATGTAGAAGATTATTGGAGTCAAAAAGTATCAGCTTGGTTTCCTAAACCTGAAATTCAGATGATGGCATCAGCTTTTGCTTCAATGGAATCGGTACACATTGCCGCATATTCTTATTTGAATGACTCTTTAGGCTTAGATGATTATCAAGCATTTCTTGAAGATGAAACGGCAGTTGCTAAACTTGATAGATTGAGAGATACCGCTACTCGAACGAATAGAGATAAAGCCAAATCATTAGCTATATTTTCTGCTTGTACTGAAGGCGTTTCTTTATTTTCGGCTTTTGCTATTTTGATGAACTTGTCAAGATTTAATCTTTTAAAGGGTTTAGAAAATATTATTGCTTGGAGTAACCGTGATGAAGCTTTACATTCAGAAGCTGGTTGTTGGTTATTCAATAAGATGGTAGAAGAAGATGAGTCTCTGCTAGACGATGATATGAAAAATGATATTCTAGAAGCATTCAGATTGACTATCGAATTGGAAGATAATTTTATCGATAATGCATTTTCATTAGGTGAAATAAGAGGACTAAAGCCGGAATATATTAAAGCATTTATTAGAGAAAGGGCTAACCTGAAACTTAATGAACTTGGATTACCGATTAATTGGAGAAATATAAACCAAGATCATCTTAAAGAAATGGCCTGGTTTAATAATTTAGATAATACTTTTGTAGACTTTTTTGCTGCAAAAGTCACGGAATATACTCGGTCACATTGGCATGAAACAGATTTATTTGGAGAAGAGTCTTAATGGCTGATAAAATTTTAAATCAGGAGCTAGCAGATCTTAAGCTAACTCACGATGCCCCTGAATGGATGACCGATAAAGGTTATTCTACTATTTCACGAGGATATAGACTCAAAGGTGAATCGCCTAAGATGATGTATGAACGAGTTGCTAACTCTGTAGCATCATATTGTTCCGAATACGACTATCAAGGTGATAATTCTCTAGCTCAAGAATTTTTTGATGCTATGTGGAATAATTGGCTGTGTCCTGCTAGCCCTATTCTTTCTAATTGTGGAACTAAAAGAGGCTTGCCCATTTCTTGCTTCGGAATAGATCCTGATGATTCAGTGTATTCCATCCTTGAAAAGAATTTAGAGCTTGCTAACTTAACTAAAGCAGGTGGCGGCGTTGGCGTAGGATTTAACAAGATTAGACCTGCTGGTAGAGATATTGCAGGAGGAGCTAATGGTAAATCGGATGGAATTTTAGCGTTCGCGCCCATTTATGACAAAACTATTAATGGAATTAGTCAAGGTTCGACAAGGCGCGGTGCCGCTTCTATTAATTTAGATATCGATCACGGCGACTTTGATGAATTCATTAGAATGCGAAGACCTGAAGGCGATGTAAATAGACAGTGTCTAAATCTTCATCATTGTGTTACTATATCTGATGAGTTTATAAAGAAAGTTCGTGAAGGCGACGAAGTAGCAAGAGAGAAGTGGACTAAGGTTATGGTTTCTCGTTTTGAGACTGGCGAACCTTACATAATGTATAAAGATCATGTCAACAAAGCTAACCCTCTAGGTTATCAGAAACATGGATTAAATGTATCTATGACCAACATATGCTCGGAGATCACCTTGCATACGGATGCATTGAATTCGTTTATCTGCTGCCTATCCAGTCTCAACTTAGTTAAGTTCGATGAATGGAAAAATTCTAATCTGTTAGAAATAGCTACTTTATTCTTAAATGGCGTACTTAATGAATTTATTGATAAGTCTAAAGATATTCCTGGTTTAGAAAATGTTAGACGGCATGCTGAAAAGGGTAGAGCAATCGGAATCGGAGTATTAGGATGGCATACTCTTCTACAAGAAAGATCGATTCCTTTCGATAGCTTCGATGCTATGATGTTAAATGGACAGATCTTTAATAACATAAAGAGCGGTGCAGAGGCAGCAAGTAGAAAATTAGCCGAGAAAATGGGTGAACCATTATGGTGTGAAGGTAGCGGTCTATTTAATAGCCACTTAACTGCTGTTGCTCCTACTAGATCTAATTCTATAATTAGTGGTGGTGTTTCTGCTGGTATCGAGCCGATAATTAGAAACGTCTATACTGATAAAACTTCTAAAGGAATCTTTATGGAAAAGAATCGCACATTAGAAGATCTTTTAGAGAGTAAGAGTAGAAATACTGACGGAGTATGGGATTCTATTATAGAAGCAGGTGGTTCAGTTCAACACTTAACATATTTGTCAGCTCATGAAAAAGAAGTATTCTTGACTGCGTTTGAGATCAATCAAGCAGCTATTATTAAGCAAGCAGCTCAAAGAACTCCTATGATCGATCAAAGTCAATCATTGAACTTATTCTTTCCATCTGATACTGAAGCAGGTTATTTCAATGATGTTCACCTATTAGCTCATGAATTAGGTGTTAAGACTCTTTATTATGTAAGATCAGAATCAAAATTAAAATCAGGCTCGAATAAAAGAGCTCCAACAATCGAAGAATGTAAGGCGTGTGAAGGATAATGAATGAATTAAATTTAGGTGAAATGTCGTTTACTTATGACGATAATATGGATATAATAGAGCTAATAGCAGATGATGGCGATTGGTCCGAAGTTTATGAGGATAGTGATATTATGAAAATGATATTAAGAACATTCTTAGATTTAAGTGACATAGCATATCAACAAAACTAATTTTTAACATTGGGAGGTGAAATATCCTCCCATAATTTTTAACATAAGGTAAATTAAATAATGTCAACAACTCCACAAATTGGTCAATTCGTAAACATTCCTACTGGCGAAAACGTCGATAAAGTAAAAAATGCTTTCGATGAGATTTCAGATGCTCTTATGCTGATTCGAGGTCAACAAGCTCATATTAAAGAAATTAAACAGATGTTAAAGGATGATTATGAAATGACTCCTAAGTCTATTAATGCAATTGCTAAAATGAATGACAAGCAAAACGCTGAAGAATACTTTGAAGAGAATGATGAACTTCATGCTCTTTATGAGACTCTTTTCGGCGCAGTTTAATTATTAGGGGAGAGTCTTCGTTAAGAGGACTCTCTATTTATTATGACAGACAAATACACTAAAGCATTTCATAGAATCTATCCAAATAAAGCTCCATTTATGAAGCAAGCTCAGAAAATTATTAAGGCTGCTGAACAAGAAATTCAAAGTCTTGAAAATCAATTATCTAGGGTAAAATCTGAAAAAGCTAAAATTGCTTCAGATGCTGGCTGGCAAGCTGATAACTTCCGCCAAGAAAGAGAAATAGCTTATGCCAAAAGCGGTTGTTATAAATGATTACTCAAGAACTTTTAGATTTTATTAGAGAAAGATTATATATAGGTTTTGTTGGTGGTTATGATATGTCAGAAGATAATTCTGAATATTGGGTTCAACAAGACGTAGAAAAAGAAATAGGTTCTTGGTCTAATGTAGAACTTTTAGAAAAATTAATAATGTATCAGGAGATGATGGATGATGTTTAATTCTAAGAAAAAGTTATTTAATAAAGATCATCAATTAGCATTAAATGTTAATAGAATCTATGATCAATTTAAAGAAGAAACTGAACTATTTGAAGATCTATATGCTAATTTTTTAATATCTGAAGAAGTAATATTATTTGATAAAAAGGCATATATTCTAAATATTGAAAGAGGTAATTATGATGCATCAAACTGTAAAGATCCTTATTTTGATGAGATGCATAGACCTGAAATGGAATTATGTTGGATGAAAACTGATGGTTCTATAACTCATCAAACTTTTTATATTGAATCTATGTGTGTAATCCAAGAGGCATATAATGGAAATTAAATTAAATTTTAATCCAAGTGAAGTAAAGTCTGATAATGAATGCTTTGAAGCTTCTAGAGTAGGAGGCATGCCATTTAAATTCTGGTTAATTTACAAAAATTGCACTGTTACTGATCAGTATTTTGTAGATAAAATGGATAATTTTATTGAGTATTGTGAATTTATGTATGATGAATATCACGATAATGTTCAACCCTGGACCAATCCTGACGAGTTTTATAATGTAATATCACAACATTGCGATATACGGATCACCCCAGAGTTTGTAATAAAGTATTGGGATTACTTTAGTCTCAATATTCAAAAGAAAGTAACAATTAAATATGATGTTATTGAAACTGTAGAGAAATCGGAGGTAATATAATGTGGTGGAAAAAAACTAAAGTTATTAATATGTGTGATCAGCATGCTGAAGCATTAAAGATGAACGCAAACTATGATAGAGAGTGGGAACGCAAACTAATTGATGCTTACGCACAAAATGAAGAATTTGACTGTCATAAAGAAAAATTAGAGAAGCATAAAGAAAAATTCGGTCACTTTAAAGTAGGTGATGCGATAACTTATTTTGGATTTCAAGGTTATATAAAATATATTGGTATGGGAGATTATGTTCCTAGCGCTACATGGACAACTTACAGATGTAAAGAACCTATTATTTGTATTACATATAGAAATGCCAAAGATAGCATAGTAACTGTCGATCTATCAGATGGTGAGTTATATCAGATTAAAATTAAGTCTTTATAAATAGATATATGAAAAACATATTACAATCGTTATTATCTCAGCATGGACAAATAAGTTCAGGAATCGAGGGGTTTTAATTAGATTAGTAATAAGTATAGCAAATATCTTTTTAAAAGCCTACTAAATTAGTAGGCTTTTTTTGATTTTAGATGTTTACAAATATCATTTAATTGATTATAATAACTTATCAGTTAAATTAATAGGTATTACAAAATGTCAAACACTTTAATAGCAAATTTTGAAGAATCTGGTCATAAAGTTTCTTTATTAAAAACCGTTAACAATTTATATATTTGGTTTGTTAAGTCTAAAGAAAAGAGAGAATCAATAAGTTTCGACGGTACTCCGGGTGGTCGCAAATATATGTCATATCATGATGTTGCTTCTTCAGGTTGGAATCCTAACAAATGTGAAAAATCAGCAAGAATTGCTATTAAAGAAGCAATTAAGAATTTATAAAATTTTTAGCACAATAGCTCAACTGGTAGAGCAACGCACTTTGACTGCGTAGGTTGTTAGGTTCGAATCCTACTTGTGCTTCCAGAATTAATGTGCAGTCTTGTGAGGCAGAGCAAGGGTAGATAACTATCAAGTAATTCTAGTGTAGGTTCAAATCCTACCACATTATTTAAATATGGTACTAGTTGAAAGAGGTCGATCGCCTCCTAGGACCCCAATATATGGCGCCATGATCCAATTGGCAGAGGTGTCGGGCTTAAAACCCGAATGTTCCCGGTTCGAATCCGGGTGGCGCTACCAAATTATATACAAATGATAATAGTAGAAGAATATATAAAAAGCCATACTAAGAAAGAAAGGCAATCTCATATAGATCTTTCAGAAGTTTGTTTAGAGCGAGGCGGCCTAAGTACGCATCACAGAGGAGTTTTAGCTGAATATTTAGACACCAATATTCCTAAAAGGCCTGCAGTTTTGGCTCATGCTTGTGGCAATGGCAATTGTTCAAACCCTAAGCATCTTTATTGGGCGACATATAGAGAGAATACTGTAGAAGATGGTAAAAAATTTGGTACATTTAAAACTATTTGGGAAAGATCTGTAGAAAAATATGGATTAGAAGAAGCTAAAAATAAACAGAGGGTTGGAGGTCATACAACAGGAACTTCCAACCTAAGAAAAAGAAAATAAGTTCCTATAGTGTAACGGCAGCACCCGATTTTTATAAGATCGTATCCCCAGATTAGGGAGTAGTCTAGGTTCGAATCCTAGTAGGAACACCACCAAACAATTTAATAGGAATTTTATAATGAAAGCAATAAATAAAGGCAATCAGGCTTCAATTAAAACTTGGCATGAAGGTGTTCATATTGACGATAACACCCTAGATCAATTAAATAATTTAGCCAGTATGCCATTCATCCATAAGTGGATTGCTTCGATGCCAGATGCTCACTTAGGAAAAGGATGCGCAATTGGAACAGTTTTAGCTACTAAGAAAGCTATTATTCCAGCTACGGTAGGTGTTGACTTAGGTTGTGGAATGCAGGCTGTTAAAACATCATTAAAGGCAAAAGATCTTCCTGATGATCTAAAGAATATTAGATTAGGTATGGAAGCTGTTATTCCAGTAGGCTTTGGAAAACATGATAAACTAGATGGCGGAACTGAAAAGATTTGGTCAGATTATCTAGCAAAAGAATTTGATGAACTTTGTGAGATAGCTCCTATTAAAGATACTAATAATGTTAAACATTTAGGTACTTTAGGTGGCGGTAATCACTTTGTTGAAATTTGTTTAGATGAAAAAGACTTCGTCTGGGTTATGCTACACTCTGGTTCTAGAGGAGTTGGTAACGCTATTGGTAGATATTTTATCTCTAAGGCGAAAGAAGAAATGAAGCGCTGGTTTTGTAATATTCCAGATGAAGATCTTTCTTATTTACCAGAAGGATCTAAACACTTCGATGACTATATTAGATCTATTGATTGGGCTCAGACATTTGCCAAATTTAATAGAGATATTATGATGACTAAAGCTTTAGATATTTTACATAAGCATACTAAAGATTTTAGATGGGAACAACATGCCATCGACTGTCATCATAACTATGTAGAAAAAGAAAATCACTACAAAGAAAATGTTTGGGTGACCCGTAAAGGCGCTGTAAGTGCTAAAGAAGGTCAATTGGGAATTATTCCTGGTTCTATGGGTGCCAAATCATTTATTGTAAGAGGTTTAGGCAATAAAGAATCTTTTAATTCGTGTTCGCATGGAGCTGGAAGAGTTATGTCTAGATCTAAAGCTAAGAAATTAGTTAGTATGTCTGAACATAAGAAATCTGTAGAAGGTGTTGAATGTCGAATAGATTACGATGTTATTGATGAGACACCATCAGCCTATAAAGATATTGATAAAGTTATGGAAGCACAAGATGATTTAGTTGAAGTCGTTCATACTTTAAAACAAGTAATGTGTATTAAGGGATAATAGTTAGTATCTATTATATTATAGTTTGGTTATGTAAAATTAAGAGGATATAAAAATGTTTTTCTTTAAATCAGATAAGAAAGCTTTAGAAAAAAGTATTAAAAAGAGTCTACCTAAAGGTGTATTCTATAAATTTGATAAAGGTTTCTATCGAAAAGTTGAGACGGGTAGTGGATATTGTGACTATCCAAAAAAAGTTAAAATCAAATCTTTGGAAGATGAAATAATCAGACTTTCAAATGAAGAAGGTGTTCCAACCTACATAGATATTTTATCGAAATTTCATAATATGTTATCAGATCGTTTAGAATCTTTAGATTTATCTATAGATTATGGATCATTAAAAAACGTAAAAATAACAAAGGTAGTATTAAGAGAAAATGATCCTGTAGATACTTATTACGGTAACAAGCGCTTAAATGATTTTTCATCTGTTTATAAGCTATGTAAAAAAATTCTTAAAATTGATAAAATAAAATTTAAATATACTAATGATATAGGTGAAATTAAAAAATCTTCATTAAGCAGTAAATTAGAATTAAGAGATTTTCTAGAAAGTAATGATAGAATACAATCTGTGATCGTCGATTTACAAGAAGAATTTAAATCTGAATTAAAATTAGTATTTGATACACTTGGATACTGGAAAACTACAAAATAATAGTAATAAGGAAGAGTAACCTGAGAGGTCTCAGGGCTGGTTTGCTAAACCAAGTGTCTCATTTATGGGATTGATTTCGAATATCAACTCTTCCTCCAACATTAAAAGAGATTATGGCAATTGAAGATTTCGATACTAGTGATTTAGAGGCATCTATTAATAAAGACAAACTCAGAAGAATAGAAGGTATGATTGATTTAGCTTATAGGTGGTCCGAAGATCAGTTATTAGAAGATAGCTCTATTGCTGTTACGACTATTAATTCCATAGCAAGAGTTATAAAAGAATAAAAGGAAGGTAGCGTCCATGGGGACAAACGGTCTTGAAAACCGTCGCCATCGGGAAACTGATGAGGGTTCGATTCCTTTACTTTCCGCCAACTTAATAGGTATATTATGAGTGATGATTTTGTAGTAGTTAATGACGCACAATTTATGTATCCTCATAAAGTGAGTTATGAGCCAGTAATTATTAGACCTCCTAGCCCAACAGCTAAAACTGAGGAAGAAAGGTGCCGATATCAAAATCTAAGTCATAAGTTTAAGGTTCATTATTCTAAACAAGAAAAATGGTTTAAAAAGACAATAGTTCAAGAGATTAGAGATGAGTTAAACGCGGAGATTATTAAATCTATACAAGTATTAGCAAAGAAACCTTAATTATATGAAAAGTATCGCAATTATAAAAAGAGATATCAAACACTTTTACCAAAGATGGACTAGAGGCTGGGATGATACAGAACTCTGGAGTTTAGATTATACAATCGCTAAATTTACTTTGCCAAGGCTTAAAGAATTTTCGATTGATCCAGGATGTTTCCCTTGCGATGATTTTTGTGATACACCAGAAAAATGGCAAGAAATTTTAAATGATATGATTTTCGGTCTTTCTTTTGTTATCGATGATTTCGATGGAAGTATTGATTATGTAAATTACGATTGGGAAAGAAAATCCAGAGGTCTTAAATATTTCGGCGAGTATTTTAACGCATTATGGAATTAATTATGGTGTATGTGGTCTAATAGGAATAAGACTCCCGACTGTGACTCGGGATGATGCGGGTTCGATTCCCGTCATACACCCCAAATTTGAATATGAGAAAATTATGTTTATATTAATAGAAGAATATTATGAAGATTCTATAAACATCGGTTTATATGATGATATTACAAAATTACTAAAAGCTGTAGATAATAAATTACCGTTTAAAAGATATGATCCATATATGAGAATAGAATTTTGGAAAAATAGTGATTGTAAAATATTTAAAATTTATAATGAAAATGATAGAGAATCTTTAGACATATGGTTAAAAAAATGTAAATTATGAAAAAGTCTCCTTATTTATGTTATAATGGTAATGAATTATTTGAAGGTGACTCAATAGTTCATCCTTCAGGCCAAACAGCTAAAATAATTTATATGAAAAGGCCTGATAGAGATCCTTGGATGGTTTATTATAATAATGATATAGATGACATATCAACATTATGTTTACAATTCGGCGATAAAGGCCAAGCGAGAAAAATATTATGAATGTAATTGATTATACCAACATATCAGAACAAGAAGTCTTTGATGCTGTTGCTTCTCATTTAATTAAACAAAAAGTACCTAGCAATATAGGAACAAGATGTTTTTATAGAACCAGCGATAATTTAGCTTGTGCGGCTGGTATATTTTTAACTGATGAACAAGCTAAATTGGTTGATGAAGATGCCTTCGGCATATGTTGGTCAGGAGTAGTTAAAAGACTTAAGTTATCTAAAGTACATGAATCTTTAATTGTTTCGCTTCAACAATGCCATGACACATCTTCATCACACAAATTTATATATTTTAACTGTTTAATTAAACAGTTAAAATCATGCGCAGAATTATTTAACCTAAATTGGAATTTTAAAAATGTATAGTTTAGTAAGATCAGGAGACGGAGCAGGCGATTCGGGATTAATGTCAGAATCAATAGAATGGAAAGAAGATGGTCAACATATAATTACTGATAATTCGAGACCTATTCTTGGGCAATCAATGAGAGTTGGTTCTTTTTTAGCTAGAACTTATTCAGCTCAAGATTGGTGGCTGACTACTCCAGTAAGTGAAATTTTAGAAGATAATGGCAATGAAGTAATCTTTAAAACAGGTAATTCTGTTTATACTTGGAAAAACCTATAAAGTTAAGAAACTAAAGCCTATATCTTTATAGGTTTTTCCTATAACATTTTCATCTAAAGTTTTCAAATAAGGAGATAATTTGTAAGATTTCATTTTGTATGGACCTTTTCGTCGCCGTTAATGCTTTCCATTTATTAAATTAGTTGTTATATAGATATAGCCGTATTGAATCATTATTTTAACCCTTTATTTATATTTATAAAAAATGTCAAAAAGATACTTATTAGTTGCAGACATCGAAGCTACGTGTACCAACTCAAACGAATTTCCTAGACATGAAATGGAAATGATCCAGTTTGGCGCAGTCATGGTTAATATGGAAGATTATTCTATTGTTGATGGTTTTGATTATTACGTTCAACCTGTTATACATCCAAAAATGACTTATTTTTGCGAAGAGCTTACAGGTATAACCGACGAGATTCTAGCTGAAAAGGCTATACCCATGGGAGAATTTTGTAATAAACTAAATAAAGATCTGAAAAAGTATAAAGGTCAATATAATTGGGCAGCATGGGGAGCTTTCGATAAAAGATTCTTTGTTGATAACTTAAAATTAAGGAAATTGTCTCACTTATATCCTTTTAATAATTTAGATTATTTGAATCTAAGTATGTTATTTAAGAATGCTCAAGGTATTAAAAGAAAAATGGGAGTCAAAAAAGCTATGAATAAATGTCGCCTAGAATTTGAAGGTCGTCAACATAATGGTTACGATGATGCATATAATACTGCGAGAATGTTACCGTGGATTTTACCTAGGAAAACATAATGAAAATTAAAAAGAAATTAGAAAAGTTAAAAATTGGCGAATCTTTAAAAATCGGATCCATTAATATTTTACGAGTACATGGTGGTTGGTTATATTGTAAGGAAAAAGTGTTCTCTAGAGGTTATGCTATAGATAATACATTTGTTCCATGGCCTTCTTGTCCAGAATTTAAGGATCATATTGCCCAGGTATTTGTAAATGAACAAATATGAAGTAGGATATGTGCCTAGAAATAGTCAAGATGGAGAGTTCTTTGGTGTATATAGAGCTGAAACTGAGGAAGAAGCTATAAGAGAGGCTAGAGCTGATTTATCTTGGTCAATGGGTATGAAAGAAAAAGTGAAAACTCCTGCGCTAGCTTCATGGTTTGCTAATCCAATTTAATATGAAAATTTTATTTTATAGCTTTATTTTATTGTGTTTAACATCATGCTCTTATGATAAACCAGCAAATGTTAAAAGTATTTCTCAAGGTAAACATTATAAGACTATTGAAGTTGATGGTGTAAAATGTATTGTATTCTCTGGTCATCGTAGCGGCGGAATTTCATGTAATTGGGATGAATATAATCAAAGATATAAATAGTTATATAATATGAGCAGCCTTGGTATAATGGCTGTGCCCTTGGCTTCCACCCAAGAGAAACGAGTTCGATTCTCGTAGGCTGCTCCATTAAATTTTACATTATGATATTTTTGTTATATAATACTCCTATCAGTTAAATATAGGAACTTACATTATGGAAACAATTCAATTTCAAGAATTATCATCAAATCAAAATTTGTTAACATTCTTACAACCTGAAAAGATTGAAAAAGAGAGCGAGAAAGCGCTCTGTTTTAATTTAAAGGGAGATCTATTATGGTTTCCTAAAGCAGCTTTAAAATTAGATGCTGATGGTTGTTGGATTGTACAAAAGTGGTTTAAATTTTGTGATAGACAATTTGATATATTTGTCAAGCACTGTTTTAATCCAGGAGTCTAATATGTCTACTATAAATGAACCTATAGTAATAGATGCTAAGATGCTTGCTCGTTTTAAAATATTTAGAGCAGCCTCTATAGCAATAATATTAAATTGCTTAGTTGTTCTTTATGTCCAATTTAGTAAGGAAGTACCAACTAAAGAGATATTTAAGGATAAAATCGTATATAAGGAATCATTTGTTCCAACTAAAGTGCATCTAACTAGAGAAGAACTAGTTGATTTAGATTGTTTGGCACTAAACATTTATCATGAAGCTAGAGGTGAAACTCTATTTGGTAAAATGATGGTCGGATTTGTTTCAAAGAATCGTGTTGCCAGCGAGAATTTTCCTAATACATATTGTGAGGTCATTTATCAAAAGAAAGGCAAGACGGCCCAATTTAGCTGGATTAATGACGGTAAGTCGGATTCTGTTCATGATAAAGAATCCTGGTATAACTCCCTTGAAATAGCTTATGATATTATACATAAACAGGAAAAAGATTTATCAGAGGGTGCTCTATATTATCATAAAAATGATAAAAAGACTAAATTTACAAACACACATTACTCTAATATTAAAAAGATTGGCGTAATTGGAAAACATGTAGTTTTTAAACCGAAGGATTAAATTATGTTATCAGCAATAAAAGCATTTAATATGTCTACAAGAGGCAAAACTATAGATGATATAATGAAAACTATAGAAGATAAAATTGTTATAGAAGCTAGTAATAAGAATTTTAGAGCAATATTTAATAATTGTCAAGAATTTAGAGATCCAATAGTTTTTCGATTGAAATCTTTAGGATATAATGTTAAAAAATTTGGAAAAACAAGTATAGAAATAAGTTGGTCAAATGACCCTAAGGAAATATTATGAAAATTTTGATTATTGATTCGTTTGGCTCATCTAAAATTGTTGAATCACAAAGTGTGCCATCCATAGGCCATACAATAAATTTAGGTTATGTTCCTTGTCCAAAAGTTAGAGATGTTGTGTGGTTTCCTTTAGAATCAACAATTAAAAATCTTTTAGGTGAAAGTAACTATGAATTTATAGATGTTTTGGTATTTGCATATGACTAATATTTACGCCATTGAGGAAAACAAACAACTGTATCGCGATGCCACCATATAAAAAGGTAGAAAATGAAGAACTTTAAAGACTTAGTAGACAATATGGAAAGTTTTGTAGGTAAAACTATTATCAATATGGATATGGGAATGTCCGCTGAATGTATTATAGATAAAGTTTCATCTGGTTCCACAATGGAAGATCAAAACTTATACTTTCATTTTAAAAGTGGAGAAAAATGGGATCATTGGTCTTTACATCCTTCTCATACAACAGTTTCTCCTGAAGGGTTCTTAGGATTTGAAGAACCCCATATAGCAATTAATTCTACATATACAGGAAAATTTGTTATTCTTTTATAGTTGTAAACAAGATCCTATTTTATTTTTTAAATTTCTAAATAGAATGTTTTCATGTATTTTATCATAATCCTCTATAGCCAATTTAG